AAGAACACACCAACAAAACCGGAGGAACCCGAAATGACCACCATCAAGAAGCTCTCCGCCCTGAACGTCGCCGCCATCAACGAGACCATGCTGACCGGCGTCACCACCACCGCCACCACCGCCACCTTCACCGGGACCGTCGCCGAGGCCATCGCCCTCGTCGAGCAGACCATCGGCCAGCTCGGCGGCGGAAACGCCCACCCGCGCGGCTCCCTCCACGCCGTCCTCCGCAAGCTGAACAAGCTGGCCGAGACCGAGACCACCACCACCGAGCCGGAGTTCCCGACCATGGCGATCAGCCCCGAGGAGTTCGCCAAGGCCATCCTGGACGAGATCCACGCCGACACCGACCCGCAGGCCGTGACCGCCGAGACCGTGGTCCTGCCCGAGGGCATCACCGAGACCCCGGCGCTGCGCCCCGTGTACGCCGCCATCCTGAACGCCGGGTCCGGCACCGCGAAGGACATCGTGGACGCGACCGGGATCATCCTCCCCAAGGTCAGGGTCGCGCTAAACACCCTGAAGGCGGCCGGTCTGGTCACCGGCACCGAGCAGGGCAAGCCGGGTCAGGCCGTGGTGTGGTTCGCCGGGATCAACGCCGCCATGGTCGCCGACCAGATCGAGCAGGCCATGGACGAGATCGCCGCGCAGGACGCCGACGCGGCGGCCGGTGCCGAGATCGACGAGGCCGTTGAGTCCACCGGTCACCTGCCCGGCAACGACGAGCCGGAGGCCGGTTGGAACAGCATGAACGACGACAACGAGGACCCGCAGCCGACCGACGACGACAGCGACAACGCCCCGGCGGACGACGACGAGGACGACACCCCGGCCGCGACCGTGGACGCCCCGGTGGTCGAGACGGCGAAGCCCCGGCGAGTGCGTCTGCTGGCGGCGTACCGCAACGACCCGGCCCCGTCCGCCGGTGGCGGCAAGGGCAAGCAGATGGGCCCGATCCTGGAGCACCTGATGGCGAACCCCGGTGTCGAGTTCACCGTCCGCGAGACGCAGAACGCGCTGGGGCTGCCGGACTACCCGTCCGCTGCGCACGAGCGCCTGGCTGCCGACCCGTCCACCGGTGTGACCCGCGTGAACCACGGCAACCGCAAGAAGTTCGTGTACAACCCGGTTGCCCCGGTCGCCGCCCCGGCCGCTGAGTAACACCGGACCGCACCGCGCAGGGCCCCTAGGCACCGTCTAGGGGCCCTGCGCACGTGTGTGGGTGTAGTTGTCCCCGGCCGGTCCGTGGGCCCGTCAGCGTGGCTGTACGGGCGTCGGGGACATTTTCTAATTGATTCCTGTACCGGCTCGACAACCCCCCACGCCCCGCGTAACGTATGTCCTGTCGGTACACGCCGTACCGAACACCAAGGCTCACAACCCGGAGGAAATCATGAGCCACGAGATCGAAGTCTTCGCCGACGCCGCCGCCTTCTTCACCGCCCGCCAGCCCGCATGGCACGGACTCGGAACCGTCACCGACGGCGCCCTGACCGCCGAGGACGCCCTGAAGGTCGCCCACCTCGCCTCCTGGAACCTGCGCATGGTCCCGGACGTCGCGCTGGTCGAGGAAAACTTCGTCCCCGTCGAGGGCTTCGCCCGCGTCGTCCGCGACAACCCCTGGACCGAGGGCAAGATCGACGTCCTCGGCCACGTGTCCAGCAACTACGGCCTGGTGTCCAACGAGCAGGCGTTCGCATTCCTGGACGCGTTCAAGGACCTCGGCGGCGCCAAGTTCGAAACCGCCGGTTCGATCAACAACGGCCGCCGGGTGTTCGTCACCATGGAGATGCCGAGCGAGACGCTGGTGGCCGGTGGCGACCGGATCCAGATGTACACGCTGATCACGACCAGCCACGACGGCACCGCGCCGGTCGAGGCCCTGATCACGCCGGTCCGGGTCGTCTGCCAGAACACGCTGAACATGGCCCTGCGGAACCACGTGCGCCGGGTGAAGGTCCGCCACACCGCCAAGGTCAACGAGCGTCTGGCCGAGGCCGCGCGGGTGCTGGGCGCCGTCGGCGAGTACGAGGCCGCGTTCGTGTCCGCGTGTGACCGGCTGGCGGCGAAGAAGCTGGCGTCGGCGGACGTCGAGGACTTCCTGGCGGCGCTGTTCCCGATCAAGGACGAGCCGGGTGTGGCGCAGCAGGTGATCACGCGGGCCGAGAACAAGCGGGACGAGGTCCGGGCCCTGATCCAGTTCTCCCCGAACATCCCGGCGGAGCTGCGGAACACCGCCTACGGCGCGTGGCAGGGTTACACCGAGTGGAAGGACTGGGCGTCCCCGGCGAACGGTAGCGAGGCGGACAAGACGATCCGGCGCGCGATCCGGAACAACCTGGACGACAACGGGGCGGACGCCACGACGAAGGCGTACAACATCCTCGTCGGTATCTGATCCCTGAGCCGCACGTTAAACCCCCCGGACATCACGTCCGGGGGGTTTACGGTGTTCAGGGTGTCGGGTACGATACCAACATCACCAACGCCACAGGAGGCAGTATGCCGACCACCCGCAAGCCCCGCCCGCCAAAGCCGAAGACGGTATGGCAGGGGAAGCTCTGCTCCGTCTTCGAGATCGCGCAACTGATGGGCGTGTCCAAGGGCCGGGTGTCCCAGTACGCCGACGCCGCGTGGTTCCCCCCGCCGGTGGACACGCTCCAGTCGGGCCGCGTGTGGTCGTACCCGGTGGTTGTGGCCGCATGGACGGCACACCGCACCGAGATGGAACGCCACCGCCCGCCCACCGAATTCGCTGCCGCCGACAACGCCCCGGAGGAAACGCCATGATGCCCGCCCCCACCATCCCCACAACGGTCTGTACGGCCCCCGAATGCGACGACGTGGCTGAGGCGTACGACGACCGCTGCGCGGCCCACAACGGCCCGGACACGGGCACCTGCACCTACGTGTACAACCTCGGCCGGTTCGACGAGCCGCCGGAGGGCTGCGACGAGGACGCCGAACCGGGAACGGACCGGTGTTCGCTGCATACCGATGACGTGCTCGGGGAAGACGACGAGGACGGGCACGACTACTACGAGGACTAGCCGAGGTCCCGTGTAAATCCCGGAGGAATCATGGACACCCTGATCAACTGCCCGATCTGCAACGGCAGCCGTGTACGCGCCGTCATGATAGAGATCAACGGGGTGGTGGACGAGACCGCGACCCGGCCGTGTGAAACCTGCCTAGGGGACGGCATGGTGTGGCTGACGGCCGGGGGGCTGGTGCCGTGGGCCGCGCGCCGGTTTCCGGCCCGCACAGCCGCCTGACAGCGCATAAACGAACCCCCCGGACACCGATGGTGCCGGGGGGTTCGTGCGCGCCCGTGACCCGGAGGAGAACCACATAGCGCGTCTCTCTGCCCCCGTTCGCCGAAACGGGGGCAGAACCTCGGTTACATCCCTCTTCCCGGGATCATCCTATGGCGTGCAGCTCCTCCAGCACAGCGGCGGCGGTCATGTCGCCGGTGACCAGGCCCTTGCCCAGTCGGCGGACGGCCGCCGACCGGAACCCCATGGCCTCGGCCACGCCGTCCAGTTCGGCCATGAACGCGTGCATGTCCATGAGGGACGCGGCCACGATGTCGTTGAGGTCGTCGATGACCTTGCGGGGTTCGGCGCGCATCTCGTTTCGGAGCACGTCGAACTGCCGCTTGTACGCGTGGCCGACCACCTGTGCGGCGACGGTCCCGATCTCGGTCTGTTCGGCCGGGGTCGGGGGTGCGGCGGCGGCGGGGGGTGCGGAGATGCCGGGGCGCCAGAGGGGGAGGTCGTGGACGTTCTCGGGACGGTTGCTGGTCCGCATGGCGTCACGGAGGGCGGGGAGAGGGGTGACGACGGTGGGGCTGGCGTCGGGGTTGGGCATGGTGACGGTGATCTCGGACCCGTTGGGGTATGTGCGGGGTCCGCGTTGGTTGCTCATTGGTCCTCCGGTAATAGGTGCAGCCCTGTCGGGGGGAGGGTGACAGGGCTGCGGGGTGGTTCCCGCTGTGCTGCGGGTACTGGGCATGATGGTACAGCATTTACGATACTGACGGCAGGGGACTGTACGGCGTTTAGGGTTTGCGATACGATGCCGCTGGTAGATGTAGGAACGACACCCCGGAGGAACGCATGATCGTCTACAGCAACCTGCACGCCACCAACCTCGTCAAGGCGGGCATCCAGTGGGCCAACACCAAGTTCGGTCCCGAGTGGGTGTGGAAGATCGACCCCGCAAAGCTCAACATCGGCGACGGTCACTCCTGCTTCTTCGGTCAGGCATACGCCCACGAGGCCAAGGCCGCCGGATACGTGGACGGGTGGCACTACGCCGTGTCCAGCCGGATCATCGCGTGGGAAACAGCGTACGAGCTGGGTTTCTCGGTGAAGTACCGCCCCGGGGGCAGCGACGAGTGGACGACGAACGTCCGCACCCTCAACGCCGCGTGGCGCGCCCAGATCGCGATGCTCCGGCAGTCCGTGCCCCAGCCGACCACTGTTTGACCGCAACCCCGGTGCGCCGCCTGTCTGGGCGGCGCACCATCGTTTCGTGGAGAGGAGCAGATGATGGCTGGCAGGCACGGGCGCGCCAAACAGTTTCCAGTGGGTAATTGTTTCGTGTGCACGTTTCCCGTGGACGTGGCCGAGGCCACGATCGTGCGTCCCGGCGAGTTGCCGTTCGGGCCGCCGATGCATGACGAGTGCTACCGGGCGGATCTGATCGTGTTCGGGTCGGACGAACCGGCGGGGGCCGAGGGTGAGTAGGTTCAGGCGTCGTCGGTTCAAGGCGTTGTTGGATCGGGAGAACACGCCCCGCGCGACCACATGCCGGTCACCGGGTAAGCGGAATCAGTTCGCGACGGTGGAGGCTGCGAAGGCCAAGGCTGCGTGGTTGGAGTCGCGACGGGGTGTGCCGTTCTATGTGTATCCGTGTGATTGTGGTTGGTTGCATTTGACCCGGCGTCATGGTCGGAACGTTCTGTAGCCACATCCCCCGAACCACTAGACACCGTTTAGGGCCCTGCGATACGATCCCCGCATCGGAACAACACGAACCCGGAGGCGCCCGACATGCAGGAGATCAAAGACCTCAAGACCCGCACCGACAAGAAGGAGTGGGCACAGGACATGCTGTTGGACGGCATTTCCAAAGTCCTCGGATACTGGCAGGAAAACATGTCCGACGCGGAACGGGAACTGTTGAGCGTCGCCGACGTCAACGAGATACACGACCTGATGCAGGCGCAGGCGGACCGGGTCGCGAAGCTGTTCGGATACGACGGCGCGTGGACCAGCTAGAACCATCGGCCGGGCAACCGGCTTGATGTGCCGAGCGTGTGACGGCTACACGGCCCCGACGGGGGCGACCCGGGTTCGAATCCCGGCGGCACAGCGCAGCACCACCCGATGTGAGGAGGCGATATATGCGGAACGGCGCGCCCATGATGGGACGTCACGCACCAAACCGTGGCCCGGCGTGTCAGGACGCGGCCCGGGGCTGCCGGTGTTTCTGGTTTGGCGGCCCGTCCACCAAGCAGACATCAAAGCGGGTCGTTAAACGCCGGGAGCAGCGCAACACCCGCCGAATGATCGTGGAGGAGATCAACAAATGAGTAGCATCACCAACCCCGTCATGGACGCCATCGTGGGTTTCTTCACCGAAGACCCGTGGGCGTTCGACAGCGAGGACTTCTGGCGGCGCATCGCCAGCAACGCCGACTACGCCACCACCGGCCGCGCCGCACTCGCGTTCCTGGAGGACAAGCTGGAGCCGTTCGCCGACGCCATGTCGGCGCCGCACAGCCGCGACGAGTGGGGGTTCACCGAACTCCTCCAGAACATCCTCCGGGACTTCCCCGCCGAGTGGGTCACCCCGTTCGGGGAGGCCCTCGACGGCGCCCTAGCCCAGTACGCCCGCAAGAACTAGCACCAACCCCCGGTCCGCCGGGGACATGCCGCTATAGCTCAGTTGGTAGAGCAGCCACTTTATAAATGGCTAGGTCGCGGGTTCGAGCCCTGCTAGCGGTACCGACGACGGGTCACCGTGACCCGTCGTGAACCGGAGGAGATATGAACTACGCAGGTGAAGACCGCAGCGGGTACGAGGCCCGGCGGTTGCAGGCGCGTCAGTTGCAGGCACGGCGCGACCGCAACCGGATGATCAAGTTGTGGGGCGGCGCGGCTGCCGTCGTGGTCGCGATCGCTGTTGTGATCGCGCTGGTGTGGACCATGTACATGAACTCCACCCGCGAGGTCACCGTCAAGATCAACAAGACCGGCCAGACCTGCACCAACGGCTCGTCCTGCACCAACCTGGTGTACACGTCCGGCGGCACGTTCAAAAACTCGGACTCCCTGTTGGCCGGGAAGTTCAACAGCTCCGACGTCACCGGCTCCCTGTGCCCCGGCGGCGTGTACAAGCTGAAGGTGCGCGGCTACCGCAACGGGCTACTGTCCATGTGGCCGAACATCCTCCAGGTGGAGGCTGTGGTCACGCCGCCCCCGGCCGGGTCCGGCTGCACCAACAACTAGCGTCACCGCCCCGGCGCGCCGACGCCGGGGCACCGCTTCCGTACCTCAGTGGACAGAGGACCGGGTTACCTACCGGGAAGACGCGGGTTCGAATCCCGTCGGAAGCACAGCGGCCCTAACCGGGGGCCGAGACCGGAGGACGACATGACCGACAACCAGACGAAGCCCTACGCGCCGGTGACGGCGCCGGACGCCCGCAGCGGCGGGTTCCAGGTGCGTACGCCGCTGGTGTTGACGGCGGACGTGTGGCCGGAGCATGAGACGACGGACGACGCGTCCACGCCCATCACCGGGTGGCAGGTGGAACACAGCATCAACGGCTACTCCCTCGGGTTCGACGAGTCGCGGACGGAACCCGACGGCGACCAGATCACGAAGATGCAGAAGGCCATCGTGATTGCGCTGCGGGACCTGATCGCCGGTGTGCTGGAGGCGGACTGATGGCCACCCAAGCGACCATCCGTGTCCGCACCACGTTCAACCGGCACCAGTTGGCGGCGCTGATGCGGGACGGCGGCGAGATCTACTTCGACGAGGCCGCCACCCGTCAGCGCCCGGCCAACAGCTTCGAACACTGCCGGTTGGGTTCCGGTAACGACTACAACCCCCGGGAGGTCCGTGGCGCCGTGTGCGCCGCCATGCGTGCCTACGGGGAACGGTCGGTGGAATGCGGCCCGCAGGCCGGATGGGACAGCGACACGCAGGAGGCGTGGTACGTGCGGCAGGTGTGTTTGGCCTACGGGCTGGACATGGACGACTAGCACAGCCCCCGGCTACGGCCGGGGTAGGGCCCCCATAGCCCAACGGTAGAGGCTGACGGCTTAAAACCGTCGAGATGCCGGTTCGAATCCGGCTGGGGGCACGGCACGCGCGGCAGTGATCCCGGGGTTCTGCTTGTCCCACGGGTTCCGCTGTTCCAGCAGCGTAGGTGGCTGCCGCGCGTGTCCCACACATCAACGACCGGAGGAAACACATGGACGCGCAACAGAAGAAGTGGCACCTGCTCGGCACGTTCTACCTGATCAAGGCCAACCCGTCGATGTGGGACCAGCGGACGTGGGGGCGGAAGAGCGTGTGCCGGACTACGGCCTGCATCGCCGGGCACGGGGTTCTCCTCGCCGGGGGTGACCTCATCTACAACCTGACGGCGCAACAGAGCATCATCGCGGACGACGTCGTGGTGTCGTCGCTGCCGGAGGCCATCCGCCGGGAGGCGATGGTGATCGACCACACGTTCGAGACCAGCGGCAACAACGGCAAGGCTGTGAACGCGGTCGGTATCGAGTACGCGGCGGCGGCGCTGTTCGGGATTACGTCGTGGCAGGCGAACGACATGTTCAACTCCAGCAACACCATGGAGGATCTGGAGGCGATGGTCATGGCCATCGTCAACGACGCCCCGTGGCCGAACGGATGAGCGGGGACGCCGACGGCGGCGAGACCATCACGATCCGCAAGGACTTCGGGATCTTCATGGCCAAGCTGTACGAGCAGTCGGCGCGTGACGTGCAGTGGACCACCAACCAGATCATCGAGGGGCTGACGGACCGGGCGGAGCGTGCTGAGGCGACGTTGGAGGCGGTGCGGTTCGTGGTTGGGTCGTTGATGGCCGGTGACTTCATGCCGACGTCGGCGGCGGTCATCCGGGCGTTGTATCCGTCGGAGGCCATGGTGAAACGGCTGACGGATGAGCTGGCGTTGCCGTAGGGAATGTTGGTCGGACCGTCCCCATACCCTAGACACCGTTTAGGGTATGGGCTTACGATGTTCCTATCGGAACCGCGACGAACCGGAGGACACCATGACCACCACCGACTACACCCCCGCCACGGACAAGCAGATCAACACCCTCTTCAACCTCGCCGTCCAGATGGGCTGGCACAAGCCGGAGGACAAGGCCGACTTCATCAAGAAGATCTGGGCCGGAATCGCCGAACAGGACCAGCAGACCAGCCGCCGCGTGGTCAGCGACCTCATCAGCGCCACCATCGAACTGGTCAAGAAGCAGCGCACCGGCACCGACACCGCCCGCATCGTCCGCCCCGCCGCCACCCCCGACGTCCCCGCCGGTCACTACGCGCTGGTGAACAGCAACGACGGCAAGACCTACTTCTTCAAGGTGGACCGGCCGACCGAGGGCCGCTGGGCCGGATACACGTTCGTCAAGCGGATCAGCGGCGACAACGAGCTGCGGGTGGACCGCGCCGAGTCCCGGCAGATCCTGGCAGGTATCGCCCGGAACCCGCTGGAGGCTGCGGTCCGCTACGGCCACGAGAAGGGCGTGTGCAGCGTCTGCCACCGGGGCCTGACCGATGAGACGTCGCGGACGCTGGGCATCGGCCCGGTGTGCCTGAAGAAGTACTTCGGTGACGGCGCCGAGGACGCGGCGTGGAAGATCGCGTTCGCCCGGCGTGAGGCCGAGCAGGAGCGGGCCGCGTACATGGCGGAGATGAACGACGGCGAGTTCTGACCGAGCCTAGGGCGTCCCGGAAACGGGGCCGGGACGCCCTAAGTCCGATCACGGACACCCCAACCGGAAAGGAACCACGACCATGACCGCACGACCGGCCCGGGACCCCAACCTGTCCATCACCACCGACGCCGTGTTGAACCCGCCCACGTGGGCGCTCAGCACCGAACACCGCAGGATGCGGGACAAGGTGTGGACGTCATATGTCCGCGCCATCTACGACCACAACGCGGCCCGCGCGCTGGACCGCCTGGACCTCCTGTTCAGCCTCGACCACGGCGGCTACGACATGTACGACGAGCAGTTCACGACGGTGGACCGCGACGAGTACAAGGCCGCTACCCGCAACACCGCCGTGGCGGAGATCGCCGCGCTGTGGCCGAAGTGGACCGACCGGTGATCATCCACCTGACGTGGATGACACCGGTGTGGGTCCTCGCCGTAATCGGGGCGCTGTTCGTCCTGTACATCATCATCGCATTCATCATCGTGTTGCTTTTCTGGGGCGACTGAACACCCCCGGCGGGAGCCGGGACCTGCGGGTCCCGGGGCCCCCCGTAGGTGGTCAACCGGCTACCGAACCCCAACAGAAGGGAGCACACATGATCCATCGCCTATGGACGTGGTACGTGGACGCCTGCGTGGTCGGCGTGTCCGCGTTCATCGGGTCCGTGATCGGTTTCGGTGCCTACGCGTATTGGCGGCTGGCTACCAAGGGCGACGAGTAGAACGCCCGTGGAAGCTGCCATCATCGCGTCGGCGGTCGTCGCGGACGTAATCATGGGCACGTTGACCGGCCGCTACGTGTACGGCCGCCTGCGTGCCATGGCCATCCGTGACTTCGGCCTGAACTGGGTCGAGGCTGACGACGACGCGTTCTGGATCGTCGGGGTGGCAACCCTGTTGTCGTTCCTGGTGTGGCCCGTCGCGCTGGTCCTCTGCGGGATGTTCGTCAACCCGCCGAAAACCCCGAAGGAGATCGAGGCCGAACGGGACCGGCTGGCCGCGCAACTCAAGAAAATGGAAACCGACGCCGGGCTGTGACCCGGGACTACGGAGGAAACATGAAGGCAGACCTGATCGACAACGTGTACGGGTTCAACGCGTACGGGTCGTACATGATCGACCAGTACTGGTGGATCGTCGAGGACAACGGCCACCCCAAGGACGGCGTGCTGTTGCAGGTGTCGGTTCGGTACAACCGGAACGACGAGTACGCGTCCCACGCCATGGCCACGTTCATCGACGACGACACCGCGAAGATGACGGACATCAACTTCGTGGCGCCCGAGTCGGTGTGGATGGAGGTCGTCGTCGGCGCCGAGCCGACGCGGACCCACCCGGAGCCGACGGAGGCGTTCACGGCCGTCATCCGGGGCCTCGTGGACCGCGCCACGTCCATCGCCGCCCTGTACGCGTAGCCGGGTGCCCGTGGCCCCCGGGACGCTGTTCCGGGGGCTGTGGGGACCGGGAAAGACCCGGCAGGAGGGAATGGCATGGGCAAGAAGGAGAAGAAGCCGATCGGTATTGCCGGGGGTGCTGTGCGCGGCGCTATCGCGGCCCCCGTCGGCGCCGCTGTGATCAAGGTGTTGGGTGTCCTGATCGGCAGCAAGAAGTAACACCGCACGCCGCCCCGGTCGCACCCGGGGCGGCCCACTATCCGGAGGAAGCTGTGTACAGCATCACCGTTACGTCGCCGCCGTTTAAGGAACCGGTCGAGCTGAAGGCGCGTGACAGCAAGGAACTGATCCTCACCGTGTTGACGGTGCTGGGCGCGTGCTGGGACTGGTCCGTGAACCGGGGTGACATCCGCTCCATCGTCCACCGGCATTACGACCACTGGTTGAACGGCATCGCTGGCCGTCTGACGTTCCCCCACACCATCGACATCGACACCGTGAAGATCGTCGTCGCAGGGGAGGAGGATAAGTGACTGCCGAAATCCAGATCATGAACCGTCCGGCCGCGTGGATCGCGGTGGGAACGGTCGTCGGGTTGCCGTTGGCGGCGTGGGGCGTGTACGCCGGGATCATGTGCGCCGTCCACGCGGACCACACGAAACTGTTGCACCAGGGCCACGGAATCAAGTACACGCTGACGGACTGCACGGCCGCACCTGGCAAGTCCGGAACCCTGTGGACGGCAACCATGACGTTCCACAACACCAACCGTGACCAGGCCAATGGCTACGGCGTTCAGGTGCAGTTCATCAGCGACGGCGCGCCGGTCGCGTGGACCCGTGTCACCGACATCCCCGACATGGCCGCAGGCGACGCTGTGACGGTCCGTCCGTCGGCGGACGTCAACGTGTCAGGGGTCGCGTCGGTAGCGTGCACAGCATCGTTCTACAGGGGCGGTGACCCCATCGGGGCGACGTCGCCGCAGCCGGTGGGGTGACGGCCGTGGACGGGATCAACATCGACGCGAGGACGGTGGGGTGTATCCATGAGCGCGTGGGGTGAGGGGTCGGCGCGGGAAGCCGCCTATGACCTGATCGACGAGGCTATTCGGGATTTGCAGCGGCGTTCCCTGGACGAGTTCCGGTACCTGCTGGCTGGCCGCGACGACATCGGGTCGGTCCGGGACGAGATCGGGAACCTGCGCGTCGGGTTGCAGCAGCAGCGCGAATCGGAGTCGTTCCCGTGGGACCGGGTGCGGCTGGACGCGGTGTTCGTTCACTCCCGGTACCTGTCGGCCGACCGGCAGCCGGAGAAATGCCGTATCTACAAGTTGACGTACTCGCCGGATCGGGCAATCGAGAAGGTGTTTTACGAGGTCGGGGGCCCGGCCGGGGACCAGGTGTACAACCTGGCGGCGGAGTTCCCGGCGGCGGTGAAGGCTTGGGCGTAGGCTGCCCGGCATCCGCTGCTAACGACACGAACCCCCGGCGACGATGCCGGGGGTTCGCTGTGTCTTCTACACCTTGCCGACGTACGCCTCGTCCACCTGCCGCCGGTCGTACATGTCCAGGTACACGTTGGGGATACGGCCCCGGCTGCCGATCTGGATGTTGTTGGCCCACAGCCACTTCCGGACGTCGTGGGTGTTGCGGGCCACCCGCACCCCCGGCGACAGCGGGCCCGGCGTTTCGGGGCCGTCCACGGCCGCGTCCACGTACTTCCGCAGCAGTTCCCGGAACTCTTTCTCGTTCTCCGGGGACAGGTCAACGGAATACCAGCGGTCGTCGAGGCCAAAGCGGATGCTGGACGCGCCCTCGCTGCCGTCGAGGTCGTCGAGGATGGTGACGCTGTGCCGGTGGGCCATTTGTGTGCCTTTCAGTTGGGACAGGGGTTGTGATTCTACGGGGCGCCGAAAACGGATTCCCGGGGCGGCCCGGCAGCCTCGAACAGGGCGCGGACCGCTGCGTCTTCCGGCTTGTCATCGCCGATGATCTTCGTCATCCAGCGGTTCATCGGCCGGGTCCCGCGTTTCCGGGACGCGAACAGTTCCGGCAGGAAGTACAGAACACCGTTGCCGATGTCGGCCAAGTCTTTGAGGCACTGATCCAGCGCGGGAATGTCTGCCGGGTCGATGGGTTCGGCGTCGGCGGTGCCCCACGCGAACGTGTCGGAACACATCGCGGAGAAGAACACGCGGCCGTCGCGGACGTGCCAGATCACACCCTCGTGGCAGTCGGCGTCGGAGAACGCACGCAGCACCGCCAGCGCGTACAGGGCATGCTCGCGGTCGGTGAGTCCGTAGTGTTCGGTCATTGTTCCTCCGGTCGTACAGTTCGGGTCATCGTGTAGTCGGCGTTGAGGATGAACCAGCCGTTGTGGCGTTTGATCGGCACGGTGGCCGGGTTGCCGCTGCGGGGCACGATCCAGCCGGTTGCCACGGCAGCGTCCCGGAACTTCTCCACCGACGTGTGGCAGCCGCCGGGGGTGGTCGCTGATCCGCACAACAGCACTAGGTTACTGGGGCTGTTCGCCGCCGGGTCGGTTGTACCACCCATTCCACGGGGTTTCCGGTGGTGGATGCTGTAGTCACCCCGGATGGCCTGTCCGCAGCGTTCACAGACGCCGTGGGCCCGTTCTACGACCCCTTTCCGGACTGCGGTCGTGGGGCCGGTGTTGCGGGGTGCCCGTTTGGTCGGCTGGCCGCGTTTCAGCGACCTGACCTCCGACATGCCGCGATTAGCTACTAGCGGTGTCTTACGGGTCAGTGGGGTGCGTTTCACCGTTCCATCCAATCCATGACCGCGTCCCAGCCGTCCTCGACTACACGCCACCAGCGGGGGAGTGTGTATATGGCGTATGTGAATCCGGTGCAGGCGCCGACGATGAGCAGGGTCCACCACATGCCCATGTGGATGAGCATGCGGATCAGGTACCCGGCCGCGCGACCAATCGCCCGGGACTCGCCGGGGGTCAGTCGCGCGGCCACTAGTCGCCTGGTCCGGAGCGCAGGGCTGCGCGGCAGGCGTCTATGTGCTGCTGGATGCGTTCGGGGCTGAGGGAGCGGGCCCGGACGTCGTCGGCGTAGCGGTTGACGTCGTCGTTGTCTTTCAGGATCACGTCGTCATCGGCTGCCAGCGGTAGCCGCTGCCATGCGGGGATGGGGGTGCGCCAGCCCTTGCGGCGGAGTTCGCGGACGATGGTGGCGGCGCGGTAGTCAGCTGCGGGAATGGACCACGTCTCGAACTGCGCCACGAGGTCGTTGCGCAGGTTAGCCCATCGCGCTTCCTCAGTGAGGGTAGTCATCGGGGATCCCTTCGTGGCGGCGGTAGTACTGAATGAGCTGGTTGAACTCATTCATGTGCCGCGCTTTCAACTCGGCTAGTGCCGCGTATTTGGCGCGGTCGGCTGCCCGTCGCATTTCCAACCGGTCCGGATTATTACGGTAGAACTCTCGGATACGGCTTGTCTCGTTGTCAAGGTATTCAATGCCGCCGGACTTGACTTTCTCTACCCGGCGCTGCCGCATGTTCTCCTTGTGGCACTCCTTGCATTCGCGGCGATAGCGGATGCGTGGGGCGTCGGAGGCTGCCTGTCCGGGCTTGGGGCGGTCCCGTTGGAAGTGGAACTCGGTAAGGAGTTTTTCCTTCTGGCAGCGCTTGCAGACTTGGGTTCCCGGGGAAATCCCTGTGGCGGTGGTAATGGTTTCAGCGGTCATGAGGTATCCCGTGTTTCTGTGGTCTCCCCCACTTGATCCCTAGAGTATCGGATACCCGTTTCACGCGGCAACGAATCGTACTGGCGGAACAATACGACAATCGTTTACGTGGCGTACACCACAGGGGCCGCCAGGAACGCCGTCAGCGCCCGGTGGGCGTCCGTGCGGTCCGACACCCACGCCGGGGTCCACGGGGCCGTGTACGGCGCCGTGGGGACCTGTCCGGCGCGCACCACGGCCGCGCGGTCCCGGCGGCGTTCGGTACACCCGGCACAGCGGCCGGTGATCCGGTCGCCGTCCCACAGGTCGCCGTCCTCGCAGCGGGGATCAGCGCAGCCGTAGTGACGCCGCTCGATCGCATGCCAGCACCAGCCGAACGCGGACCGGATCCGGCCGCCGGTCGCGGTCCACCAGCGGCGGACGCGGGCAGCCAGCCGGGCCGGGCTGATGCCGTCGCGGGTGAGGGTTTCGGCGGCGATGGCGGCTAGTCGGCGGCGTTGGGTGCGGGTGAGGCGGGTGGTGATGTCGGCGGGGATGATCGTTTCCCGTTCCGCGTCAGCGCGTTGACCTACGTAACGATCTTCGACTACGTCGGGACGGGAGAGATCTGGAGTACAGGTATCAGGGGTTTGATGTGTCCGGGGGGACGCGGGGTGTTGTTCTGGAGTATACGTAAATTTGCAGGTCACAGCGTTTTGATCGTCGTCGGTCCAGACAGCCGATTCCGGGTCCCGTGCACGTTCCACATGGACCGGCAACGGGTGGTCCGGGATCCCGGCCAGCCGGTAAACGACAACATCACGCCGTTGGTCATCTGCCTGATGGTTGGTCTTGATCGACCCGTCCTGACGGATCAGCAGCAGCGCCCGCAGACGCCGCAACGCCTTCTCGACCGTGGCCCGGCTGACACCCGCCCACTTGCGCAGATGATCGATGGACCAGCGGAACCCGTCCCACGTCCGATGCTCGGTGTTGCTGGCGATCACCGACAGGACAGCGGTTTCGGAGGGGGTGAGAAGTGTTTGGCTGACCGCCTGAACCCATGTGTCGGTGGAGCGGTTGTGGCCAAGACGCACATTCCGTGTCACACTGGACCACGGTTTGACGTGCGGGAACGCGGTAATAACAGGTGGCGGGTTGTCCGGGCCACCCATTATGTGTATCGTAATTCCCAACGTTTGACGCCGTTCAGCTAGACGCCGTATACCGGATTCGTCGCCAAAACTTAGGCCGGTGCACAGCGTGTCTTGTCTTACGTGGGCGTCGTGATCCCCCCAAATCCCTAAAGGACCCGGGGGGATCACCCCGCCATCTGGTGATCCACTACATTACGCGGTCCCCCACCGTTTGTCGATCAGTCAGGCGGGTGATAAAAACTTTGGGATAATAGGAAGATCCGACGGGCGCCACACCACGGCCTCAACACCACAGGTGACAAGCACCCGGATCCACCAATCCTGCTCCGGAGTCAGCTTACCCCGAGCCGTTTTCAACTCCGCAAAAACCAGCCGACGCTGACCCTCATGCAACATGATCAAATCCGGGCAGCCCCGGGCAGACGTCCGGCGGGAGTCATACACGTGGTACACCACCCACCCGTACATCTTTGCCACACCCATGACAACCGTCTGAAACTCAGCCTCAGTCACGGCACCACCGACGGACCCACCGCCGTAGCCGCCACGCTGCGGCGCGTTCCGCAGGCCACGCGGTCCAACCACCCGGCATCGAACACGGTGCGCCACACGGCGCTGTGGGACGCCGTGCCGCCGGTCATCGGCAACCACGCTGTCGGCGCCACCACAGTGCCGTACGTCAACTCATACTTATCAGGCGTCCACGACCACACCGGCGTGACCGCCGTGCCGTACGTCGGCGCGTACCGCTCATCGGTCAACGACACCCAGTAGCCAGACGGCGTGTAATACCCGAACGTCCGACCAGACACTACGCCGGGGCCTCCTCGCCGCTGCCCTTACACCGTGCCTGAAACGGCAGATTCCCGGGCAGCCCATCACCATGGACACGGAAACGCCCGGCTGCGGTCACAATAATCGACCGGCCGCACACCGGGCATACCGCCCTCATGCCGTGTCCTCGGTCTGCATGCCGCGCGGCGCGCCGATGAAATGACCCATGTAGGCGAGGACCATCGAAATCACCTCCGACGCCACCGGCCAGTCCTCCCGATCCCGTACCGGCTGCCATGCGCCGACGGCCCGGTGGTGTGACCGGTCCAACATGCCGTACATCACGTCGCAGAACACGACCCGCGACCCCGGTTCGTCCACATCCAGTGTCGGCACGTCGGAGGTGATCTGGTTGACAACCCATCGCACATAGTCCTCGCCGCGTTCCTGGATTGTGTATTGGAACCACAGGTACATGGTGTCGAGGAGGATGTCGGCGTGGTCTATCCACGCGCCGTATGCGACGTCGGAGAACGTGTCCATGTCTCCGTCGTCGTAGCAGTTGAGGAGGTCACGGCCCAAGGCCATGACAACGGCTGTACGGTCCACGTCTTCGTGAACAATCTGGGGGTCAGGCGTTGTCGGTCGTGACGGGCTGGTTGCCCATGCCGAACGATTGGAGCAATGCCGTGAACGCGCCGTCCGTGGTGAGCCGGTCCAGCAACACAACCGCATCCTTGTCCTCCGGTTCCAACGCACCCAACGTGATCATCAGTACGGCGGCGGCGACGGGGACGACGTTCCGGCCGCCGAAGGCGAACCGGACCCCATCCCATGCGTCAGCGAACCCGGGGGTGTCGTCCACGGCGAGGCGGTGAAGCAAAACGTCAGCGACGCGGATAGCAGCGTACTCCTCGCGTCCGAGCAGGGACAGGGACCGGGCAATCCGGTCGGTGGAGTTTCTGGCGCCCTGCTGGTACTTGATCATCTGGTAGAACACGGCGAACGCGCGGGCCAGTGATTCGCCGTTCTCGTTGTGGATGGCGTGGATGGTTTCGATGGTGTCGGGCCAGTGGCCACGGGATCCGTATGCGAGCAGTGTCAATGCGTGGGCGGCTGGGCCCGCGTGTGAAACGAACTGGTTGTCGTCAACGAATGCGTCTGTGGTCATTCTGGTTTCCTCCGTCTGGGGGGTATACGGCGTCAGGGTCCATGGGGTACGATACCGACACGGAATCAGGGACCGCCCCACGACGGTACCGTGACAGCACCATCCACAACCGGAGGAAAACACATGCCCACCAACCGCCGCCGCCTGGCGGCCCCCATCGCGGCCTTCGCCGCCGCCCTCACCACAACCCTCGTGGCCGGGTGCGCCCACCACCACACCGTGGCCGTCGTCACCACCCAGCCCGCCGCCGCGTCCTACGCGCCCGCCGCCATGGGCGTCCAGGTCGGCAACGCGTTCGACTGCTACTACCTGGACAGCCCCGCCGAGGTCACGAACATGGTCGCCGCCGGGCTCTGCCCCGCCGGATCCATCCCCACCGTCATGCCGCTGGCGTGGCACGAGACCTACTACGACTACTACCTGTCGGACGCGTACCTCACCTACGTGCCCACGTCGTACCGGTCCGGCTGGGGCAACCAGTGGGGCACCGGCTCCACGTTCTACAAGACGTACAACGTCACCATCGTCAAGGACCGCACCACCGGGACGTACAAGTCCAGCACCGGCGCCAAGGTCACCGGCCTCCCCAAGTCCGGTACCACCGCACCCGGCAGCGTCTTCGGCGGCGGCAACGCCCGCACCGCCCCCACCCTCGGCGGCGGCAACATGCGGAACCCCGCCCCGTCGGCGCCGAAGGTCAACAACCCGGCCCCGTCCGCGCCCAAGGCGGGTGGGTTCGGCGGCGGCAACGCCCGGCCGAACCCGGCGCCGAAGCCCGCCCCGGTGGTGCCGCGCTGATGGCCGTCCGTGAGGACCGGGGCGAAAACAAGGCGGGACGGGACTGCCTGACCGGCGGATCCCAGCCGATCATGTTCCTGGTGATCGCCACGTTCCTGATCCGCAAGACGATGTTCCGGAAGGGACACTGATGGACGAGCTGACCCCCTGGTGGACCGTCAACGGCGTGTGGCCCACCACCAAGGAGCGGTGGAACAGCACCTACCAGGCGATCACGGCGCGTGGCGCTGAGGACATGGCGCGGAACGACGCGCAACAGACATGGACCGGCGCCGGGATGACCGGCACCGCCGAGTTTTGGGTCACCGGCGTGTACGAGGGGCGCCACAACGACGTGTCCGCCGCGTACACCACCCGCGTGGACCCGGACTACGTCGAGCCCATCAACTAGACCACCAGCGGCCGGGACCGTACCCCCGGCCGCTGGCCTGTCCGGAGGGAATGCTAGTGGGATACAACACCGATTTCAGCGGCAAGATCAATGTGGTACCGCCGCTGAACGAGTTCGAGATCTCCTTCATCAAGGAGTTCAGCAAGACCCGGCATCAGGGATACGTGGGCGGCCCGTACGTCGTCACCGACTTTGTTCACCTGACCGGCGGCGAGGTCCCCGGCGCGCAGAACACCCCGCCGAAGGGGCAGCCGGGGCTGTGGTGCGACTGGGTCTCCACCGACGACGGGACCGCGATCGAGTGGGACGGGGGTGAGAAGTTCTACGACAGCGCCGCGTGGATGACGTACCTGATTGACACGTTCCTGTCGGACGGCTGCACCCTGATGCGGGAGATGGCGTCCGGGATGGACCCGGACCGGTTCTACCCCGACGAGTTCGAGGCGTTCACGTTCGATCACGTCCTGAACGGTGTGATCGAGGCGCAGGGCGAGGAGACGTCCGACCACTGGTGGCTGTTGGTCAAGGACAACGTGGTGGAGGTCCACACCGTCGCCGAGATGCTGCGGTCCGCAGCCACCGTCACCAGGTCATACCTGGACCTCATCGAAGACACGGCTGGCGGCGTCAACGTCAACGTGACGGTGAACGTCGGCGACGGCGCGGCGTACACCGACATGGGCGACGACCCGGCGACGATCGCCGCGTTGGACCAGGCCGACGTGGAGGCCGTGGCCGGGAAGTACCGGCTCTCCACCGACGAGGCGCGGGAGATGATCGAGGGCGGCGCCGTGGAATCCGGCGGCATCCTGTTCGTCAACGAGGCCGCCCGGGACGAGTTCTACGCCGCGTTGAACAACGGCGACATGGACGAGTCGCCGTCGTACGCCGACAAGGTCAACGCGCCCATGACGGAGGCGACGGCACGCGAGATCGGACGTCAGATCGCATCCGGCGACTATCCGCGTTTCCGGCGCCCCACCAACCCGCACCCGATGGAAGGACACCGGATCGGCACGTCCGACATTGTCGGCAACGACGACTACGCGGCGGTGATGCGCGCCGAGTACGCCGCCGCACTGGACGACGATTTGGACGACGGGGCGTCGGTGATCGCCACGTTGGACGCGGCGGTTGCCGACGGCACCGCCGGGGAGACCGTGACGTCCCCGGACACCCTCAAGATCATCGAGTGTTCGAACATCGAAGACTCGCTGTGGACCGACGACGACGAGGACGACGCCGAGTTTGACCCCAACCTGATGTTCTACATCTGGTCGAACAAGCATCAGCTGTACTGGGGCCCAAACCGCAGTGGCTACGTCACGCACCCGTCGCAGGCCGGGCAGTACACGGCCGCTGAGGCATCGGCGATCATCACCCACTCGATGCGGGGAATCATCCTCGGGCAGAACCGCGCCGTCCCGCAGTCGATCATGATCCCGGTCGGTGCCGAATGACCCGCAAGTGGCAGTTCCGTGCGCACATGTACTGCGCCGGTGGTGCGGCCGTGTTGACCACCGCCGGGGTACTGGCGCACCTGATGGTGCTGGCGCTCATCAACGCCGCACTGTTCGGCGCGAACGCGGCCATGGCGTGGATGGCACGTCCGTGAACCGCGAACGCGCACACCTGATCGGTATCGCGGTGGTCACCGGCCCGGTCTGGCTCGTATCAGTAATCAACGGATGGGTGATCCCTGCCGTGTGGTGTGGTGTGGCCTTCGGGTTGTGCCTGTACCAACTGCACATCATCCGCCGCCGGTAACACCACAGACGCCCCGGCCGCTGCCCCCCGGCGGCCGGGGTTCAACCGTCCACGACACCCGGAGGAATCGTGTACAAGATAGAGGTGTGGTCTATCCGTGACCACGCATGGAAAGTCGTCCTCGAAGGCTTGACGCCGGAACAAGTCGTTGTGAAGTGGCGCAGCATGTATAACAACGGTGTCAACCCCCGTATTGTTAAGGAAACCGCTTCGTGACGACTGAACGGCAGCACGTGAACGACTACATGATGCGCGTGCTGATGATCCTGGCAGTGTTCACCGCCGTCACCATGTCCGTGACGGTCGTGTACGCCAAGGCGTGGCCGTGGCTGTACTTCTTCGCCCCCATGTCCGTGGTCAACGGCGCCGCCGTCGCCTACTACCACGACAAGATCACGAGGCGGGGCGGCCGGAAGCACTGAAACTGTCGGTGGGTTCTTCTAAGATGGGAGGCAATCAAACAGCACTCCCAGCTTCAGAGGAACCCACAATTGAACGATCTTGCTCTGCGTCAGCCTGCCGCCGAACTGGCCCGCAACGCCGCCCCGGCCATGGCCGAACTCGCCCGCGTCCCGTTGGGCAAACCCCTTGAGACCCTAGAGGAAGCCGTCCTGTACGGACGTTCCCTCGCGATGGCCGGTCTCCTCCCCGATTCCCTGCGTGACCGCCAATCCGGACAGATCAAAGTCGCGGACGTCGTCCTGATCCTGTGCATGGGCACCGAATTGGGCATGTCCCCGATGCAGGCCATCAACGGCATCTACGTGGTCAAGGGCCGCCCGATGCTGTCCGGGCAGGTGTGGGCCACCCGCGTCCGTCAGGCCGGACACCGCCTGACCGTGGACATGGAATACCACCCGACGTCGAAGCGCCCGCTGTCGGCGAAGGCCACGATCGTCCGGGGCGACGACAAAACCGTTCACGAGCTGACGTTCTCCGTCTGGGACGCCCGCAATGCCGGGCTGGCACAGGTCAACGACGACGGCGCCGTGATGGCCCGCAACTCCCGGTCCGGGGAGAAACTGCCGTGGGAACAGTACACGGCCACGATGCTGCGGTACCGCGCCATCTCCCACTGCTCCCGCTACGCCTGCCCAGAGGTTATTTACGGCACCATGGGTATCGAGGGCGAGGAATACGACGACGCCGCCGAGGACGGGTTCGGCGAGGAACGGTCCCGGTTCGTCGCCGCCAACACCGTGCAGGGCACCGCACAGGAACAGGAACAGTTGGCGGGCGAGTTGCTGGCGCTGGCCGGTCGCATGACCGGGAACAGCCCCACCATCGCGGACGCGTTCGAGGAGGTTCGGGAGGGCGATCCGGAATCGGCGAAGGCCGCGCTGCGGAAGATCCACAACCGGGTGTCGCCGCGCGAGAAGGTCACGGAACCCGGCACGGCGGTGCGGGAACACGACGGCGAGAAGACGTGCGAGATCTGCGGAACCCGCATGCTGCCGTTCGAACACACCGGCGCCGACTACGACCACGAGCCGGTATGGATTGTGGAGCCCGAGTGATGGATGACATCTGGGCACACATCCGCTACCTGACCGCGTGGCTAGACCGGTCATCCGCCCCGCATCCCGGGGACTACCGCGTTCTCCGCTGTTTCAAGGTCGCCGAGGAACTGGGTGAGGTCACGGCCGCTATCATCGGCGTGACCGGCCAGAACCCGCGTAAGGGCGTGACGCACACGTGGAACGACGTCCGCGACGAGTTGTGTGACGTGATCCTCGCCGCCATGGTGGCTTTGCAGTCGGTGGCCGGTGACAGCGCTGAGGCCGCGCTTCAGAAATACGCCGAAACCCGGCACGACCGTGCCGTGAAGCTGGTGAACGCTTGTGATTGAGCGTCCTAAACGGGCCGCGCTAAACGATCAACGGTTTGACGCCAAGTGGCTGCCGGAAGATAACGGGTTCTCAACACCATGCCATGCGTGGAATGGTGAGATCCAAGACCTTGGGTACGGCAGGTTTAACCAGCGCATGACGGATGGTAGCTACCGGTCGGTATACGCGCACCGGTGGTCTTACGAGCGATCCAAAGGGTTAATTCCTGACGGGTTGGAAATTGATCATCTCTGCCGGGTTCGCAATTGTGTCAACCCTGACCACCTAGAGGCCGTGACCCACGCAGAGAATATCCGCCGTAAGTTCGGTGACCGCACAACGTGCAAAGAAGGTCACCTGTTGAACGGTGAACGGCGTTGCCGCACGTGTTACAACGCGTATCAACGTGCGTACCAGAAACGAGTCAAAGAGCTGCGGAATCAGGTGGCTGCGTGACCTCTACATCCGCCCTGCTGCTGCTGGCGGACCAGCTCCGCGCACGCTCCGCGCAGCGTGAGATTGGCTGGTCCGACATCGGCGGCTGCCGCCGCCGCACCCGCTACAAGATCGACGGGTACGAGCCTGTCAACCGCATGTCGTCGGTTACCGCCATGATCGGGACCGCCGTCCACGAACAGTTGAAGATCGTCCTTGACGCACTGGGCATGCCCGCCGAATGGGAAGTCGAGTACGCCGGGATCAAAGGCCACTTCGACCGGTACGAACCGGAACACCGCCGGGTCGTGGACACCAAAACCACCACGTCCCGGTGGCTGGAGTCGATTAAGCTGCACGGTCCGCCGTTCGCGCACCTGTGGCAATGCTCCGGCTACTGCGCGGCCCTGCTGACGCAGGACCCGCCGGTACCGGTGGAGACGTTCCGGATCGACTACCTGTGCCGGGACACCGGCGAGGAATGGCAGTACGAGCAGTACTTCAGCATGCGCGACATCAAGGACGCGCTGGAGTGGCTGGACGACGTCCGGTCAGTGCCGTTCGACCTGGTCCCGCGTGACTACGAACCCGACAGCGCGTGGTGTCAGGGCTGCCCGTTCGGCGGCCCCGACGGCGGGCTGTGCTGGTCTGGCGGCGTCCCTGACCGTGACCGGCGGTCTGTGTTGTTGGCGGAGGGCGCGGACGCCGGGGATACGGCGGCTGACCTGTTTGCGACACGGAAACAGATCAAGGATTTGAAGGCGAAGGAAGTGCGCCTGAAGGGTGTCCTTGATGGTTTGCGGCCGGATGACACGGATGTTGTTGTTCAGGCTGGGGACAAGTACTTGTCCTGGTCGCCGACGTCGCGTGGCTGGCAGTTGCGGTTTACATCACCGCCGCAAAGAAAACCAGTGTGATCATTTTTGAATAGTGTTTCCTGTCGGCGGGGTGCGGTATCGTAAAGACACAACACCCCGTCGTCCGGAGGACGGACAACCATGACCCAACCCGACTGGTCAGCATGGGAAGCCCTCGGCTGGACCCCCAACGACATCGCATTGTTGCGGGCCCACGCCGGAGCCATGGGCATCGCCGTGACCATCCCCACAGCCCCACCACGGCCCCAGCGGCACACGTGGGCATCAGTCCCCACCCCGACCCCCACGACGCCGTCACAACCCCGGAAGGAACCCCCTGTGCCGTACCGCAGCACCCTGCACCCCACGCCCCCGGCGAAGGTGTCGAAGCACAAGCAGAACTACATCACACACGTCGCGCTCGTCCTCGACGCGTCCGGATCCATGGGCCACCTCGCCGACCAGGTCATCAAGGTCGCCGACGCCCAGATTGCGCACCTGGCGCAGCGGTCCCGGGAACTCGACCAGGAAACCCGCGTCACCGTCTACATCTTCGACGACGAGGTTGAGTGCGTCATCTACGACAAGGACGTGTTGCGTCTGCCGTCGCTGCTGAACCTGTACAAGATCGGCGGCACCACCGCCCTGATCGACGCGACGGCCCTGGCGCTGAACGACCTCGCCATGACCCCGGAGAAGTACGGGGACCACGCGTTCGTGGTGTTCGTCCTGACCGACGGCGGCAACAACGTCAACAACTGGAAAGCCCCGGAACTGAAGGAGCAGATCAGCCAGCTCGCCGACCACTGGACCGTGGCCGCGCTGGTCCCGAACATGCAGGGCAAGTTCGAGGCGAAGCAGTTCGGGTTCCCCGCCGACAACATCGCCGTGTGGGACGCCAGCAGCAAGCGCGGGCTGGAGGAGGCGGTCGAGAAGATCAAGGTCGCCACCGACGTGATCATGTCCGGGCGGGCGTCCGGCGTGCGCGGATCCAAGAACCTGTTCGTCATCGACTCCTCGGTTGTCAACGCCCAGTCGATCGCCGCCGCGAAGCTGAAGCCGGTGCCGTACGACGACTACACGTTGGTTCCGATCCCGCCGCTGCGCGGTCTGGTGAAGCCGGACGACTGGGACACGAAGCACCCGCGCACCCCGTGGAAGGCCCACGGCGGACGCATCGACGACTTCGTACAGAACGTCAACAACAGCCACTACCAGGCCGGGCAGGCGTTTTATCAGCTCGTCGAGGGCAAGACCGAACGGATCCAGGCTGACAAGCACATTGTCATCATGGACAAGGACACCCGCCGCGTGTACTTCGGCCCGGCTGTCCGGAAGATGCTGGGGCTCGCCGATGACCGCGAGGTCCGGGTGAAGCCGACGGCGTCTGACAAGCACCTGGTGTACGTGCAGTCGAAGGCCCCGAACCGTCAGTTGGTCGTCGGGTCCCACCTGCTGATCTTCAACAAGCCGCCGCGTTCCACGGACTACCAGTGACCGACCGGCCGTTGCCTGCCGACCCGGCGGAAACCCTCCGCCGGGCGGCTGCCCTGATGCGCCAGCACGCGCAGGCCGCATCACCGGGCCCGTGGATCAGCGACGACAGCGACCAGTGTTGGCGGCTGCATTCGGCACCGGATCCGCACTGGCCGACGATGCAGATCCTGAAGGCCCCGAAACGGCACCAGTGCCCGCAGTACGAGGAGTATTGGCCGGAACCCGGCGACGCCCGGCACATCACCACATGGCATCCGGGTGTGGCGCTGACGGTGGCGAACCTTCTAGACGCGATCCGGCAGGGGCCGCTACCGTCCCCGGACAACGGCGGCAACGGCCTCGCGTGGATCATGGCGTTGCGGGTGGCCGGTGCATACCTGGACACCTGCGGCAGGGACGACGGATGAAGACGTACACCGAATACCGGGAAATCGTCACCGAGGCCATCGACATCGCCGCATCCGGGGCCAGCAGAACCGTGTACCTGGTGATGGAGAACATGCGCGCCGACCACCAACACAACATGGCCGCGCTGATCGACGCCATCAACGACATGCACATGACCTACCACGGCCACGGAACCTCGCTGCTCATGTGCCCGGTACACCCGTGCAACACCGTGCACAACATCGTGAAGGGCGGCGACGGTGAATAGCTGGTTCCACGCCCGGTCAGCCGCCCGCAAATGGGGCGGCCGACCGGAGGACTATCTGCCGATCGAGGAATTCATCGACTCGTCCAAACAGGTCATCGGTGACGTCCGGCACCGGTCGGTGTACCACCACACGTTGGGCGTTTTCCTGTGCCAGAGGATCTTCGGCCCAACCCTTGACATCCAACTAGAAAACGGCATCCGCCGGATCCCGGTCCGGGAAATTGCGGAACGCCACATCATCGAAGACCTCGGGTGGCTACCATCCCCGGCCGACTACGTCAAGGGCATGCCCATTGATGCGTGGATGTCCGGTGCCCGCCGCCGCGTGGTCCCGCTAGCGCAACTCCTTCTCACGGTTCCGGAGGAACAATGACCGAACAGACACGCCTCAGCTTCCTAGGGGTGCCGGTCACCGGCGAACCCAACGACGCCCGCCGCCACACCCCGCAGAAGACCGTGGAGGATCTGGCGCCGATTATGCAGCGGGTGTTGGACGACCCGTACTTCGTCGCGTTCGGCTGGACGCAGTACACCCCGTACTTCAACGACGGCGACGTGTGCGAGTTCGGGGTTCACACGTTCTGGGTGAAAACCCGCGACGACGTGGCCGCGAACAAGACGCAGACGATCGACGAGGTCCGGGAGAAGCTGACGGACCACGTCCGCGCCCTCCTAGACGCCGGGGTGTTCTCCGACAACGACTGGCAACAGATCCACATCACCGACCGCATCGACGAGGCAGCGGAACGGGCCGTGTCCACCGACGATGACGACGACGGCGAGGACGACTACAAGTACGAGGTCAACCACTACGGGAAACACCCGTCGTTGGGCGGCATGGACGGCTGGCGTGACGACGCCGTGTACAAGGGCGACCGGTACGAGAAGTGGACCATCGCCCGGGAACTGTCGCAGGCGATCGAGGGCGGCGAGTTCGAGAACGTCCTCCTGGCGCAGTTCGGTGACCACGCCCGGATCACCTGGACCCGCGACACCACCGGCGGCGAGTTTGAGATCGAGGAGTATTCACATGACTGACCGCACGTACAGCCCGGCCGGGAAGATGCTGCCGCTCATCGACGCCGCGCATACGGCGACCATGGCCGCGTTCAACCACGCCCACGGCGTCAACGAATCGATCGGGCAGCAGGACGAAGCGGTCCGGGAGATCGTTTCGCAGCTGGCTGCCGCGATGACCGCGATCTCCAACGCCGGGCGCTACGCGAACCGTTCGGAGGACACGGCGGCGGACGCCGAGTTGGACCGGCGGTTGGCCAAGGCCCGCGAATGACGATCCAAATCGAGATCAAGCCGCACAAGGCGGGTGGTTCGGTCCACGTGTCCGTGTTCGACACCCATCCCGAGTGGGGGTCGAAGACGATGCTGCGGATGGACACCAACGGGCACACGTGGGGGTGGGTGCCGGTGTCGTCCCCCGGCGGTGGCGACGTGTCGTTTACGCTGCCGGACAACACGATCCACCCGCTGATTCAGACGTTACTGGGGTGGGTGATGAAACGCGACGGCGCCAAACTGGAACCGTTCAACCTTTCAGGACCGGCCGCCGACCGGCACGACGAATACGCGGCGGAACGGGAGCGGGTGGACAAGCTCCTAGACGTCGTGGCGGCGCTGGTCGAGAATCAGTAGGTGCCGATCCGACCGGAGAACCGCCGCCGATACCCCACTGATTGGGAGTTGCTGTCCGCCCGTATCCGCTTTCAGCGGGCGGACAGCCGCTGTGAATGCCGTGGGGAATGCGGGGCGAACCCACACACCCGGGGGCGCTGCGACGCCGTCCACGGCCACCCACACCCGTTCACCGGGTCTGTGGTGGTGTTGACGGTGGCGCACCTGAACCACACCCCCGAGGACTGTGCTGAAGACAACCTGAAGGCCATGTGTCAGCGCTGCCACCTCAACTACGACAAGGACGAACACCGCGCGCAGGCCGCGCGGACCCGCGCCGCCGCTGTCGCCGAGGACAATGTGGCGTTGTTCGACATCCCGGAGGATTCGAATGTTCCGCAGGAAGGGACCCGGCCCGGCCGACGAACCGGCCGTGAGGGAAGATCCTAAACCTGTTGTCCTGACCCGCGTCACGCCCCTGGACGGTGTGATACTGCCGCCGTTCAGCGCCGACCGGCCCCGCTGCGTCAAATGCAACGGCACCCGCGCCAACACGACGTACATGGCTGCCAACGCGTGCTGCAACCACTGGGGGTCGCCCGGCGGCCGGTTCGTGTACGGGCAGGAACGGATGCACCGCCGGTGCGGCGTGTGCGATTGGGAATGGGATGAACGGTGTTACGAGCCGAAGGAGACGGTGAGTGATCTCGGACGGCGGTCAGGCGATGATTCTGGTGACCGCGTGGGCGAAGGGCGATCCTGAGCATTTCCGGCATGTGGCGTTGCAGATTGCCGCGCATCATGCCCGCAATGGCGAGGAGCAGTTGGGGAGGAACATCCGGAACGCGTTGGATGCGGCGTTCCGGGTGCGTTCGTATCTGCCGAAGTACAGCGGCGCGAAAACGTTCTGCTCCAAATGCGAATCATGCCAGGTCAATATCAAATACATGAAGGAGGGCGATACCGAGTTCCTGGAGCGGGAATGCGCCCAGTGTGGCCGGGTGTGGTACGAGCGTTGCGCGGACGCGGACTAACCCCTATTACGTATTCATGCGTGATCGTGGTATCGTATCGGAACGACATCACGACCGGAGGGAAACCCGTGACCCAACTCACCCTGTACCACAACCTGCGCAACGTGGCCCGCGAAGCCGAAGCCGTGTGCGCCGCCACCGTCGGCGAATACGGACTCAACGCCATGCAGTACACGGCCCTGTCCGTCATCGGCGACTACGGCCCGATACACGCCAGCAGCGTCGCCCGTCACATGTGGTCCGCCGAGGCCAGCGTCATGCACGCCGTCGCCACCCTGCGCGGACGCGGCTACATCATCCGCGAGGAGGGCCGGGGCGTCGCCAAACCCCTGCTGATCACCCAACAGGGCTTGACAGTCCTCGACAAATGCACCCGCGCCATGGCTGCCGCCGAACAGCACTTGCGCCGGTTCATCAACCCCGACACCATCACCGGGCTCGCCGACGCCCACACCAAACTCCTCGACTGGTACGACATCCACGCCTGACCAGCACCACCACCGGAGGAAAACATGAACATCACGGTTGCGTTGCGCACGTTGGCGCTGGACGCCAACCGCCGCGTCGGCGAGACGCTGGCCCCCCTCGGCCTGACGTTCTGCCAGTACACGCTGTTGGACGCCATCGACCGGTACCCCAACATCCACGGCACCGGCGCCGCGAAGGCGTGCGGCATCACCCCCCAGACCGGGTGGACCGGCATCGCCAACCTGATCGCGTCCGGGTACATCGCGAACGGCCACGAGCGCGGCATGGGCCGCGTCAACCCCCTCACCATCACCGACGCGGGCCGCGCCGTGCTGGAGAAGGCCCGACGCGCCATGAACGCCATGGACAACCACTACGACGATTTGTTGAACGTGAGCAACAGCCCCATCGACATCGCCGGTGAGGTCGCGTTCGTCGCCAACAACATAAAGACCCTGACCAAGGACTAGGCACGTGTCCAAGAAGGCCTCACCACCAATGTCGCTGCGGCTCTTGCAGATCATGTGCATGACCGGCGAGGGAATGACGAAACAGGAGATTGCAAACAAACTGTTCATCTCCATAAACACCGTCAAAACACACCGGACCCGGCTGGGCCGCGCGCTAGACGTCCCCAACGACAACGACGCGGCGTTGGTGGTGAAAGCCTTCGAGATGGGGATCCTGCAACCCCTATCCGAGGACCCGTGCGTGGTCCCCGTCATGGACGCCTACGGCATGGACGTGCTGGAGAAGGTGTCAAAGGGCATGCGAAACGAGGAAATCGCCGAAGACCTCGGCCGCAGCCTACACAGCGTCAAATGCAAAATCGGGTCGCTGCTGAAGCTGTGGGCGGCCCGCAACCGCACCCACCTCACCTACCTGGCGTACATGTCCCGGCTGATGCCGTACACCCCCGACGGTACGCCCCTAGCCCCCCAACCGCAGCCGCACATGAACCAGTTGACGAACATCGAGTACGCGGTTATCCGGGCTGTGGCGTCGGGGAAGGCCCGGGACCAAATCGGCGCCGAGATGAACATGTCCCACGGCAAGGTCATGCGCGTCATCTCCGACATCAACGCCAAGTTCGACACCCGCACCACCGCCCACGCCGTCGCCGCCGCCTACAAATACGGGTACCTCACCGTCAACCGCGTAGGGCCGCCCACGCCGCTGCTGGACCGCCGCACCATCCACATCATCGAACACATCGCCAGGGGCCACACGGTCGCGTCTACCGCCGCCCGTGTCGGCGAGACCGAGTCGTCGGTGAAGACGTGCGTGGCGGTGACGTGCCGGACGCTGCGGGCTAAGAACCGGGCCCACCTGGTTAACCAGTCGTTCCAGACCGGCAACCTCGTTCTCCGTAGGAAGCCATAATGAATCCGGAACTGACTGCCCGCGAAATCCAGATCATCGAATACGCGGCCCTCGGAATGGGCATCGGGGAAACCGCCGAGAACACGGGGCTGGCATTCGCGACCGTCCGTACCCACCGCGCCCGCCTCACCAAGAAACTCGGTTCAAAGAACCTGGGAATCACATACGCGGTGACGCTGATGTATAAGCGTGGCGTGTTCAAACCGGATTTGGCGCCGTCGCCGTTCCCGCTGACCCGGCGGCAAATGCAGGTTCTCCTGTTGATAGCGACCGGTCTGGAAAACGAGGAAATCGCTGTCCGTCTCGGCGTGGCCGAGGACACCGTCAAGACCCACGTGCGTCGCATGCTGGAGAAAACTAAAACCGTCAACCGTACACACCTGGTCGGCGAGGCATTCCGGAACGGCACGCTCGTTCTCCAATTGAAGGGAAGACGCCGTGCGTGACAAGACATCCGCCGTCGGCTGGTGGAACTTCGCCGGGCACCGCTGGCCGGTGGAGCGTGTCGAGCTGCAACACGGTGTCCTGCGGTTCGTGGTGGCGTGTGTCGCCACCCACAACGTCCCGGCCGGAACGACCACCGGCGAGCTGTACGGCGCTGACGGCGCCCTGGTGTTCCGGGACACCGACATGCCGCACGCTGATATATGGGCCGGGCAGGCTGGCGCGCTGGTCCTGAACTTCAGCATGCCCCGCGTCGGTGTCAGCGACGACATGGACACGTCGTCCATGGACATGGCTATTGGCAACCTGTTGACGGCGGAGGCTGAGGAGCCGGTGTCGGTCGTCGCGATTACTGCGAAGGCGCGGCGGCGGTGGCAGGCGTGGCGGATGGTCGCGCTGTCTGGCTGGAACCTCATCATTTGGACGTCGGCGACGTCGTTTGGGCTGCCATGGTGGGTTGCGTTGCCTGCCACCGGCGCCGGGACCGTCGCCGCTGTCCTGACCCTGCATTTCGAACGTGGATGGTGGAAAACGTGAACAAGATTCCGATTGGGTGGCCCGCGCTCGACGCGTTCCCGCAGTTTGACGCGGCCAAGGCCGAATGGGAACAGATCGTCCGTGACTTCGAGGACAACCCGGCTGACCTGTATACGGCGTGGCTGTACCTCGGCCACCACCCGCTGTTCTGGGGGACGCAGGTCACCAAGTCCGGCGGCACCGTCGTGCCCGTGTTGGACTTCAGCTCCGCATGGAACCGGCCCGAATGTTTGGAGTTGAACCTGGAGCGTGACGGCGACGCCACCACTGTCGTGTTGGATGTGATCCCGCTGTTGTGGGCCACCGACCCCGACAACTACGACATTGGGTTCAGCCTTGAAGGGAAAGACCACGCCTCGACGGTGGTGGCCTGCGCCGGGATTGTTCACGAGCGGTACGGCAACGACCGGCAGTACATCACCGGCGACAATGAGCGGTGGTACGGGTGACTACCGGGATCAGGGTTTGGGCGTGGCCGTATTGGTGCGTCCACCGCGTGTTCGGGGTGCCGTATTGGGTTCATCGCGCGTACGAGGTTGAGATCCTCGGGCACGGGGTGACGATGGCCCCACAAAAGTCGAAGGTCCGGACGTGGGCTATCGACTACATGGCGTGCAAGTACGACAAGAATCCTGACGATTTCGTTGTGGAGGGTGTGCGATGGATCCGGCACGACTGATCAGGTACCGGCCGATGCAACTCCCCGACGTCCCCTGCGACGGGGACATGCGGGATGTCATCTGGGACATCAAGGGCAGCCAGCCGTCCGTGATCGACGCTGACGACGTGTTCCTGTGGTCTACCGCGCAGACGGACCGTATTGCCCAGTGGGAGAAGATCGTGGCCCGGTACGAGGCCGACCCCCACAACTACGTCAACGCCTGGCAGTACCTCGACTCCCACCCGGCGTTCTGGATGTTTGCGCCGTTCGCCGGGGATCAGCGGTTGCACGAACGGTATTTGGAGGATAGCGGCGGCGTGGGCCGCTGCTTCAGTCTGTACGCCGTCCGCGTCAGCCCCCTAACGCTCCGTATCGAAGATGACGAACACCTGAACACGATGGACGAGGTGTGGATCGAGGGCGGCAAATACCCGTGGCCGGGCACCCGGCACGGTGACCATCCGGTGGGGGAGGTCACGTTCCACGACTACGCGTTGGACACCGGCGGCCCCACCTTCGAAACGGCGTTCGTCCGCATGGCCCACAACGTCGCTACGACGTACGGACACGACCGGATGGTCTGTGATGACCTGGTGCCGCCGCCGCCCGCTACGGACGCGCTGCGGGCGTTTGACGCGTTGATGGCTGGGCTGTCGTCGGCGGTGTATGACCCGATCGAAAAGGACGCCGACGCAGTCCGGGACAAGATCCGGTATTTGGGAGGGTTCTGATGCCGCCGCTCCGTAAACCCTTTGCCCTGTGCCTGACCGGGGGTCCGTTCGACGGGCAGACGCGGACTGTCCCGGATGTGCAGCCGCCGACGGGGCACAGCGAATGGGACCCGCAGGCGGACAGGATGGCCATGTACCGGCCGGTGTACGTCCCTGCGGGGGTTCAGCAGGAGGGCGACCGGTACGTGTACGAGTTCACGGCGTGGGTTGCCGCCCCTGCGGGGGTGCGGTTTCGTCGGGCGAAGGTGGGTCCGTGTCCGGCGTGTGGTCAGAGGTATGAGCGGGCGGCGGCGTCGCATCATTTTGTGCGGTGTGATGTGCAGGACTGCAACAACAAGATGGAGCATCCCGGGTGTTGTCACAGGTGACTTTCGGTAATCGTGCTTGGTATCGGCCGCCGTGGAAGCAAACACGGCCGTGGATTCCCCGCATTTCCTTCTTTGAACACGGGGATGAATTCTGCAACGATGTGGTGGAGATTCAATTTCCATTCATGGGCATGATTGCAGTACGATACCGACGTGGTCCGGTGCGGACCGAAGCATGTGAGCAAATGCAGGCCGAATGGGGCCCCTGGTGCCCCGGCGGCCAACACTGCCACTTCGGACCCCGCTGCCACGAATGGGGACACTGCCCACACCCGGCAGACGTCCCGCTAGGAGACTGCCCCGTCTGCAAGGGGTGGTACTGCACGCTGTGTGAACCAGAGCCGGAGGAAACATGCCCGACAGCATGATGACCGTCAACCGCCACATCGTGATCATCATGGACCGTTCCGGGTCCATGGCGTCATGCCGCCGGGACACCGAACAGGGCCTCCAGGGCTTCCTCGCCGACCAGTTCCACGAGTTCCCGACCGGAACCATTGCGTCCCTGTACCAGTTCGACACCGAGTACGAGCCGGTGTACGAGAACGTGGACATCGCCGACGTCCCGCTGTACGAGCTGACGCCGCGCGGCGGCACCGCGCTCCTCGACGCCATCGGACGCACCATCAACGCCGTCAAGGCCAAGTGGAAGCCGGTGGCGAAGGACCAGCGGCCGGACGTCATCGTGGTCATCGTCACCGACGGCCACGAGAACTCGTCGAAGGAGTTCAACGCCGAAACGATCAAGGAGAAGATCGAGAAGCGCACCGCAAAGGGGTGGACGTTCATCTACCTCGGCGCCAACCAGGACGCCATCACCGTCGCCGCGTCCTACGGCATCAGCCGCGACGGGTCCATGACCTACGACACCGGCAACACCCGCTCCGCGTTCACGACCCTGTCCGGGCTCGTCACCCGTGGGTCCAAGGGCGGCTCCTACTCGTTCACCGACGAAGACCGTACGTCGGCGGTCGAGTAATGCAGGACTCGCTAGGCGACCGGATGAAACAGTACGAACAGGTGTGGCAACACCGGTTCCCCCGGCGCCTCCCGCTGATCATCCGCGTGGACGGCCGGGGATTCCACCGGTACCTCCGCGCCGCCGAGAAGCCGTTCGACATGGAGTTTGTCGAGCAGATGTCCGCCGTCGCCACGGCCATGTGCCAGGACATTGACGGGGCCGTGTTCGCGTACCACCAGTCTGACGAGATCAGCCTGTTGGTGTGCGACTACCCCGGCCTGAACACCGAACCGTGGTTCGGCGGCGGCCTCCAAAAGATTGTCTCGGTGGCCGCGTCGGTCGCCACCACCCAACTCGCCTGGCACCGCCGCGACCGGCCCATGTTCGACGCCCGCGCGTTCGTCATGCCCGACGCCGTGGAAACCGTCAACTACTTTGTGTGGCGGCAGAAGGACGCGAAACGGAACGCCGTGTCCATGGCCGCCCGCTCCATGTTCAGCCACCAACAACTGCACGGCGTCAACATCACCGGAATGAAACAGATGATGGCCGACGCCGGAACCAACTTCGACGACTACCCGCCGCAAGTCCAGCGTGGCCAACAGGTCCGGCATGTTGAGTGGACACCCCGGCAGGGGACGGTCACCGACAACGGCGACGGCAGCCGCACCCTGTCATGGCCGGAACCCCGGCACCACTGGGAGACCGAGGCGGCGTGGGACTTCAAAGCCGACCCGGATAATCTGCTGGCCCAGCTAGTGCCGTCCACGTCGGTGTTCGACGAGCCCGTTGCCCGGTATTGGATCAAGTCGTGACCGCCGAACCGCTGCCGGACGACGTGTTACGTGAGATCCGGCGCCGCAGCGAATCGAACCACGCCGCCGGGTTCACCGTGGACGCCCACAGCCACGGCGAAAAGGGCTGCCGCTGCCTGTCCTGCCGGGTCTACACCGCCGCCGTAGTCACCGTTAAGGACGGGTTCTACTGCGACGAACAGCCAGAGGCCGAACGGGCATCCGACGGCGGCTGCGCGGAATCGTTCCTAGCGAGCGTAGACGCCGAAAACCTGGTTAAGGGCGTCACAGATGTTCGTGTCCTGATGGCCGAAATCGACCGGCTGAAGTCCCCGGCCGGAAAGAATGGGACACCGGCGAACATTCTGCGGAAGCTGTTGAGTTTGGCTCACCACTAGGAGTCGTAAATGCTGTCCGGCAACGAATCCAACTGGATCGTCGGTACGCAAATCCCCGCCGGGTACGGCGACGCGTCCGGCGCTTTCCGGTTCCACCCGGTCTCCGTTGCCGGTTCCTGGTACATCCACCCCTACGAGGCGAACGTGGCCGCGTGGGGCGTGCTGCACGGCGGACAGCAGTACGCCCCGGCCGCCCGGACCTGGTTGCAGTGGTACATGGACCACATGGACCCGGAAACCGGATACGTCCCGGACTACACCGTCAACGTCGCCACCTACGACACGGCGCCGCTGCTGTCGCCGTTCGGGGAACGGTATTACGAATCCACCGATGCGACAGCCGCCACATTCCTGACCGCCTGCCGCAAATACGTTGAGGTCAGCGGCGAGAAAACGTTCCTGCGGCAGAACAAGCACGCGGTGTGGGCGGCGGTCCGCGCCATGGAATCCACCGTTCAGGACACCGGCCTGTCATGGGCCCGACCCGATCGGGCCGTTCATTTCCTGGCGAACAACTGCGAGCGGTACCAGGCACTCAACGACGTCGCGTGGATGTGCGCGAACGTGTACGCCGAGGAGACGTGCGATGCCCCGCAGTACGCGCAGAAAGCCACCGACCTAGGCCGGGAGATCACCGGCCGATACTGGGACCACAGCAACGACATGTTCGTGACCGCGTTGGACCGCGACGGCGGCGGCACCTCATCCGACTGGGCCCACTGGCAGGACGCCGCCGACCAGATGTGGCCGGTGCTGGTGACGCTGGACCTGTGGCCGGAGGAGTTCGACACCATGTGGCCCCAGTGGACATCGGTGTCAGACAACCCGACCCCCGGCGCCATGGTGGCGTACACAGCGGCGCTGGCGGGCCGTCACGACGCTGCGCGGCAGTGGCTCAGATCTGCCCGGCGCGCGTACATGGCCGACGGCCACGCGCTACCGTGGACGATCCGTGAGGCGGCATTCGCCGTTGCTACCGCATGGCTGGAGGACGTTTGACAGACCGTTTGATGATCGCCGGTGACACCCACGGCGATTGTTCCCACGTGATCACACTGCTCGACAACGCCCGCAAACACGGCTGTTCCCGGGTGTTCGTTGTCGGTGACTTCGGCGCGTGGGAACACATGGCCGACGGCCGCGAATTCTTCGACGACGTCAACCGCCACGCGAAGAAACGCGACATCATGGTGTATTTCCTGCGCGGCAACCACGACAAGTCGTCGCTGGTGGAGGAGCTGTACGCGCACCACCAGACATGGGACGGGTTCTACATATGCCGGGACAACCTGATGTACGCCCCCGACGGCCTCACCTGGCAGTGGGGAACCACCACGTTCGCGGCGTTCGGCGGCGCGTACAGCGTTGACAAGGCGTGGCGGCTGGCGCAGGAGCTGCACGACCGCGAGTACTACGGCGCTGACCGGTCCGGGTGGCTGTGGTTCCCGGAGGAGGAGATGACCGACGAGGACATGACCCGCCACCTGGACAAGATCACCGCATCCGGGACGCCGCTGGTGGACGTCATGCTGACCCACGACAAACCGCGCGCGTCCCAGCCCGGATGGAACCGCAAGGATCTCCCCGGGTGCTGGCCCAACCAGGACCGTCTGCAACAGGCGGTCCGGACGCTGCGGCCCGGTCGGCTGTACCACGGCCACCTGCACTGGTACTACGAGGATGAGATCCGCTGCGGCGACGGCCCCGACGACTGGACGCGGGTGTACGGCCTGAACTGCAACCCGCGTGCCGCCGAGGGCAGCACGAACGAAAAGCGTATCTCGTGGGTCATAACGTATCTGGATCAGGTGACCATCCGGTAACGCAAAATAGCCCCCGCCTCGGCGGGGGCTATTTCATGTGCACTTCAGGGCGGCATAACCGTCCTTGATTGACTTCGCGATATCGGGGGTGATCCGCGACGTGGGGGCCGGATGCTCAATGGCATTGATGAAAATCAGATAGAGGGGGCACAGTGCTTTGCTTTGCAGACCCCTCAATTCCTGTTCCGTCGCCGCGTTCTGCCGGACGGTGTTCTGTAGCCGATGGCTGGTGTTCGAAACGTTGTTGATGACAACACCCAACACCACAATCGTGATTGCCATCAGTATCGCCATCACCCGGTTGAACTTTGTTTTCCCGGCCAGCACGTCAAAGCTTTTGCTTAACGCGTCGATCGAACCCTTCAGTTCGCCCGCGACGGAAGCGAGTTCATCCACGCCGTCCGGCTCGTGCGGGGTGTCTGACATCCGGTCCTCCCTGCCGTCAGTCGCCCTCAGTGCGGTTGTCCTCGATCACCTGCAAACGATCAACCTCTTTCTGAAGCTGATGGTAGAACGTGTCCAACCGGATCGTCATCGCCTCCAGTTGACGCTTCAACCGCCGCGTCTCCTTGATCAGTTCCTCGGTGCCGTGGCCGTTCTTTTTGCGATCAAACTTCCGGATCATGGCGACCTCCGCAACACGGCCAGGGCCTCGCCAATCGTCTGAGTAGCGTTGGCCAACTTCTCAACGTATTGAGTTCGGACCAACTCATTCAGTTGCCGTAGTTCGGTTTCCAACCGGTCGGCCCGCTCCTTCTCTCGTTCAAGAGCCTTAACCTCACGGTCGAACAACACCTTGACCGCAGCAATAGCAATCAAAAGAACAGCGCCAAGCCCCCCGTACTGGGCAAGTGCTGCCGAATCCACGGCTACGCCGTGCGCGCCAACGCCTGCGCGAGCTGCGCCTGAACCGCCGCCGCCACCGCCTGCGCATCAACCCCCGTAGACAAATGCCCCTCGATCGCCGCCACAATCTGCGCAGCCAACGCGGACACATCCACCACCGGCGGCTTCACCGCCAACAACTGATCCAACTTCTGCTCGATCACCGCCGCACGCTCAGCCGCCACAAACGACCGGACCATAGCGAACGCCGCCGCGTTCCCGTCGTCGATGACCGACCCCACCGGAATATGCTTCTGCAACTGCGCAGCAACATCCGGGTAATCCGTCTGCCAACCGGCGGACATCGTGTACGAACCCATGTCTCCTCCTCCTGCCGCCCCACCGAGCAGGGCCCTTAGTTGATCAACGGTGCCACGGAACGCGTTGAAGTCCACGTTCTGCTGTTCCGTCCCAGCGTCCGTGAACTGCCACAGAACCGGCGTCACACCGCCGTACGCGGCCCAGCCGGGCCCCGCGTCCCCACCATCCGCCGCGTAGCCCTGCGCAGGCGCCAGCGGCCCGCTACGGGGGTACGCCGACGACACCACGCCGACCCCACGGCCGGACAACGGCGTCAGGTCCGGGGAACCCACCTGCTGCCAATACCAACGCGGCAGGTACACGAGACGGACGTTCAGGCCGCGCCCGTGCATGGCGTCGATGACCGACAACACAAACGGCAGGTTCGGCGCCGACGCCCCCTCCGTCTCCACGTCCAACATCACGGGCAACGTCATGTCGTCGATGTGCGCCGCCAACATCGCCGCCTGCGCCTGCGCCGACGACTCAGTCTTGACAAAGTGGTACGGGATAACAACCTTCCCCGCCGACCTCGCCTGCGCTAGCCACCCGGCGTAATCCGCGTCGGTGTAGTACGTCCCCTCCGTACACTTCAGGATCACGAACGGGTCCGACAGGGCAGCCACGTTCACGCCCTGCTCATACGACGAGATGTCAGGTCCGAAGATCGTCACTGGTCGGCCTCCTCAACATCCGATTCCAACCGGCGCACCACACGCGACATGTCAGCGTGGACAGCATCGAGATCAGCCGCCGACTGTTCCAGGATCTCCCGGGAACGGTGATCCGTCTCATACCCCGACCCGGCCGATTCGTTAACAGCCCGCTGGCGACGCCACGTCACGAGCTGGGGCCCGGCGGCACGACCGGCCCGTACTTCGCCAGGATCGCCAACAACGCCTGCGTCTGCCGCTGCAACTCGGTGTCCTGCGCGGTCAGATGTTCCTGCGTCTGCTTCGTCATCTCCAACACCGCCTCGGTGTCTTTGAAGTTCTGCTCTGACCGCTTGTCAGCCGCCTCTGCCTGCGCGTTCTGCCCCACAATGATGATCGGCAACAGAACCAGCTGGATGAGTGTTTGCGTGATCCATGCGACGATCACCACCGTGTCGCCGGTCTTCAACACCCCCGGCAGCGACACCAGAGACAACACCGTGAACGCGTACGCGCACATCATCGTGCCGACACCGGCGGTGATCTTCACACCCAACGACTTGTTGAACCGCTGAAACGGTGTCGCCGCCGGATGCTGATCCCCCACCTTGACCGGCCCGTGTTCCAGCCGATCCAGAATGTGCGGATGCGGCACATGCTGGTAAAGAGCCATACCCCACTCCTTGTTCATCTATTTAGGCAGATCCTTAGCCGCCACAAACTCAGCGGCAGCGGCGGTACCTGCGCGGTGGAACCGCAGCGCCTCCCAAAGCGCGGACGGAATGACGTGAACCCCGTAGTGGGTCCGGTGATGGTTGACGCACAACACTTCCAGATTGCCGGGCGACTCGACCCACTTCTGGAACTCCTCATCGTCAGCAAAATGCAAACCGAGGATCCGCTGAACCTTCTCCGAATCAACCGCGTTGATCTGAGAGAACTCCACATGCGTGTGATGCAGTTCCAACCCGCCGCCGCACAGGTCATCACCGATAGCGCATTTCCAAAGTCCCTGCCGCTTAATCCGGGACTTAGCCTCCTCAAACAGGTGGTAATGCGGGTCGGACTCACGCCGCATGCTCCGGGATATGCGCCATGATGTGCAACGTCGTCGTCTGGTCATGGGCTGCGGTCATGTCTGGCCTTTCAGGAATGCACCCACAGCAGGTTCAGCGCTGGGCACAGGTCGGTATTGGGGGCGGTGTTGATGCTGGAACCGGAGTCCTGCCACGTCCACACTTCTAGATAGTCGCCTGCCGCCATCTTCAACATGCCGGACCCGGACGCGGCGGTGAAGCTGTTAGCGCCCTTGATGAGCCGCTGTTGCAGACCCGGCACCGTGTTGGGGGTGCCCCCCGTGCTGTTCAACGCCAGCATCACGAACAGGATTGACTGCGCGCCGGTGTTGTTGACCAACGCCACATACCCCTCAGCCAAATACCAGCCCGGGACCTGACACGTATACCTCGTGTTATTGGTGACATTAGAATGGCCGTTGTCGGTATCAACATCCGTAACGTCTAACGACATCGCCACATAGGTGTTGGAGGCAACAGCCTGCGCTGCGGACTGGTGGCCCCGGAACATCGGCGGCGACAGGTAATAGTCCCCCATCGCCTTCGGGCCGCTGTTCCACAGCGAAGACTGAACAACACTGCCGGACGTCTCAAACGGCGTAGTAGGAACAACGCGCGTCACATGCCCTCCTCACGAATGCACCCAAAAAACATTCATGCACGGGCACAAGTCAGTACCGCCGAAAGTGTTAACGGTATTGCCGGTGTTTTGACGTCCCAAGATTTGTACATAGTCGTTGACGGCTAGCTGAACCATCGTGCCCGCGCCAATCGACATCAGGTCGGCGTACATCCACGAGAACGACGCCGAGCCCTGAATGATCGACCCGTTCTTAGTGATCGACGCCTCGAAACGGCCCTGTGCCCCGCCGCCGTTGCTCCACGCCATATACCCCTCGACCCAATACCAGCCGGGAACCTGCGCGTAGTAGTTGGACAGGTTGGCGTTGGTCCACCCGGTCTCAGAGTCCATATCGATGTTGTCGAACTGCGCCGACACCCAGGACCCGGACGGGAACGCCACAGCCGTGACCTGACGGGCCCTGAACACCGGGGGCGCCAGCGCGAACTGACTCAACGCATACGGCCCGGCGTTCCACAACGCGCCAGTGATCAACTGCCCCGACGCCTTCGTTGCCGTCGCCGGAATGGTACGACCCATCGTTCCTCCCTACTTCGAAACCCAAAGGACGTTGAAGTCCGGAGGAGGCGTGGCAGGCGGTGAGAACGTGACACCACTGAATTGCCGGGCCCACAATTCGACATAGTCCCCGGCGTTCAGCCGGATCAGGGTGGACGCGGTATATGCCGTGAATTCGCTAGCCAGCCGGTACATGAACGTGGCCGACCCGGCGAACGTAGACCCGTTTTTGGCAATGGCCGTATCAGTTCGGGATGCAGCCGCCGAGTTCGGGTTCCACACGATAGAACCCTTCACCCAATACACCCCGGCGACCTGGCACGTGTAACGGGTGTTGTTGATCGTCGCGGAATGCCCGGCATCGGTATCCTGAAGGACGGTGTCGTACTGAATAGCCCCCCACGTGTTGTTGGGGATCGACTGGCCAGCGCTGGACAATGCCCTGAAACTCGGTTTGTTCGACAGGAAGTTGTTGACCGCCTGAACGCCGCTGTTCCACAACTGGGCAGTGACCAGATTGCCGGTCTGTTCCATCGGAACCGACGGCACTGTTCGCGCCATACACCCTCCTAGTACGGGAACAACGACGTGTCGAAAACACCCAACGCGTCATATGAAACCCCATTGACCTCAATGACCTGTTCACCAGTCACATGGTTATGGGCCAGGTTGGCAGTCAATGTCAACTGCGCCGTGGTGTAACCGGCTGCCTGGTTCTGCACGCCGCCGGTCGCGATTGTCACAGTCTCCTGATTCGCGCCGGACCCGATGATCAGTTGTTGGCCGCCGGTCAGTTCCGACCGCACCGGGTTGGTAGCGGCATCCGGCAACGCGTTGATGGTGATGACGTTGGCCCCGGACGACGCGCCAGTGTTCAGGGTCGTTTTCAGGGCCGTGAACACGGCATACGCGGTAGTGGGAACAGGCGAGATCTGAAGATCCACCAGCCACTTGCCCTGGTCGTCGCCGGTGTGGGTGATCTGTTCGATAAACCCGTTGATTGAGATCTCGGCCGCGCCGGTCACCGACCGGCGGTTGATAGCGATGTACTGCCCCAACTCGAACTGCAACACCGACGCCCACAGGGCCGGGTTCGCGGCCACGTCGATCGTCAGCGTGTTCACACGCATGTACGGGTTTTTGTACCGCGACACCAGGAAGTACGCCTGCTGCTGGACTTCGGTAGCGTCCGCCGACTGGTTGTTGCGGGTCAGGTTCCGGACGCCGAAACTCTGCTCGCTAGTCGTGTCAAAAGACGTGTATACGTTGCTGGTGGTGTTCTGCGTCACCTGGATCAGGTTGGAGATGTGGGTGGGGTCGTAGTCGAATGCCAGGTTGACATACGGGATTTCCCCGGCCGCCTGGTTCTCCCCGAACGTCCACAGGGGCGTCGTGGTCGTGAACGCCCGGAACCGTGATTGGAACGTGATAGTTCCGTTGACATCCACAAAGTGACGCCCGTACTCGGTATCCACGACATTTTGCAACGACGTCAACGCATCCTGCCCGTTGATGTCATTACACGGCCCCATGTTGGTGGTGGAACCGGTATCGATGTTCTGCGCGCCCAGGTAGTTGGCGTACCGCAGGATCCGGGAATACCGGGCCCCCGAGGTTTCGCCCTGACCAGCAGACCTCCACGCATTGTAGAGAGCGGTTTTAGTACCCGAGCTGAGAACAGTGTTCCAGCTCGCATAATGCGCGAGGTCGCCGACCCAACCCCGGATATCACCCGACTGGCTGAGGCTGTAATAGGCGCCCCCCACCGAGTCGTTGAGATACTGCCCCGGGTACACCGCAACACCACCGGATGAGGTAGCGGTGGTGGTGTCAACGGTCAACGTCAGAGACGACTGGTCCGCCGCCACCGAGATGAACAACAAATGCCAGTTGTTGTCGTTGACCGGGGTAGACGTGGTAACACCAATGCCGCCGCCCCCGCCGGGGCTCGTGAACTGAACCGTAGCCCCGGAACTGCCGTTGATCTGGATCTGAATAGCGGTCAGCGGCTGCGTACCGGCGCCGCTCAACCCGTAGTTGCTGCCGTCGGTAATAGCCGCCATGGTGTTGACCGTGGTGGAGTTGGTGCGGAACGCAATCATCCGGGTCCAGCCGCTACCGTTTACCGGACCGATCGTTGACAGGGCGTTGGTGAAGTTGATGAACGAGCCCTGAAAGTTGGTGCCGTTGTTGAACGTCACCACAGGGCCGGAGCCGCCCAGAAACTTCCCCCCCGGCAGTGTCGCAGCGGTGATGCTGCTGCCGGGGCTACACGACCCCGTACCGGCCGTCACGATGGCCGCGTTGCCTGCCCGGCCGCCCTGTTCGACGAAGGCGGTAGCGCCGCCTGCCTCGTTTAACTGGTAGTACCAGGCCGGTGACGTCTCCACCACCTCACTGACAAACGCGTCAGTCAACAACGTCTGCGACAACAGGGCCATAGTGTCAACACCGATAGGGGACACCACACCGTACGTGCCGTTGTAATCCCACGCCTGCGGATACCGCTCAATAGCGCCAGACATAATCGGATAGCCGATACCCGGCACCGAGAACGACGACGCCGCCGTGTTCTGCTCAAACTGCGAACCATCCATTTGTAGCGTCCACGGCGACGCCGGTGGCGTTCCCTCCAACGCCACAGCCGCGTCCACATACGCCGCACCCGCAGCAAACGACATAGACCGCGTCAGCGTGAGACGGGTCCACCCGGCCGTGGCGCTACCGGTCAGGGTGACGTTCCCCCCAACCTCCTCGTCAATGAAGTTGCCGTTGATGTCGAAGAACTTCAACGCCAACGCCACCGTCGGGTTGATGCTGGCCGTGGTGCAACGCAGATACGTGGACCACGTGTACGTGGGCGTTGAGAATCCCGACGGCGACTGAACCGGGATTTGTTGAATGTAAACGGCGTAGAAATGCACCGGCGACGACGCCGGTACTGCCGCCTGAATGACCTGCGACCCCTGCCACGCCGTCGCCGATGCCGCGATCGTCAACGTGGCGCCCACGTCGGTAACGAACTGCATCGACGCCGGGATAGAACCAGGGGCAACCGGCGTTCCCTCACCGCCGGTTGCCTGGTCCCTGGTCAGCACGTTCACCGACGGCGGGTACTGCGCCCGCATCCGGTAGCCCCGGTACGGCACCACGTCCGGGTAAAACGGTGACGACGTGTTGGACGGGTCCACGAACCCGTCCGTGTTCACCCACTGGCCCCGGAACTCGGCAGGCTGAACCTGATCCAACTCGTACTGCTTCCCGCGCCGCACAGACCACTGCTTGTACAGACGCGGCGTCAGGTCCGTGTAAACAACCTGACCGGTGGAGTAGAACGGGTTCACCGCAAACGACGCCTCAGCAAACAACGTCGGCCAGTTGGGGTTAGGGGTGGTCACCGGTCCTCCTTACCGCTTGTACGGGGTGTACGACGTCGAGTACCGCGCACCCAACTGCAACATCAATGTCTGCACCATGTCCCGGACGCCCTGCTCCGCGATCACTGACCCCTGAACGTTGATCACAACGGTTGGTCCGCCGCCGCCGAGCATCAGATTCCCTGAGCCGCCCGGAGACGCCCCGTAACCCTTCTGCTCGTCCACAGACACCACGTACTCCCCGCCGTGGACGATAGCTAGCTGTGGCGTCCCTGTAGGGCCGTCCACGAACCCGCCCAGCGCGTACGCCTTCAGGTGCCCGCCCGCGCCGGTCGTCTGTGACTGGGTGGTGGTCGAAACACCCGACGTGTCGTTGCTCAGGTCCAGCATCCGCTTCAACTTGCCGTTCAACGTGTCCACGTTCGCTGAGGCGGCGGCGGTGTTGGCGTTGATGTTGGTGGTGACGTCCTTAGGGATGATGTCCAACGTGTCGATGTAGTTCTTAATAGCCAAGCGTGTTTTGTCGGACGTGGTCGCCTGGTTCTCAAACTGGGTGATCTGCGCCTTGAGTTTTGCGGTGGCGTCGTCCGTGGACATGTTGTTTTGGATGTTGGCGTTGTAGTTGTCCAACATCGCCTGCACCGCGCCACGGATAGCGTCACGGTTGGCCATGGCCGCGTCGGAATCGCCGGTAATGGCGGTGCCGTTCTGCTGCAACGCCGTCGTCGTGTCCTTGATCGACTTGCGGAAATCGTCCAACGACCGGTCCGCGTTCAGCCCAGCCGACATGTTCTGCTGCTGCTGCATGGTGTCGGAGATGCTGTTGGACAGGCCGGTCATTGCGTTGGCGGTGCTGTCGATCCCCGTCGTCTGGTTGTTCAACGCCTGCGTGGTGTCGTTGGTGGAACCGATACCGAGGGCCTGGTCCGCCTGCATCTTGTCCAACGCGGCGAAGTACTGCGGGAAGTCCCGCGCAGTGTTGATCAACGCCTTGCCGTGGTTGTCGGTGACCGACGTAATCTCGGCCATCAACTCCTTAGCCCGGGACAACTGGCCGTTCTGCGCCAGGTTCGCCAACCCCGCGTCATACGACGCCAGCGAATTTTTCGCCTCCCCCGACACCTGGTTGACCTTGCCCAGCTCGGCACCCAACTGCGCCATCGGTTCAACGTTCGCGATCGACGATTCCGCCAGGTAGTCAAACGACCGCTTCAGGTCAACAACCTCGGTGCCCTCGAACTTGGCGTTCACCGCCAACTTCCCAGTCAGGGCGTCGTTCAACACCTTCAGGTCATCGGCGGCGTGACCAAACGCCATCGACGCATCCGACGTGTTGTTCTTAGACCGGATCATCGCCGTGGTGAACTGGTCCACGCTGGCAGCCGCGTCAGCCGCTTTCCCCGAGTCGTCAGAGAACGCGCCAGACAGCAGCGTCACACCCAACGCCGCCGCGCCCACCAGCGGCACAGCAGCGCCCAACTTGCCCATGAACCCGCCGAGGCCGGTGGCGCCGGTCGCCCCGGCCATCTCCTCCTGTAGGGTCAGCTCCTCCTTGCCCAGCGTCTTCACCGAGTCGGCGGCGTACATCGCCTTCAACTTCAACGTGTCCAACGCCGTCCCCGACGCGATGGTGTTCCGCATCGCAACAAACCCGTTAAGGACGTTGTTGATGCCGCCCATCAGGGACGTGAAGATGTCCAGGGACTTCAGAATGATCAGGCGTCCCAGAAGCGCCGGGAGGATGACCTCGGCGAGGATCTTGATGGTGCCCGAGTTGTCCTTCAGGAACCCGGTCACCGCCATCAGCGCCGGACCGACCACGTTGGCCAACACCACACCGACGGATTGCAGCCCCAGGAAGAACGCCCCAGCCAGCACACCGGCGAGAGGCTGGACGGCACCCCACAGGTTCGACACCGCCACGAACGCGTCCTTGATCGCCTTGCCGAAGTTCTGGAGGAACTGCATGACGATGGACTCGGCCTGGTGGAGGACGTCGCTGTCCAACGCCTGCTGAATGTCGCGGCCGAGGTCATGCAGCAGCGGCCCGGCGGTGCGCTGCACGTAGTCCATCAGGTCCATCAGCTTCGGCAACAACGCCGTACCGATCTTGATGGCGGTGGTTTCGATGTACTGCCGCGCCTGATCGATCTTGAAGTTGAAACCTTGGGTGATGACCCCCCACGTCTCAATGTTGTCCCCGGCGTTCTTCGCGCCCTCCGAGATGTTCTGCTCGTTAGCCGCAAACGTCGCCAGGTTCACCCCGCCGATCTGCAACGCCGTGTTGGTGTCCACGGTGTCGCCCAAGACCTTCCGCAGAGCACCAGCGAACGTGTCCGCGCCCGGCTGGCCGCTCCGCAACGCCTGGTTGAAGCTGTTGGCGTTCTTGTACAGCGTCACAAATTCCGAACCCTGCGCCTGCAAGTTCGGTGACAACAGTTTGATTGCCTGGCTGTAGTCCTTCGCATTGATGGTGCCGTTCATCACCTCATCGGCGAGGTGCCGAACCTGCGGCGCCATCGTGGACAACATCTGGTTCATGTCAGCCGACGCCGTCTTAGACGTGTTGAACGTGTTCGCCAAATAGGTGTTGTCCGGCCCCAGGTGGTTCATAATCGCCTGGTCAACCACGCCCATCGTGCCCAACAGGCCGCGCTCGCCCAGGTGTTCCTTCAGATCCATCGTGGACAGACCGAACGTCGCCATGGCCTTGACGGCAACAGCGTTCGGGGACTGCAACGACGCGATGGTGTGGCCCAGCATTTGAGCCGAGTTGATGGCGGTGTTACCGGCTACCGTCTCCGTGGCCATCGCGGCAGCAACATCGGCAAACGAAATACCGGCGGCTGCCGCCTGTGGAAGGACAGCACTCAACGACCCGGAGAAGTCCTCCATGGACATCTTGCCCGCAGCGACAGCACGGACGATCATGTTCATCATCGGGACCGAGTAGTCCGCGCCCTTGCCCATGTCGTGCAGGGCCGTGGTCAGGGCATCCGCCACGGTGGTAGCGTTCGCGCCCTCAGCCCGCGCACCCTCGGCGGCGATCTTCATGACCTTCAGGCCGTCAGCGCCGTGGAACCCGGCCGATTCCACGTAGTACATGGCGTCGGCGAGGGCCTTGGTGGACGTGGCCGTGGACACGGACATGTTCAGCAGACCATCGGAGACCTGCTTGATCGGCCCCGCCAGCTTGCCGTTGACGACCGAACCGGTTTCGCCAGCAGACGTCACCAGTTTGATCATGCTGGCCTGCCAGTCACCGGCCATCTTCACCGACACGGCCGCTACGCCGATACCAGCGATCGCAATGATCTTGCCGATCTTGGCGATGCTTTCGCCGATCTTGTCGGTCTTAGCGGAGAACCCCTCCGCTTCCGCGCCCGCCTTCTCCAGACCGTCAGTGAATTCCGCCGAAACCAAACCCAGCTTGATAAAAAGGTCCGCAACCTCGGATGCCACCGACGCCTCCTAGGCAATAACGCGCCAGCGGGAGCCGAACGCCTCTTGGTAAATAAGCCGGGCCGGAACCCCCATAGCGAATTTGAACGCCGGAATCAGAAACGGATACCTAGCACCGTTCCGCAAACCGGTCTTCTCCAAATACATCGCATACTTGTTGGCTGGCGTCTTCCGGCTGCCGTACTTCGGGAACGACCCAATGCCCATACCGACCATGCACGAAAACTCGCCGCCCACAAACTTCACCGGCGTATGGGTGATAGCCCGCCGCAGCGTCCCGGAAATCACCGCCGGGCCAGTCCCCGGCCGTGCCGGGGTCGGCGTCCCATACTTGTGGGCGCCGGTACTGGCGTTGATCTTTGCCTGTTTCTCAACAACCAACGCCAGTTGGGTAAGGGCGGCCTTGGCGCGGATCTTCGTTTCGGCATCCAGTTCCACAAAGATCTTTGCGAACGTGCCCCGACGAACCTCCGTCACCATGGCCGATCCCCCTTACCTCTTAACCCGCCTAATACCTGGAGCGTTTTGTGCCGCCGCCTGCTTTTCGTATTCGCTGTTGTGGATACGGCGGCGGCGCATGATGAAGTCCCAACAGAACTGACGCACGAAAATCGGGGTGGCCTCATAGTCAGCCCACGTCCAATGCATCTCGCGCATCAGCTCAAAACACATCCACTCCTCCGGAGCCGCCCCGGATCCCCACGTCCCGTCAAGGATCGATTCGACGTCAATCAGGACGTCGGAGAATCCGGGGTCGTCGTAGGGTTTTCGCCGACCCGGTTCAACTCATCCGCAATGCGGGCGTTCACCAGCAGCGGCAAACGCGCCACCTTCTCCGCCGTCATCGGCATCGTCAGCATCCCCTGATCAAGGCTCTCGTCCTCGGCGTCGTACATGCGGATGTCGGTAATCAGCCGCGCCAGCCGCTCATACCCCTCCTGCGTCGCCGCCTCCGGGTTCACCGGCTCCCCGCTGGGCGTCAACGCGATACGGGACCGCAACCAATCCACGGGAACGAGTTTCGGGTTCCGCAGCGTGATGTACAGCGGCTCGTCACCCTCCTCCGTCATTTCCGGGAACGTGATGGTGATGAACCGGTTTTTCAAACCCGCCATGGTGTCTCTTTCCCCACTCGGTGGCCATTAGATCTACACAAGCAATGTAGATGTAAAGAAGGCGGGTCCGCCACGTATCGCCGTGGCAGACCCGCCCGTGGCGTCTAGTACGCCGTTGACACGTAGTTGGTGACCGTCGCCGACACGGCGCCGCCGTCGGTCGTGTTGTAGATACCCGACAGGGAGAAGTCCGCCGTCACGTACACGGTGGACAGGTCCACCTTGCCCTTGTACCAACCCGACTTCGACGACGTCAGCGTGATCACAGAACCGCCGGACGTGACCGGCTGCGTGATCGTCGCCGTCGCCGGGAGCTGCGTGTACTGCAAGTACAGGTTCAGGTCCGTGTCGTTCTCGAAGATCGCCTTGTACGTGCCGTCGGCCTCCAACACGCCCTGAAAGACCTCACGCGGCCCCTGCGACCCGTTGGACGCGTGGATAGCGTCCGCCGGACGCTTGACCGTCAGGTCATACGTCAGACCGCGCGTAGACGAGCCGCCGCCGTTGGTCATGGTCCACTGCCAGCCGAGGCCCGGGATCACCGACGAGAACGTTGGGGTTGGGTTCGGCGTCTGCTCCGCCGACAACCACCCCACGTACTTGACGGAGAACGTCATGACAGCCTTCGGGTCGATCTTGATCGCGACTTCCTGGATCTTGCAACCCGGGAACCCGCGCGTAGCCGTCCCCAACCCGTTCGTGGCCACATCAAACTTCGTCAACGACCACGACGTCTGGGCGGCCGTAGGGTTCTGCTTGAACGTGTGCGTGGACTGGCTGGTAACCGAACCACCGGCCGCCGTGTGCGCGTACAGGGTGCCGGTCGTCGGCGTCGTCACCGGCGCCGTGTACGGGCCCGTACCGGTAACCGTACCGACCTGGACATACTCCGTATTCGCGCCGCCCGCGTCCTGAATACGGATGGTGCTGTTGCTGGGTACCGAAGCAGTCAACGACAACGACGTTGCCCCAGCCGACGCGTTAGACGCCAACGTCGTAGACACGCCCGTGGTCGTCACCGTGTCCGGCCCGATCAGACCCCGCAGCAGGTACGGGATAGCGTCGGGGTACGCCATGACGTCGATAGCAAACGTGCTGTCACCGGGGCCCTGGTACATGCCCTGCAACAGGGTGTCGTTGTTGCGGTACGACTCGTCCCGCAACTCAACGAACACATCCTCAGCATCGATCTTCGTGCACGGGATGTAGAACGACGGGGCAACATACGTGCCCTGAGTCACCTCCTTGGCAATCCCGACATACCCAAGCTTCGCAAGAGACGTCACTGCGGCTCACCTTCCTTCGTGTCAGCCGCCGCAGCGGCGTCCTTACGCCGGGCCGCCTTCGGCGCCGGTTCATCCGCTGGTTTGTCCACCGGCACGAACCCCGCCAGCAGTTCCGGGAAATCAATGTCCTCGTCAACGCCGACGCGGAACGGGGCGCGCGTCGGGTCGTCGTCGGTAGGCCACGCCGAAACCTCCTGCGCATAGCCGCTCTTATTGCGCTGCCACATAAATGCCTCTAATCGTTGAAGTCGCGGTCATCCGCCGAATACGAGATCGTGGCCCGGAAATCAATACCGTTAGACATGGTGGTTTCCGGATCCTCGTAATGCACATGAATCCCCGACGCGGTACGCGTGACATCCGAACCCTCAGCAACCTGAAGAAACGCACCCCCATGCGTCTTGTCCGCACCGCCCGGCTGGTTCGGACCCACCCCACGGATCCGCAGACACAACAGGTGGATAGCGGCGTCAAACGCCCGCTGATCCGACTCGGCGTTTCCCTGCTGGTTCGACAACGGCCACGTCAACCGCAACATGAACTCGTAACCGAAGATCGAACGAATATGCCCGAACCGCTCCACATGCGTGTCCGTGCGGTTCACGAACACCTGCGCCTTCCGCATCGCCGGGGTACGCGGTGAATACGCCTGCACGACGTCCCACGGACCGCCGTACGTCGTCAGCAGCGACGGCAACCCGTCCTGCGTGGTGCCGGGCAGCGCCAGCCACCCCGCCTCACGGTCTACGGCGTCCGCAGAGGTCATGAACGTTCCGGGCACGGTGCCTCCTAGTGATGGCGCCGACGGACCGCCCTACGCCGCGTGTGATGGGATGAGCTGTGCCGGGACGAGGAACGCGTGGATGCCTTCTTCGCCCGGGTAGACGCCTTGTGATGCGCCGGATGGGACGCCCGCGTGGCCGCAGCCTTCGCCTTACGCGCAGCCTTCTGCGCCGGGGTCATCCGTGCGTTAGCGGCCTTGATCGCCGCCGACATTTTGATTTTGCGTGCGGCACGCTGAGCGGCGGTCATGTTGGCGTTAGCCCGCTTGATCGCCGCCGACATCTTCTGCTTCCGGGCCAGCTTCTGCGCAGCCGTCATGTTCGCGTTATGCCGCTTGATAGCGGCACTCATCTTCGCTTTGCGCATAGCCCGCTGGGCAGCAGTCATATTGGCGTTGCGCCGTTTAATAGCAGCGGACATCTTGGCTTTACGGGCGGCTTTCTGCGCCACCGTCATCCGCGCCAAATGGGCCTGCAACGACGCTTTCCGTTTCGCCGCACGCGCCGCACGCTGCGCAGGCGTCAGCTTCGCCAACGTCGCTTTGCGTTTCGCTGACATCTTCGCTTTGCGTGCGGCCCGCTGGGCAGCCGACATCGCCGCCAGCTTCTTCTTCATCGACGCCACACGCTTCATAGCCAAGGCGTGTTTCTGGGCCTTGGACATTTTGGCCATGCGCGCCTTGATCGATGCCCGCAGCTTCGCCTTCTGCGCGGCGGTCATCTTGTGATGCTTGCCCTTCATCCGCGCCCGCAGCTTCGCTTTCGCGGCAGCGGACATCGGATGGCCCTTGTGATGCTTGCCCTTGTTGTGGCCCGGGTTTTTCTTGTTGTACGCCGCCCAGCCCCCGGCCATCAGCTACCTCCGGGTGTAGGCCGTCAGAATCTCCAGGGCATCCATCCGCAGCGCGTCAGGGTCGTGGCCGTGCATCGCCTGCGCCGGGTCCAACTGCTTCAACACCAGCGACGCCGCCATAAACTCACACGCCTGCTCCAGATCCAGCGGCACGGTGGAGTATCCGCCGCTGTACACCACGACGATGGTGGTTCCGGTCGGCACGTAGGTGCCCAACTGGAACCGGCAGTGTCCGGTGTCGGGTTCGTACTGTGTGGTGTTCGGCACCACCGCCTGCGTGCCGGAGTACGACCGCAACAGTTCGATGCTGGTGATACTCCCGGCCCAATACTCCTGGTAACGCGGCGGGTATTCCCGGACCCAGAAGTGGCGGACCAGTTGGGATGTCCCCAGCGACTGCGCGCGGGAGAAACCAATCTGTGCCGACGGTTCCATAGGGCCGGGGATTTCGGTGATGTCGTCTACGTCGAGGGCCTGTGCCCGCTGGGTTTCGGTGATGTTCGTGAACGGCGCCAACCGGCGGTCTACAGCGGATTCGCATAGCCGGGTGGCGCGGAGCATGAGGTGGTCTAGCGTTGGGCCGCTGAAGTTCCGCACGAGGTCCGCGAAGGCGCCGGATTCAAGTTGGGCGGACGTGCACAGCGGCGTGAGGTTGTCAGCGGCCACACCGCTCCCCTAACTATTCGGTATCGTCGTCGCCGTCGGCTTCGGTGACCTCGCGGATGATCTTTCCTTCGGCATCACGCGGCAGACGCGGACGGCCGCCCTTGCGCTTCGGGGCCTCTTCCTCGTCGCTGTCCGTCTCCGGTTCCGGTTCCTCGTCGGCTGGTGGTTCGTCAACGACGGGGGCGGGTTCCGGGGCTGGGACTTCTGCGAATCCTCCGCCGGGAATGGCGAGGAGTTGCCAGGCGAGTTCGTCGTCTACCTCGATGACGTCACCGGCGTTTTCCCAGGTGTGGCCCGGTGCGGAACCTGCCTGGTCTTTCCGTAGGAACATGATGTTTTTCCCATCCCGGTCCCTGACCGACGTGGTATCGTATGGAAATCACGGACCCACGGCGCACCGGAGGACGCCCCATGGATCACGAAACCGCACAGTGGTACGCCGCACGGCTAGCCAAATCTGAGATCACCGTCACCCCCGCCACCGTCCGGGAAAGCGGACCCCTCGCCAACGTGTGGGGAATCCGCGTCACCGCCCAACCCGACAGCCGCGTCTACGGCCACCCCGATTCGTTCCCGCCCCAGTGGCGGCACGTCCTCGACCACGCCTGCATCAACTGCGGAACCACCATCGACACCCGAAACATGTACAACCAGATGACCGGCGGCTACGACGCGTGGTGTTTCCCCTGCTTCCACGGGGACGCGGCATGAAAAACCTACTCGTCCTAACCCTAGAATTTAACGACCGGCGGGACGTCAAGCGCAAGAAGAGCGTGGTCGAAACGGTGGACGTCACGTTCACCCACGGCGCCGACTACTGGTTCGGGTGGGCCCGCAAAAAGATCGAGGACCGCTACGGATTCGACGAGCCCGACAACGTCTGCGTCGTCCACTGGTCAATGACCGAATGCGGCGCATACGGATTCGAGGAGGAAATCTGATGCGCCCGAGCATCCGCTGGATCCCGATCCCCACGTTCCCCAACGCGGTTGCGCCGTTCATGCCCGGGGCCATCATCACCACGGGGTGCGCAATCGAATCCGGCAACCCCGTGTTCATCGCCGGTAGCCTCACCGCCACCGCGTACGTCATGATCAACATCTACCGGATGGCGTTCCCCCACAAGGAGATCACCGTCCCCATCCCGTGGACCGCGCAACCGGCCGCCATCGAACCGCCCCGCCGCCAGCCGATCGCGTACCCGCCGAAGCCGGGTCAGTGTTTCGTATGCGGGATCATCGACCCCGAGCGGGAAGCATCATTGGGCACCGCCAACCACCCCGAATGCGTCGAATGGCTCGGCGACTGGAAACCCCCAGCACCCCCACCCGCAACCAACCGGGTCAGCGTGCCGTACACCGGCATCACCACGCAGGAGGCCTATGCGGCGATGCGCGACATAAGCAACGCGCTAGCCGCCCCTACCAAACAGGGCTACGTGTTCACGTGCAAGTGCCCGGACTGCGTGGCCCGCTGGTCGTTCCTGCGGTCGTGCACCAACGGCCACCCCACCGACTGCGGCTGCACGGCCTGCAACAGCGTCCGTGACGCCCGCACAGCCATCGGGGACCATCACCGTAACTGCATGTGCGGCGGGGGCCTGTACTGCGCCCGTAGCCGCCGTCAGAAGCCGTTCGCGGTGGATGGGCACCTGACGTACGGCGGCGACTACAGCGACGCTGAGATTCAGGCCGCGTACGACGAGTTGAACGCCCGGTACGCCCGCAACAACATCAAGATCGAGGCGTGGTACCCCTACCCCGACCACACCGACAGCGCCGACTGTAGGTGCGCCGTGTGCAGCATGGTCAACGACTACGCCGAGGAGATCAAAGCGAAACCGCCGATCATCCTCCCCGCCACGCCGCACCACACACCCGTCATGGGGCTAGATGGGCACCTGGAATTCCGGGGCATGCCGCATCCCCACGTCCTCGGCTACACCCACTACCCCGACCACTTCGAACTGTTCGAGGGCCGCTGCGTCGCCTGCCAGTTGATCACCGACTACTTCGCCCAGCCCCAACAGATCAAGCTGCCGCCGTTCGAACCAGACCCGAAGCTGACGAAAAGGATCAAGGAGTGACCGAATACACGCCACGCATCACCACACGCACGTGGCAATGCGCCGAATGGATCGGCCAGTGGATCGCCAACGGCAAATACACGCCGGGGGAACGGATCGACCCGGACAAGCTGCGGACGGAACTGGGCGTGTCCCGGACCGCGTTCCGGGAGGCACTGCGGCTGATGGAGGGGAAGGGCATGCTCACCGCCCGCCCCAACTCCGGAACCCGCGTCACCGACCCCGTCACCTGGAACCTCACCGACGCCGACGTGTGCCGGTGGCTGACACCCAGCAACATCGGACGCATGTTCCAGAACGACGCCTACGTGTTCCACGCGTTCCTCGCCAGCCGCCCCGACCTGAAAAACAACCTGTTTTTCAAGAACGCATACGACGCGGCCACGGCCGTGCAAAAGGAGAAGCAGTGACCAGCCTCGCCGACCTGTTCGCGCCCGGCACCCTCGCGGAGGAGATCGACGCCGGATACGTCCAGACGCGCCGTCACCCCACCGAACCCCTGACCATCTACACGTACACCCGGCACTGCCAGTATGACCGGCACTGGAACAACGTCACCACGCGCTGCCGGGGCCTGATCGCCGACGACGCCGGGACGGTCGTGGCGTGGCCGTTCCCGAAGTTCTTCAACGTCTCCGAGCACGACAGCGGTCAGGACTACGCGCCGCCGCTGCCGAAGGAAGACTTCTCGATCTTCGAGAAGGTGGACGGGTCGTTGGGCATCATGTTCTGGTACCAGGGCAAATGGCACGTGGCGTCGAAGGGATCGTTCACGTCTGAGCAGGCACAGTGGGCGCAGCGCCGGTTGGACGGCTGCGACACGTCCCGGCTGGAGGCGGGGATCACGTACCTGTGCGAGATCATCTATCCCGAGAACCGGATCGTGGTCCGCTACGACGACAACCTGACCGGGCTGTGCCTGATCGGCGCGTACGGGGTCAACGGTCAGGAGATCCCGTTGCATGAGGTCGCGGACGGTTGGGAACCGATCGGGTACCCGGTGCGGCAGTGGGTGGCGTTCGACAAGTTCCCGATGTCGCTGCTGATGGCGTTGGCCGACGGGAACAAGGACCTGAACGGTGAGCCGGTCGGCGGGTCGGACAGCGAGGGCTGGGTGATCCGGTTCAACCAGTCCGGCATCCGCGCCAAGATCAAGTTCGCGGAGTATGTGCGTCTCCACAAGGTGTTGACAGGCATCAACGCCCGCGACGTCTGGCAGGCGTACGGCGCCGACCGGTTCGCCACCATCGACGCCCACGAGCTGTCGAAAACCATCGGTGTCACGTTCTCCGAGGCCATCCGCATGTCCGCGATCCCCGGCGGCGCTATCGGCGCCCTGATCGACGACGTCCCGGACGAGTTCGATCAGTGGGTTCGCGGCGTCATGGCCGATCTGGACCGGCAGTTCTACGCGATCACGCAGCAGATCACGGACCTGGTCGCCGTCGCCCGGACCAAGACCGAGGACGAGATGGGCCGCCAGTACGGGCCGGAGCGCCGGAAGACGTTCGCCCGGCATGTGATGGAGCTGGCGACGGACCCGGTGATCCGTTCCGGGATGTTCATCAAATACGACCATCGGGACATCGGGCCGCACGTGTGGAAGTCCCTGCGTCCCGCCGCCACCGACCCGTTCCGCGCCGATACCAACGAGGAGGCGTAGTGACCGCCGTCAACACCCTGTTGAAGGGCATTGTCGGATCAACCGCCTACGGCCTCGACACCCCCGAGTCCGACGTGGACACGCTGGGCGTGTTCGCAGCCCCCACCATCGCGTTCCACGGGCTGACGAAACCCCAAGAGTCGATGGTCACCCACGACCCCGACAGCACCATGCATGAGGCCGGGAAGTTTGTGCGGCTGGCCCTGAACGGCAACCCGTCGGTGAACGAGCTGCTGTGGCTCGACCAGTACGACTTCATCACCCAACTCGGCGCCGAACTCGTCGGGATCCGGGACGCGTTCCTGTGCGGCCGTCAGGTCCGTGACGCCTATATCGGGTACGCCCGGCAGCAGCTCGGGAAACTGATCGCACGCGGCAACGGGTCGTTCGCCGCCGACATCCCGGAACGCCGCGCGGCCAAACACGCCCGGCACATCATCCGGCTCCTCGAACAGGGCCGGGAGCTGTACACCACCGGGCAACTGACGGTCCGGCTGAAGGACCCCGACATGGTCCGGGACCTCGCCGACTGGATACTCGCCCACCCGCTCCAGGGCCACGACTACATCCACGGCGTCGAAATGATCATGGATGGGGATGGGACACCCCTGCCCGACCACCCCGACCGCGACACCGCCGAACAATGGCTCCTACGCGTCCGCAACCACCACTACACCTACGACACCGAGGACTAGCCCGTGAACGCCCCAGATATCGACGTGGAAAAGTGGACCCACCGCGCCGGTCCGCTCCTCATCGCCGCCGTCATCCTCACCGCCCCCACCATCCTGCTGCCTGACAACTGGTGGGGACGCCTCGTCAACACGGTCACGGTGCTGCCGCTGATCGCGCTGGTGTGCCTGAACCTGTACCACGGCAAGCGGTTCTGCGAATACTGCGCCGCCGCCACACCCGCCGACGGCGTGGGGGCAGCCCGGCGTAAGAGCCGGACGCTGAAGTTCTTCCACAGGTGCATCAGCCCATGGGCGCTCGTCTACCTGGTCGCGATGTTGACGGTCCCGAACCTGCTGCCGCGTGTGTGGCCCTACGCCATCGCGTGGGCCGTGTTCCAACCCGGGCTCCTGTTCTTCCTGTGGGCCCTGCGCGTCCACAACCTGTTGGAACCGTGGTGCCCCTGGTGCAACGGCGACGACGGCCGGGGGCTGCGGGAACCGTCACCCGATCCCGTTATTCCGCAGAAGGTCTAGACAACGGAGGAAACCGTGTCCACCATCCATTTGACCACCGGTTTGCCCGCATCCGGGAAAACCACCTACGCCAACAAGCTCGTTGCCGAATCCAACGGCCGTGTCCGCCGCGTCAACCTCGACGACATCCGCATGATGATGGACCTGAACGACGGGTCCCGCCGGTTCCCCGGCGCCAACGAGGACACTGTGCTGAAGGTGCAGGACGCCGCGATCCTCGGCGCCATCAACGACGGATTCGACATCATCGTTGACAACACCCACCTTGTCGCGCGCCTGCCGAACCGGTACAAGCGGCTCGTCGGCGGCCGGGCAACGTTCCACATCCACGACTTCACCCACGTGCCCGTGGACACCTGCATTGACCGCGACCAGGCACGGGAACGGTCCGTGGGCCCGGCGGTCATCAAGGACATGCACGAGCGGATGCGTCGCAGCAAGTGGCGACTGGCCAGCCACCCCATGAACGATATGGTGGCGCCGGAGCCGTACCGCCGCAACGACGCGTTGCCCCCGGCGGTCATCTGCGACATCGACGGAACGTTGGCGATCCACAACGGACGCGGCCCCTACGACTTCGAACAGGTCGGAACCGACCTGGTGAACCCGGAGGTTCGGCGGATCCTCGACCTGTGCCGCAACAGCGGCGGCTGGGGCGGGATCCGGGACCGCATCATCCTCCTGTCCGGCCGTCAGTCCGAATACCGGGCCCACACCGAGCGGTGGTTGGACGATAACGGCATCGTGTACGACGAGCTGTGGATGCGGGCCGAGGGCGACCGGCGCGGCGACGACATCGTGAAGGCCGAACTGTTCGACGCCCACGTTCGCGACCTGTACGACGTCCGGTTCGTGCTGGACGACCGGGACCGGGTTGTGGCCCTGTGGCGGCGGATGGGTCTGGAGTGCTGGCAGGTGAACTATGGCGACTTTTAAGCCCCGGCCGTTCATCGACGTCACCCGCGTTCACCTGTCCGACCTGAAGCAGGAGTGCGGCAACGGCTGGTGTCTGCGTCGTCACCGCTGGATCGCCGGGTGTGAGTGCGGGTGGCGGAAGGTGTTCAAGCGGCGCCGTGACGCCTGGCACATGCTGTGGAACTGGCATTTGGAAGACGACCACGGAGGGGCAGACGACTAGTGGACATCAGGTACGTGTTCGGGGACGCCACCACGTGCAGCGGCGACCCTACGTTGGGTGGCGGCCACATCATCGCGCATGTCTGCAACGACCGGGGCGCGTGGGGCGCCGGGTTTACCCGGTCCCTGTCCACCCGGTACCCGTGGGCGGAGACGGTGTACCGGACGTTGAAACCGGCTGATTTGGAGTTGGGCAACATCCAGATCACGCCGGTTGACCCCGGCGTGTACGTCGCCAACATGATCGCCCAAGACGGGCTGATCGGCCGGGACAACCGGCGCCCTCTGAACTATGCGGCGTTGGGCGAATGCCTGAACAAACTGGGGAAATTCGCTCAAGCCGGTGGGTACGCCATCCACATGCCCCGCATCGGCTGCGGCCTCGCCGGTGGCGACTGGATGTACGTGGAAAAGCTCGTCTATGACGCGCTGGTCCGCCGCGCCGTCATCACGTTCGTGTACGACTACAACCCGGAGGCATGATGCCAACCGCCCCCTACCGGATGCCCGCGCCACCCCGGCCCCAATACGCCTCATACGTGCCGTCCCGCCGGGGCAAGGTGTTCAAGACCCACGACCGCGTCGGCGACATCATCAACGCCCTGCACCTGCGCAGCGACCGGCAAGGGGTGTTCTCCGAGGACATCACCCTGTACACGCTGAAGGGTGACGAGTACGTGGCGTGGATGGTGCTGGCCGCCGGGTCCCGGTCGGCTGATTTCCCGGAGTTGTTCCGGTCATGACCAAGACCGCGATTGGCGCCGCCGACCCGGGCGGCGGCGCCCACATGTCCGTCATGTGGCACATCGAGGAATACATGGCGACGCTGCATCGACCGTTCTGGTCCATCTCCGAAATGCGCCACGACGAGGACGCCGCGTTGGACCGGCTACGGACCCTCCGCATCCGACACCCCGACAAGCAGTGGCGCGTCAAGAAGGTCACGACCATGACCACCGAGGAAGTGCTGAACGCGTGACCAACACTAGGGAGGATGCGTAATGGGTGAGCCGGTGGACGGCACCCTGTTCTACGGGTACTGCTGGCGGGAGGAAATCCCGTTCGACGAATACCACGAAAACAATGACCTGTCGGCGTTGGTCCGCGAGGCCAACAACCAATGCGAGGTCGGCTGGTACGGCGTGGACGGCCACGAGGCCACGTTCGTGTACATCATCGGCACCGACACCACCGCCGGACAGTTCAACCCGAAACCGGTTGACGTCGGTCACGTCTTCACCAGCGACGCGGCTAACCGGCGGTGGTGGGCCGCGATGCTCGACACGTTCCTTGCCGACAACTGCGTGGAACCGCCGACGGGCGAGAACCAGCCGGGTTGGTGGCTGGTTTCGAGGTACGTGTCATGACACATACCAGGAAGCCGTTTGTGCCGTCGCGTCAGTGCCCGCACCGCTGGTGTCGTCCGGCGCACCGGTGGATCGGGTGGGTCGGTCTGGTGCTGATCGTGGCCACGTTCATCGAGAACCCGATCATGGAGGCGGTCTGTTTCGTGTTCTCCATGATCGTCGCCACCGCGCTGTTGACGTCCCGCATGGGCACGGGCACCCACGGCCGGGTGGCACACCAAACCGCCGGGGCCGACGGGTCGGCCGAAACCGAGGTTGTGGTGGATCACCGGTGGGCAACCATCGCCGCCGCATGCGACGTGGTCATTTGCGCCGCCTCAGTGTTGGAGCTGGCCACTATCGGGTCACTGGGGTCTGGCGCGTACCAGCAGTCCCATGGGATCCCGCCGTTCCTCGGCTGGGCGCTGATCTTCGCCGCCGCCGCGATCACGTTCGTGTTCTATGCGCATTGGCGGGCTACCAGGCCGCGTCCGAAGCGCCGGGTGCGGGTGTGGATCCGGGCGCGTATCCCCATGCTTGCTACCGGGAGGTAACTTGTGGACCGGTTGGAGTGCTGGTCGGCAGTCGCCGCCGGGTTGTGTTCCCTAGCCGCGATGGTGACCGTCGGCGTACCGGCGTACATGCATTACAACCAGGTGGACCCGGGCGAGTGGCGGACTGCCGTGGTGCTCATTATCTGCGCCGGGGCCTTCTTCGCGACGTCACTGGCTACGGGGATCGTGAATGGGGTTCGCCACCGGCGGGAAGACCGTCAGAACGGGGTCGAGATCAAGGAGGAATGATCGTGCCGTTGCCGTATCCCGTTCCACCGCCGCCGTCGCGCCGTCCCGGTGCGCCGCCGGGGCCGCATGATCTGCCGGACGTCGCTGACGACACGGCGTCGTGGCATCCGCAGCATCAGCCGGTGCCGTTGGAGCTGGGCGCGTCGGAGATGTATCCGGGGATGCTGTCGTGGCATCCGACGGGGCATGCGACGTCGCAGCGGAACCCGGTTCTGCCGGTAATGTTCCGGTAAACGGGTTTACGCTGGTGGGAAGCCCCTCGGACTCGCTCCGGGGGGTTTACAACGTCTAGGTCTGGGCATTACGATGTCAGTGCGACATCAACCGATCCGGAGGGACTATGAAGTACTACCTGAAAGACGACGGCGAGACCCGCACCCACGACAAGTGGAGAGACGTCATCGCCGACGCGTCCACCGTCATGACCGACTACGCCGCATCGCTGCGGGCCAGCGCCGACATCCACGACGACCGCAACCACCACGCCGCCGAAGACCTGGAGCAGTGGGTCCGCGTCCTGTCCTACTTCAAACGGGCCAGCGAAGCGAAACTCCCGATCGAGATCGACATCGCCGGGCTGAGCCTGGAGATCGGACGCACGATCACCCTCCCGGCCGAGGCCATGCGGCTGTTGAAGGAGATGGCCGAATCCGCCGACACCATCCCCGCCGACCCGGCGCGCCACAACCACCCGATCCCGTTCGTCGCCATCGGCAGCCCCTACGACGACGGCGTGATGGTCCTGTCCGAACCGGTGGGCATGTCCGCCGAGGTGGCGTCGGCGCGTCTCACCAACGCCATCAACCAGCTCGGCATCCACAACATCGCCGCCCAGAAGCAGGCTGACGTGCGGGACGCTGAATCGTCCGCGAACCGCCGCGAGATCACCGACGGGTTCACAGACCGGCTCGGGGCCCTCGGCGTTAACAACCTGATCAGCATGGTGTCGAACGTCACCGTCATGGTGGACGCGAAGACGCTGGAGGCGCTGATCGGCCTCGCCGAAACCGCCATAACCCAAATGGAATGCGCCGTGTGCGGCAGCACCCGCGAGGTCCGGATGCACCGCGCACCCCACGGCAGGGACATCCCGACGTGCGTTCTGTGCCGCGAGGAGAACCCGACCCCGCGAACCCTGGACGACGTCGAGCGGGACCTGCGGGCCGCGATGGAAAACATGCGCCACAGCAAGGCGTCAGACGCCCTGTTCGCCGTGGAGCTGCGGTTCCGCCGCGAATACAACGCGCTGAAGGAACCGCTGGGCATGTGCATGACGATCGGCTGCCGTAACCCGGCGCTGCCCGGTAGCGGCTACTGCGAGTGCAACCAGCCCCCTACGGAAGGGGCAACCGGGAGCTGATCGCCCCCAGACCCAACCGGGTTTCTCTTCCCCCGGAACCCGGCGGGGTCTGTAGGCGGCCACACCGACCGTCACCCGAGAAAAACGGAGGAACCACCATGAACGCCCGAACCCGCGTCGCCGCCATAGGCGTCGCCGTAATCGCCGCACTCGCGGTCACCCCGGCCGCGTACGCCGGACAGTCCAACGGCCCCGGACAGCCGTCCGTCCCGTCCACCTGGCAGTGCCGCCAGTACGGCCACGTCCAGCCGTACACGTACCACGGCGTCCAGTCCGACGCCTGCGACGGCTATTACGACGGCATGGGCCGGTTCGGCGGCGAGGCGGACGCGCTGGTGTGGAACCGGCACGGCGTCCTGAAGTCCTGCACCGTCCAACTCAACCGGGTCATCGGCCGCCGCGCCTACCCCCTGCGCGGATACACCGCGACGTCCCCGGCGATCGAGTCCGGCCACATCTGCGACGCCCAGGGGTTTTGGCGGCTGCCGCGCGGCTACTACAACGTGACCACCGAGTACCTGTCGGTCGGCGGCGTCCATTACCAGACCGTTCAGGGCCCGGTTGTGTACTGGCCGGGGAGCTGACCGCGCGTGGCGCTACACGGCGGCTACGGGGCCCGTGTAGACGCCACGTACGACCAGACCCCAGCATCTACCGGAGGGATGATGATCACACTCACCAGGCCACAGCGGAACGCGTTGCTCCACATGGCCGAACACGGCCGTATTACCATCGGTGACGGCGCCTCCATCGCCACCCTGCGCGTCCTGTCCAACTACAACCTCGCCCGCATCGACATCGAAAACGCCCGGTGGGTCGGGCACATCACGTCGCAGGGCCGCCACTGGCTGCGGAACCGCGCCGGGAACGCCGCTGTCCGCAACGCTGACGACGTCGCAGCCGATCGGCGCACCCAGTACCGCAACCGGGCCGCCGCGTACCTGACGGCCGCTGTGACGGCGTTGGAACGGCTGCACGGCGGCCACTACAACACCCGGCGGGCGGTGGAGGAACTGCGGAACGTCCCCCACCCCGGCCGTACCCCGGCGCGGATGGAGGCGGCGGGGTGGTGGCTGTACGACAACAACCCCGACGGCGACGTGTACCACATCGCCCGTGCGGTGATCGAGATCGCTGAGGCGTGCGCGTACCGCGCGTACCCCGTCGATCAGATGATGCTGGACCGGCTCGCCGATCACGAGACAACCCTGACCGAGATCAACACCCGACTGGAGATCACGTGACCTGATGGTCAGCTACGAAACCTACCTGACACTCAGTCAGATGAACGCCAACCGGCCACCCGAACAGCGTCAGGGACAGTTCATGTTCAACGTCCTCGTTCTACTCCGCCCCGACCTCGCCGACCGGATCCGCTGCACCGACGAGGACCCGTTCTACGACAACGACCGCATCCCCGCCATGCTCGCATGGCTAGCCGAACACTGGAACGCCACGGAGGAGCCATGACCGTCCGCGAACTCATCAACCGCCTGCTCGACGAGGACATGAACGCACAGGTGGTCGCACCGGTCCGCCGGGACGGCGAAACCGAGTACGCCCACGTCACCGACGTCATGACGGCGTTGTTCGAACAGAACGAACTGCCGAATGGCGGCCGTGAAATTTTCGGCAAAGTCCACTACACCGCATACCGCGCGAAAGGCATCTCGGCCGTCGTGATGTTGCCCGCCGCGTAACCCCACACTGCACAAACAACCCCCCGGCCAACTAGACCGGGGGGTTGATCACTCACTGCTTCGGGGGTGGCGTCTCACCCGTCCCCTGACACGACGCACACACCGACCACCCGTAACACCACACCGGAACACCGTGCTGTGTCCCGTTGGGGTGACTATCAGTCTCCCCGTGTTCGCACGGGTGCTTACCTTTACCGCTGCAAGATCCACAGGTAGCCATCGTCACCACACTACCGGCCGCCGAATGGACCCCGGCGGCCGGTAGAACGAATCAGATGTTCGCAACCACCCGAGACAAACGGCCCGCGTACTTCGGCGCACGCAACGCCAACGTCGTGTCCGTCAGAACAGCGAACGGCAGCGTGTCCGGCGCCGTCACCGTCGGCGCCAACGGCAGGATCTGCATGTTGCGGGTGTACGGACGAACCAGGAAGTTCGGGTCCATCGACAACAGGTAGATGTCCTCGTACGCGTTGAACGTGTTCGCCGCCGGAACCGGACGCGGCTTAGCACCCGCGTTCGTACCGACATACGCCGCCGGGCCCGTGTTGCCCGCCGAGTTCGTCAGCAGGTTGGTCCCGGTGTCCGTGATCGACGTCACCGCAACACCCGTGGTGTCGAACGCGTCCACCACACCCACCAGCGTCTCCGTGGTGGTAGCGGTCGAGCGGTACACCTTGTACAGGATCGGCGCCGCGTTGTCCGGCAACCCCGTCGGGGTAGCGAACGACAACGTCACCGTGCTCGTGGAACCCGTCGTGGTCTGCGAAACCTCCGTCGAGGCGGCGATCTCACCAAACCGCGCCACAACCGCCGACACCTGGTAGTAGTACGTCGTCGCCGCCAGCGTGCCGCCAGTGGTCGCCGTCCCCGTGGTCACAGCGCCCATCTGGAACGAACGCGGCGACAGGAACGAAGACTTCACCATCGGAACACCACGGTACGACGGCACGTTCAGACCGCCGCCGAGGTTCGTGGTCGGCGCCATGAAACGCTGCTGGTTCACGAACAACTGCGACACAGCCGACACCATGCGCCCGGACATCAGGAACATCCACGGCGAACCGTCGATCGGCATAGCCGCGTTCGACTCCACCAGGTCAATCAGCTCGTCCAACTTCGCCAGCGTGATGCTGCCGTTGACGTCCTGCGCGTTCACGAACGCGTTCGAGCCGGTACCGGCGGTGTAGTTCGACACCAGGTAGTCCAGCCCGGAGCACATCGGCTGCACACCGTTGGTCGTCGCCGGGTCGTTGCCCCAGATGAACGAGTTCTCCACAGTCCACAGCATGGACTGGACAGTCCCGTCCAACTCCAACTGCCGCAGGTCACCCACAATGTCGCGGGTAACGGTCTGCGCGAAGCCGGTGACCGAACCAACCGCCTGGAACAGACGGATGTTGTACACCGACTGCTCGTACGTGGAGTTGCTGATCGGCCGGGCGCCACCGTCGATAACCGCACCGGAGTCCGGCCGGTTCACACGACGGTTGAAGAAGTACTGCGTGGAATTCCACTGCTTCGTGGGAATCGCTGCCAGCATCGGCGAGTACCGGCGCTGGTATTCGAGAAGGACGGGGTCAATCGCCTTCGGGATGAGGGGCGTGACCGTACCAGCGGTCGTCACCGCCTCTTCCAACAGGGTCATGCTCGACATATCTTATTCGGCCCTTTCTATGGCTATGTTCGGGTTAGGCTGCCGTGCCCGGCGCCGGGGCCTTCGCGTACATCCCCAGCAGCATGTCAACGCGGTGCTTGTCGAACAGCTCCGCGTCCGTCAGCTCCACCGTCTCCTCGTCGTTTTCCGACAGGCGGTAGCCCCGACGCGGCGGCAGCCCGTTCTCCTTCAGGAACTCGCCACGCAACTCGTCGCGCAGTTCCTTCCGCAGCTCCCGTGCCAAAGACTCCTTCAACGTGTCCATGTCCACCGGCGCCTTCTCCTCAACGCCAGCCTTAGCGGCGTTCTCGGCAGCCTGGACAGGGACAACCGGCTCGGCCGTCTCCTGCGTGGTAGCAGCGTGCTTCGGTTCCCGCGTCTCACCAAGAGCGCGGATGGCCTCAGCCATCACACCCCCGATGGTCTCCCCGAGGAGCTTCATGTCCTCGGCGCTGAACGCGCGGTTCGTGGGAGCCGCCTCAGCGGCCGTCGTGTTCTCGGTCTCGCTCACAGCGGACTCCTCCAAAGTGTTGTCAACCTGTTCAACCGTCTCCGCCGTCGCCGCCGGAGAAGTCACGTGGATGTGGTTGTGGCCATGCTCATGCGCCGGGCCGTCACCACTGGAATGCACATGCGTGTGGGTGTGACCGTGGCTGTACTGCGGCCCGTCACCCTCCGACTCGTGAATGTGCGTGTGGGAATGGGTGTGCGGGTCGGCCCCGTCGTGGGTGTGGCCGTGGTCGTCGGGCGGCAACGTCATCTCCGCAACCGCATCACCGGCCGCCGCCGTCTCCGCAGGCGCCGGGATCCCAAACCGGGCCGTCAACTGCTCCATCTGCTTCCGGATCAAATCGAACGACTCCTCGTTCATCACCGGCTTCACATTGATCGTGATGGTGTTCCGGTCGTCCCTCGGACCCCGCACCCGGCCGCCCGTAGCAAACGACTCCCCATACACGTCCGTCATGTCGTCATCAGCGCTGGACCCACCCGCCTCGCCCATCACATCAATGTCGGCGTCGTTGTCCGGGTCCATCACGTTGATAGCGTCCATAGCCGCCTTAGCCGCTGCCTGCGCCGCCGCCCGCAACTGGTCCGGCGACACACAACCCCGGATAGACACCGACAGGGGGCCGCTGTACGCGTCCAGGCAGAACCCCGACGCCTCTCCGCCGTCGCCACCGAAGTATTCGGTGATGTCGCCCATGCGGACCTCATGTTCTTTCATCGAACCATCCGCATTCCAGTTGTCGGGGATCAACGCTGCCTGACCAAGAGCTTTTGCACGCTTCATGATGTGCTTACGGACCGCGTCGTGGCTAGCCTTACCCCGGCCAACCGCCCGAATAGCCTTCTTCAGGTCCGAGACATCCGCAATAGGGTACGACGGTTCCCCCGACGCGTTCTTCATCGCATGGCCCTTAGCCAACAGCGACTTCATATCGTCGGCGGAATACTTCGCCTCATAAATCCACCAGCGGTCCGGCAATTCCTTTTCCGACGCCATAGAAACACCACCTTCCTTCACCGTGTGGCCGATATCAGCCCAACCCGAACCTTCCTCAACCACGGTGATAGTGGCTTCCATGGATTCGCTGATCGGTACCCGCCGCAAACCGTCTACCGACTCCCGCGCCTTACCACCGGCGTCGATCAACGCCCGATCAACCCCCGGCGACGCCGTGAAATCGATCGCGTCAATCTCCAAATCGTCGGCAGTCGTCGCATGCTCCCCCTGATACGTGACGCTGCGCGGATCCCCCATCCAGTACCCGTGGATCGACACCGACCGCAGCGCCGGTGCCTGCTTACCGCCTGGTTTCACCAACGACGCGATAGTGCGGCCGTGGCTGGTGTCGAACAGTTCCGCGTCATACCGCAACGCCGAATCGTTATCGACCTTCACCGACGTCACCCGGCCCACGATCCGCGCCGAATCGTCCCCGGCCTCATGATGGGTCCGCATCACAATCGGCAGCCCGTTCGGGTCGGACAGCCGTTCCTGCATCCGCTTAGCGGCCTTACCGATGATCTCCGGCGTGTACAGGCGGTTGTTGCGGGAAAGCCCCGGCACCAACGCCACGCCGCTGATAGTGGCGAGAGCACCCACTGTGGACTCCTAATGGAAACTGATAGTCAACGCGCCGTTGGTGGCGGCACCAACAACCAAACACCCGGCCTCAAACGGCATCCCCAGCGTGTAAACGCTGCCGACAGTCGCCGACGCCGGAACCACCCCGATGATCGTTCCGGTGGCCGCGCCGGACGCCGGGCTGTTCGCGTCATAGATGTTGATCGCTGCCGCGCCGTTCGCGGACGTCACCAGGACACGGCCTAACGTGCCAGGACCCGTCTTGATCAACGTGTTGCCGGTGGTGCCGGACGCAACCACGGCCGTGGTGTCGCCGTCCGTGGACGGCGTGAACAATGGGGCAGGCATAAACCGCTCCTACGTGAAGAAACCCCCGTAGTCGGGGGAAAGAGTGAACTCCGCTGACGCCACACACCGGCACAGCGGATGCGCGGGCATCGTCGGGAAGTCGGTGATCAGGAACGGCGATTCCTGCCCGTTGGTCTCACACACAGGACACACACGGCCGTCACCGGCGGTCAGCCAAGACACCTGCTGCACACCCTCAGACGCATACAGGTCCAACGCGCCCCTAGACATGCCGGTAGACGCCGCCCAGTCCACAATGAACCCGACAATGTCCCTGTCCGCCGTGGTGTCCTGCAACACGTCCAGCCCGGCCGCGACCATCTGTTCATAGTCGGCGCCCTGTGATGCGAGATCCCCTAGTGTCCGGCCGAACTCGTCCGCCGCCCGCCCCACCATCCGCTCCAACCACGGATCAGCCGCCGCCCACGCATCACCCAGGTTCTCCATGGCGTCATAGGCGTGTTGGAACGCAATGTCGAAGTCGAAGCCGATCATCTGCTGTTTCGACGCCGCAACCGCCAACGCCGACGCATACCCCTCAGCCCGCCCAGACGTCACCACAGCCCGCATAGCGTCCCGCAGCCCCTGCCACGCCGCCTTACCCGGGACCCACTGCAACAGGCGCACAGCGGCGTTTCTAGCCGCCTCCTTCATGCGACGCAGCGCCTCCCGGTCCACCGCCTCAGACAGGCCGACCTGTTGGCGGAAGATCTGGACGGCCCCGGCGACGTCCACGCCGTCCAACGCAGCCCGCCACGCCTTCAACACCGCATGAATATGCGCCCTGTACAGGGCCTCCCGGCGTGCGAACACCTGCGCCCACACACCCTCCAAATGCCCCAGGTGAAGCGCGACCTCCAGGACATCCGGTTCGTGGGCGTGTTCCACACACAGGTCCATGACCGCGATACACCCCGCCCGGACCTCATCAGTCATCGGGCCGCCCGATGCGGCCCAGCCCTGCGCGTAGGCGGTGCGGGCGTACGGGCGGATGGATTCGGCAGTGTCGTCTGACAGCGGAAACGCCGTCCGCTCCTCCCCATACACCACCCACACGGTGTCGAACCCGATGGGGTCGGTGTCCAGCCGCCGGAACGGCGCCGGATCGTCGGGGTTGACGTACATCAACGTCATATGCGGCGTGTACCCGTGGTCGGAGGCGTTGCCGATGTCCTCGATGGCTAGCACGTCGATCAGGTCCCGCCGTAGCTGCTCAATCTCCGGGGCGTCGATCAACGCAACGATCACGTCCTGTTCATCACCGGTGAACCGGGCATGACCGGACACGTTGGCGGTGAACGCCGGACGCGGCGCCAACGCGCCGACGGCACGTTTCACCGCGTCCGCATCGACCTCGTCCGTGTGCCCCAGGTACACCATCGTCACGTGCATCTCGTCCGCCGGTGTCCCATCGATCAGGACATAGCGGGCCGTGTCGGTGGCCGACGGATACAGGGCAATCATCACGCCGTCTTTGACGTCTGGCTGATCAGCCATGAACCAACCTCCTACGATTAGGGCATGGATAACCAAGACGAATTCCCGGCGTTGCTGGCGGCGTTGGAGAATGCGCAGCCGGGCATGTACATGTCGGTTGAGGCGATGCGGGCGCTTGTACGGGAACTCCACCGGCTGTACCAGGAATGCCGGGAACTGCGGCGGCGGCTGGACACGTTCGAAAACGCCGCACGCACCACCTCACCCGGCTACCGCCTCTAGCAGGGGCAGCCCACGGCGGCCATTGACGGAGGAACTGTGAAACCAGTCATTGCGTTAGACGTGGACGGTGTCCTGTTGCCGTTCCGGGGAGATTTCGAACTCAACCCGGAACACGGCGTGTGGCTACGGGAACTGTCTGACACCTGCGAACTCGTATGGGCCACGTCATGGGGCTACCAGGCCAACACTGAACTGTCCCCAGATCTGGGGCTGCCGGATCTGCCGGTGGTCAGTAAGGACCAGGTGCCGCTGTACGGCGCGCCACGGCCGCTGGTGTGGGTGGACGACATGTTCCACGGGCAGGCGATGCCGGACCTAGCCGACCGGGTCCATGCGACCGGCCGCCGTGCCCTGTTCGTAGGTACCGATCCGCATGTTGGGTTGGATAAGCGGGATATGAACGCCATCCGGTTCTACGTAGGGCTTGACTGGTTGCCGTAGGGCGGAAGGTGCCGGATTCGAACCGACCCCGGGTGTTAAACCGGCACGCGCTTCCAACGCGCTTGACACGCCAAATGTCGGACCTTCCATCGCGGTAGGTGAGGGATTCGAACCCCCAACGCCGTCAGACGCCACGGCTTTCAAGACCGCTTAGCGCACCAATGCCGGACCTACCAACGACACCGAGCGGTAGGTGCAGGAATCGAACCCGCTACGGTGTTACCCGCCACGCCTTTCGAGAGCGTTTGCCACCATTGGCGTACCTACCATGCCCCACTGCGGGTTTCCCAGGACTAGAAAAGATCACACAGCGGGGACGCGGAGAGACGAGGGATCGAACCCCGGCCGGGTTGCCCCGGGCATCGCGCTAGCAACGCGTCGCATTACCGCTCTGCCACCTCTCCAACGTCGGCGTAGCAGGACTCGAACCTGCGCATCTCCTGATCCCAAATCAGGTGCCTTACCAACTAGGCCACACGCCGTGGCTGCCCTCTAGACGGTGCATGTGCCCGTGAAGTACCAGACACCGCCTATCAGGCAGTGGAACCGGTGGGACTCGAACCCACAACCTGCTGTTTGCAAAACAGCCGCTCTTCCAATTGGAGCTACGGACCCATTCTCCGGAACGTGCATCCCGTACACCACCAGGAGCCGAGGCGCCCGGCAGGGGATCGAACCCTGTCCTTTCCGGTACCGCAATGCTAACCCTGTACGGTGCTATTCGTCACGTCCATATGCGCTGTCCCGCGCCCGCCGCAACACCTTGATCAGACGGTTGATGTCAGACCGCGACAACACCGGCATGAACCGTTCCGTTTCCGTGTTCATCACCGGACCCGGATGCACATCCACACCCGCCGCCTCAAAATCCGCCCACGGCATCGGCTCCTGCGACACCAACGCCATCTGCACATAACCCCCGACCAACGAGTTGTCGTGCCACCGCACAACCAACACGTCGTCGATCTCAGCCGTCGCGTCCTCATCAGAACCGGACGTCCCCGGCAGCCCATGCCCATGCTTCCGCCACTGCGGAAAGTTGATCTGTTCCTTCGGCATCACGCCAGCTCCCATCACAGGAAACCGCCCATCACGGGCAGTACTAGCGTGATCCTAACTCAGCCGCGAGTGATGCGTACCCCAGACCCCACACCGGCGATGTGAAGCGCCAACGACGCCAACCCCAGCAACAGAAGCGACATCGGCGACAACCACACGTTGGTATGCGACCCGGCGCCGTTCAGGACGAACGCCACACCGAACAGAACCGCAGCGATCACAGCAAACACCACACACCTCCAGGTACAGTCTCACAAGGCGCAGGACCCCACTCCAGGCGCCTAGCGGATACCCGCCGACACTGACGCGTGCCCGGCGGGTATCCGCACCTTGACCTACGCCTGATGCGGCGGAACGTGCTGCTCCCAGTCCTTCGCGTTCTGATCAGCCTCCGACGGCACCCAATCCTGCGGCGTCGGATGATCCGTGTGCAACCGCCACCGGTTCTCCGCAACATGCACTGCATGATGCCCCTGCGGCCACGACGTACGCCGCACCGGAACCTTGTTCATTGTCGCGATCTCATGTGCCTGCATGTACTCCATAGAGCCCTACGGTACCCACTACGCCGCCACCCACACCCCGTCACGGATGAACCCGTGGTTCCCACACGCCCGGCACAGCAACGACGGCGACAGAGTCAACGGATCCATGGACAGCACATCCCAGCCGTGTTCAGGACTGTACGAACGGAACGCGACAAACCCGTAACACCAGCCGTCCCCAGCCCGGTGAAACTCGTTGATCGCCACCACCTCATCCCGGTCATGCGCCGTCACCGGCACATACCCGTGATTGTGGCCGTCATCCAGCCACACCGTGCCGTCCGGCGGCTGACCATTCACCAACGTCATACCATCCCCCTACCCGACCGCAGCCCACATCGGAAACGCGTTGGTCGCCGAGTTCGACGCCGGGGTAATCGACGCCGGAAGGGTGGTTTGGGCAGTGCCGTTCACCGCATACCGCATCGACGCCCCGGTAAGACCAACGTTCGAAACCGACAGGGTAGCGCCGGTCCCGCGCTGCAACAACGCCGCCGTGGTCGCGTTGTTCAGATACGCCACCCAATACGTCCCGGCCGCTGCTGCATACGGCGTCACCACAGCCTGCATCAGGTTCCCAGCCGACGTAATCGCCGCATCGATAGCCCCAGCCGCCGTGACCGCCACACGGGTCCCTGCGGCGGTGTACAGGCCGAGGAAGTTTTGGTTCGCCGTCACCGTCGCCGCGCCGGTCGCGATAGCCACCGACAGTTTGTTGATCGTCTGCGCGTACCGCAACACCACCTGCGCCAGGAACACCGTCCCCGACACCGCCGACGCAGAACCCGACGTTATCGCCGGATCGAACGTCCATGCGATCAGGCCGAGATCCGAACCGAAGTAGTGGTTGCCGGGCACCTGCACCCCGTTGACCGTGTACAGGTCGGTGTTCGGCATCTCCACATGGTTGTACGTGGTCGTGCCGCTGTTCGGCCACATGTTCTGGAACACCGGCGCAACCGCCCCGTTGTTCTGAACGTTAGCCGTGGACCCGTTCTGCCAGGTACCGCCCACAATCATCGGGGCAATCACACCGGACGAGATCTTCAAACCGATGTTCATCGTGTCCGCGTAGCCGCCAGTGATAGTGGTCGAATGCGCGGCCGTGTCGAGGAAGATGCCGTTACCGGAACCAGCCTCAACATCGGCATGAACAATGTTGGTGGAATGCGAGTTGGTGATGTAGACACCCGACGATGCGGCGTCGTCTGTCTGCGGCAGCATCCGGCAATCGATGATGCTGTTGGAATGCGAACCGCCGGTGATCGAGATGCCCTTCGATGACGCCCCGCCGTAGCTGATCCGGCACGCACGAACCTGGTTGTAGTGGCAGGTGGAGGCGTTCATCAGAATACCGGTGTTCGGTGCCACACCCGACGCGCCGCCGCCGTCAATCAGCAGCATCTCCAACACCGACATGTTGAAGTTGGATGCGTCGATAGCGACGCCGGTGGTGGTGGCGTTGGTCTGTGACAGACGCAGCCACCGGGCGTTGACACGGATGTTCGCTGAGGCGTTGATAGCCGGGGTCACTACTGTGCCGTCATACCGGATCTGTGAACCCCAGCCGTCACCCTGGAACGTGGTCCCGGTCGTGGACACTGTCAGCGTCGAGGAGATCAGGTACGACCCGGGCGGGAAGTACACGGTGCCGCCGTTCGCCGGTACCGCCGCCATAGCGTTCTTGATCGCCGCCGTGTCATCGGTGGTGCCGTTGCCGGTAGCGCCGTACGACATGACGTTCAGCCACGCCGGAGAGGACACGGTGATACTGGCGGGCACGATCGGTGACAGGGTCGAAATATCAACAGTGGAACCCAGCGAATGCGGGATGTTGATGCTGTACGACCGGGGCGACATACCCGCGATGGTCTCCGTGACCGTCCACGACCAGTTAGACGGCGTCAACTGGCCGGTACACGGCAGAACCACGGAGAACGCGCCGGAGGCGTTCAGCGCCACCGTGGTCCCGATACCGCCCAGCAGAACCGCGCCGACAGTATCCACCAGGATCGGGGTAGACGGCGCGAACGTGACCGTCCCGGACATAGCCGTACCCGACGGGTTCAGGTATGTACCGGTCACCGTGATGGTGTTGATATCGCCTGGCAGCGGCATAGACGGTCCTTCCCTACGGCAACAGGGCCGTCAAATCCACAGTTGATCCCAGCGAATGCGGAACGGACTTAGCCGGGTACGACGCCGTCTGTGCGCCGTTGATGGTGGGCGAGATGGTGTAGGTGAACGCCGACAGGTTGGCGTTGTCGGTGCACGCCAACACCGTTGAGATCTGACCGGAGCCGTTGAGTGTCGCCACTGTCGGGCCGTCCACGACCACATGCCCCACGTTGTCGATCAACGGCACCACGGACGGGGTGAACGTGACCGTACCCGATGCCACGTTCCCCCGAACGTCCTTAAACGTGCCCGTCACCGTGATCGTGTTCAGGTCACCCGGCAGCGGCATGAACCATCCCCTACTCCAGAAACCATGTCGCGGTCGTCGGCGTCACGGTGCCGTTGATCTGAATCCACGCCTGCGGCCCCACACGCACCATCAGCGGCGCCAGCGTGCCGGATGCCTGCGAGTAGACGGTGGACATCGTCGGTGCCGATGGTCCGCCGCGTAGCGCCGATACCTGAATGGAGGTGACGGTGCCGCCCGCTAGGGTGACGTTCACGTACCGGCCGTACGGGTTCATGATCGCCGTGTTGATCGTCAGGGCAGGCGGTGAGGATGCCAGCCCCGGGAACTGAAAATCACAGATCACATCCAGCGGGGTGCCCGCGCCCAGCGTCGGCGGTGTCCCGCCGTTGCCCTTCAAATGCACCACGCCACATGCGGCGACCATCCCGGACGTGTTGTCCCGGATCACCGACGCACCCTCAGTGTCGAAAGACCCTGACAGCATCGGACCAATACCCGACTGCCCAGGACCGATGATCTCCATGTCCTGATTGCAGCCCTCAATCGAGATCTGCTCAAGATCCATACCGTGGGATGCGCCGACACCGCTACCGCCGTCGCCATAATTACCGACCGGGCAGATACCCGACCAGCAATACAGCATCACACCGCCCTTCCAGACAGTGTGCTCAGTCATAAACAACCCCCGCGTATAGCCGCCGTGACAAACCACATTGTTCATCACATTGTTGTCGTTGTTCCCGGCGGACGGCAGCAGAACACCGATACTCAACCCGGCGGAGAACCCGTTCGGGTTGTTGAAATCGTTATCGGCGTACACACCGGTGGTGCCGTACCCGAAATTCTCCAAAGCGGCAGCCGCCACACCATGCAGGTTCAGCGCGCTGTACGTCCAGCCGTTCGCCGAATGCGTGGTGTAGATCTGCATGTTCTGGAACCTGACAAGCACGTTGTTGTACTGCAACGTGCTCCCGCCCCAACCGTTCGCACCCGTCTGACCGCTGATCACCGCCGCCGACCCGTTGGCGTTGAGAGCGTTGGTCTGCGCCGTGGCATTGGCGAACACGCCGAAGCTGACGAGGGTGGAACCGCCCATCTGCGGAACCAACTGTTCCCAATGCCGGGTGGTACCGCCGTCAGTAGCACCCAGGAACCACAAAACAACCTTGTTGTTCACCGCCTTACCCGCCACACGCGGGTTAATCGGGATAGTCAACTGCCCGTTGGCCTGGTTCGTGCCGCCAGCAGACAGGGCACCGGCAATGCCGTAGAACAACCCGGCAGCAGGCGGGATCCAGATCACGGCCACGCCGTACTGCTGAGCGTACGAGAACGCCTCGTTGATACATCCCTGAATCGCTGCGGTGTCGTCGGTGGCCCAGAGGAACCGGCCGCCGGACGCGATGGTGTTGGTGGCGTTGGCGCCGATCGTCACCGTGGTTGCCGACGTGTAGCCGGTGATGGTGGTGACGAGGGTGGTGGCGCCGGACGTCAGCGCGTTCTTGATCTGGATGGCCTTTCCCACATCCGACCGTTTGAACGGGCCGGACGGGGATGTGAGGACGTTGTGGCCGGACGTGATCTGCCCATCGGTGCCGCACTGCCCGTCGCCGACGGCGCCGAAGGTGCGGACGTCGAACACCCACGCCCCGGCGTTGACTACGGACTGGTAGGTGGATCCGGCGGCGGTGTTCGCTACCCCGACCTGACCGACCTGCGCGGTGTTGGTGTAGGTGGTGTTGTTGACGGGTGCGCCACCGATGCTGATGGAGTTGGCGGTGACCTGGTCTAGGTACGTCGGTCCGGGGATGAACCGTTCGGTGGTAACCACATATGGCTCTGCGGCAGTCACAGCAGCGTCCTTCCCGGACGGTGGGGGAGTGTAAGTCGTCGCAGGTCACAGCGTTGGGCTGTGGCCGGGTGGTGGTGGTTCCGGGCCGGAGAATGGCCTACACCGACCCGGAACCACGTGTAAAAGGTGCTGGCGCGCATGCTCCCACTCGTTCACGCGACGTCAGACCCGGTATTGGTAGCGCGGACGTGTTGTCCGGCCGGTGGGCGTGTCTAAGATGTCCGTTTCAACGCTTTGTGCGCTTCCGGCGGGGCTTGACCTGGTTCGGGGGTGCCACGCGGTTCCGTTCGTCAGCATCCCGCAGGTACTCGTACGCACGCCGAACCCGCGCGGTTGTATCCCCCAGATGCCCCAGACCCGTGTTGCACGCCACGCAAAGGATCCCGCGCACATGCCCCGTACGGTGGTTGTGATCAATGCATGGTCGGCGTTCGTCAGTGAACTCCCGGCGGCAGATACCGCACGTGCCACGTTGTTCTGACCACAACCGGCTATACGCTTCATCCGTTAGCCCGTACTTGCCGTGGGCTGTCTTAGCGATGGTCCGGGGAACGCAGTCCGGTTCCGGATCGGACGCCGGATACTGCGGTACTGAATCAACAAACGACTGTTCACGAAAGTGATACGAGCACAACCCAGCAACAGACGCCGGGGCACGGCACCCCTTGGTATTACACGTAGGCTTAGCCATGTCGGACACCGTCTCCTCGGTGATCGGCTGGCCCCTAGCCTGTTGCCGCAGACGAGGGGCCGTTTTCGTTCCCGATCTTACGTCAGGTACGTGTAGATCTGGTGGTTCGTCGTCGGGGTGATCGTGCCCAACGACGAACCCACCGCAACCGGCGTCGTCTGGCCAGTCAACGCCGTACCACAGTAGATAGGCGCCACCGTGGCGATAGCCGCATGCGTCAACGCCGGGGCAGCAGCGAACGTCGGAACAGTCGTTGCCGTCACGTTCACAAAGGCGTAGTAGAAGCCGGTGTAGGTGGTGGTGAACGGCGTAGCGATAGCCGTGGTGGTGACGGTGTTAGCGGCGAAATACGCCGCACCGGTGTTGTCGGCGCTGACACCCAGGACCGTACCGGCGCTGTTGGCGATACCCACCCACGCATGCGTGCCCGTCGCCTCAGCAGCAATAGACACCAGGGTCATGTTGGAGATCAGCAGACCGGCCTCGATCGGGATCGCGAACGCCACGACGGTGCCGGAGGTCGCGACCGTGGACGTGCCCGTTGCCGACATACGGCCGTCAATGCTCGACGCCTTCGTGCCCGTCGGCTCAAGGTACTGGTACATCCACGCCTTCGTACCGCCCGACAGCAGCGACACCGGCCCGGCAAACTGGTTGACGTTGGCTGCCACGCCGGAGTTGACGCTGTCCACGTTGAGGACGCCGGGGGTAATGACATTGGTTGCCGCTGCATACGGCGTCTGTGCCTGACCCATGGTTGGGTCTCCTCACTGCCCCGCAGGGCTACGCAATGATCTTTGGAATGAGCGGCAGAACATCCGCCGCCCGCAACGCGTGCCCACTACACACGATGGCCCCTTCCCGGCCCCGGCAGCGCCTTCAGCGCCGCTTTCCGCCGTGCCCGGTACGACCGCTCCCACGACTCGCTCAACGCCCGCGTATCGCGCCCGTACGCCGTTTCCTTCGGCGGCGTGCCCTGTGTGGCGTCACCCGACAGACCCGGCTGATCCTCAGGACTGCGCGGCGCATTCGGTTTCATGTCCGGAACCGGCGCCACACCCGGTTTCCCGCCCGCCAACGCCATCGCAGCGGCCATAGGCGGCAACTGTGGCGGTTCCGGTTCCTCGGCGTCCGGCAACCCCGGCACGTAGCCGTTGACACCTGCCGCTGTCAGCGGTGCCGCCTTGTTCCCGATAGACGCCTTCGACATGGCCTCCATGTCGTCCCACGCCACAATGCCCTGACGGGTCTCGATGATGTTGATGTCACCACCATCGATCGGGGGCTTCCCAATCTCCGCCCGCCAGTCGTTGACGGAGTAGGCGCCGTTCTTCAGCCGTGTCTCCCGCACATTCTCAACGGTTTGTGAATCGCGGAAGTCAACCTCGGCGAACTCCAGATGCCACCCGGTGATCCCGAACCCGGACATCACCAGGTGATAGTTCAACTTCTCCAACAACAGGTTGGCAATAGGGATGATGGTGTTGACCTGGAAAGACTTGTTCTGTGCCTCACCCGAACCGCCGCCGATGTTGCCGGTTTCGATGATCCCGACCTTCGCCGGTGGCACACCGAACGAGGCAATGATCTGATCCCGCAGGTCCCGGGCAGCGTCCAGATAGTCCGTGACCTTCCGGTTGTCCAACACGGTGATCACACCGCCGCCGGTGGTGATCAGCGGGTTGCCCACAGCCTTCGGGCCCATGTTGTACACCTGGTGCTGTTCGCGCCAGCGTTGGACATCGTTGTCCTCATAGTGGGCCAGATCCACGTGAATACGGGGCGGGTCGCCCCTGCGGAACGTCTCCTGGATCGTGGCCATGGTGAAGATCCATGCGGTGGTCGGCAACAGCGCCAACTGTGCCGGTGACGTGCCGTACAGGCCGCCGCGTGGGGCGTCGAGGCTGATGTGGATGACGTCCTCGACGTTGAACGACGCCTGACGCAGCCCGTCCACGTCCTGCCGGTACCCGGTCACCTCGCCGTGCTGATCGCTGATCACCGTCATGGTGGTGGCATCGAGCAGGTACAGGGCGACGGGTTCCCCGAACAGCCGGATGACCTCCAGGTATGAGTCACCGAACAGCATCAGGTCGATGATGACCATCCGCAGCAGTTGGATCATGTCCTCGGTGGGGTTGGTGAACTTCACCAGCCGCCGCAGCCGTTTCACCTCCGGCGGTTCCTCCGGGACCTCGTCCTCGGGGATGTCGTCGTCTGGCACGATCTCCAGGCCGCCAGCGGTGACGGTGCGTGCGATGACGTTGATGGCCGCGCTCATCCACGTGCAGGTGTTGAAGGCGTCGTGGAGGTGCTGCAACATCTGTTGCCGCTCGGCTGTCGCCGCCATTTGGGCGGATGGCATTTCCGACGTCAGCGGGACGCCGAATTCGAAGCCTTTGCGGCGGATCTGTGCTGCCGTGTATTCGGGCATGATCGCCTGCGGCGGTGGGGTTTTCGCCTCTTCGACGGGTGCGGTTTCGGCGATGGGTTGTGGCCGGAACAGTCGGGCCAGCGCGGAACCTGCGCCCATGCGGGCCTCCTGTTTCTTCTCGGATCGGGGTTGACGGCGTTTAGGTTCTGGCAGTACGGTGTTCCTGTCGGAACAACAACCTGGAGGATGATCCAAATGACCACGACCACCACCGCCACCAGCACCTACCAGGGCAAGACCGCCGCCGAGTGGCGCGAAGAGTCCGCCGCCGCCAACCGTCTGCGGAACGAGTCGTGGGACCGCTGCGACACCGACGGTTTCGTGTCCCAGTGGGCGCACCAGATGACGTCCGGCGAGAACGAGCTGAAGGCGCAACTGGCCGAGACCGGCGGCACCACCGAGATCCAGGGTCTCTTCGACCTGGACGGCAACCTGATCCCGTCGGTCCACGGCTGGGGCCAGTACGGCGAGTACTGGATGCTGCTGGACGCCAACGGCGACAAGACCGGGTTCTTCAACCCGTCGCAGGCCCGCAACGAGGCGACGGCGCGTCGGAACAACGCCCGCAAGGGCTTCTACGTGGGGTCGGTCCGGGTCGAGGGCATGACGAAGATTGTGGGCGGCGGGACCGGGCTGGCCGGTGCGGCGTCGTGCTACCCGGCGATTGTGCCGGTGCACCGGGCGATCACGTCGGAGACGGTGGTGGAGGTCATCGACAACGGCCGGTAGGGGCTGTGGGCGTCAACCCCCGGGTTTCTTGTCCCGGGGGTTGACGCCGTTTAGGTCTGGGGGCTACGATGTCCCTATCGGAACAAGCCAACCAGGAGGACACGATGACCACCACGACCGCCCCCGCCGCCCGGTTCATCACCACCTACACCCCCGGCGCCCGCACCCTCGCCGACACCACCCCCTACCTGGTGGACGGCCAGCCGGTCACCGTGTACCTGTCCAACACCGACATCACCGTCTTCGTCGGCGACGACGCCCGCCACACCGCGCCCCGCCCGAAGAACCTCGGCGAATCCATCGCCGCCATCGCTGACTACGCCATCGAGATCCTGACCAGCGAGCAGGCCGTTCAGGTCGGCGTCAACCGCGTCAGCGACGACATCCTGAACATCACCCTCCGCGCCAACACCGCGCTGTCGTCGAAGAACTTCGGCCGCAAGGCCGCCGCTGCCGCCCGCCGCTACGCCCACGGCCGCCGCGTCGTCCGCATCTCCTCCGGCGGCGCGTTCTGCAACGGCGAGCAGTTCCACAACTACGTGTACGCGATCGCCGACTGACCATAGGCCGAAACGCCGGGAGGCGTCGGGCGGTTGGACCGCCCCTGACGATGGCCGTCAGTGAAGAACCGGAGGAAGATCATGACCGACGCCACGTACGCCCGGACCATCACCATCCACGCCCGCGCCATCCGCACCGCAATGGCCAACGGCACCATCGACAGGGACAGCGACGTCATCCACGCCGCCGTGGACCAGTGCCGCGACGCCGCATCGGCGGCCGGGTTCCACAACACCGTGGGCATCAGCGACTTCTGGGACGAGATCCAGGCGGACGAGGTTCCCCACCTGGTCGAGATCAAGAACCACCAGGAGTTCGCGAACCAGTGGCAGGCGCGGCTGAACGAGCACCGGTTCGACATCGGCACCCGCGACCACGGTGACTGTGTGGCGTGCAGGGAGCTGGCGGCGTCGGCGCGGTACAACCGGTACGCCGTCCGCATGTACCTGACCGGTCAGACGCCGCTGACGGGTGCGGCGTGGGCGGCTGGTGAGCGGGCCCGTATCGCACAGACGGAACTGCCTGCGCTGTCCACGCTGTCGGACCGTGGCATAACGGCCGGGTTTGCGTCGCAGGGTCTGCGGGATGCGCTGGACGCGCTGGCCGCCGCATCCCGCCCGCAGAACCCGCCGACGGTCTGACAGCCCCGTACACGGCCCTGTAGGGCCCGCGACACCCCCAGTACCCGACTGGGGGTGTTCGTGTGTCTACAGGCCCCACGGGTTGCCTGACGGGTGCAGCACCGGGAAACCGCCGATAGTCTGACCCGCATACGCCGGTGTGAACTCCCCACGCGCCCCAGGATCAATCTCCCGCGACGCCGCCGGATTGTCCTTCGGCCAGTGGAACCGCTGATCCACACCCAGGTTGATCACCATGTACCGCAGGGCGTCCGCAGCGTGATCACTGGCCTTGGTGTCCGCGTCCTCAATGTTGCCGCTGGACGCGTGCGGAAGGTCCCGCAACTCCCGCAGCAACTCAGTACACGAATCAAAAATGTGGATCATCGGGCATTCCTCAAGACCCTGCGACCGGTGAAACAGACACGCAGGCGCATCAGCGAGGAACGAGTGGATCCGCTGCCACCCGGCAATCCGGGACCCCGGACCCTTCCCCGCCTCCTCCAGATGAACCCCGTTCTCCGTGTAGATAGTCGCAATCGGTTTAGCGTCACCACGGGTAGCCCACAGCGCATCGTCAGCGAACCGCCGTGGACGCTCCGAACCCTCCGCCGCCTTAATCCGCAACGCCTGGTCCTTCTCGCCCACCTGCGTCGCATACAGCTCCCTGTACACCCACAGACGCTTGTCCTCATCCAACGCGCCCCACACCACCGCCCACGGCGCCGTGTAGCCCCAGTCAACCCCGGCATAGCGCCGCCACGACGACGGCAACTCCATCGGGAACACCACATGCCTGTCCCGCGACAACTCCGGGAACATCTGCCCCGCCCACCGGTCCCAGTCGCCGTCACGCATCGCCGCACGACGGTCCGGGTCCGGAATCTGATCCAGACGGTGCCTGTACCCCGCATCCAAGTGCGGGTTGTCCGTGGCCTTCGCCTGAATGAACCGCCGCGTCAGGCCGCCCTCATCATGGACGATGTGTTTGCCGTAGTCGGTGGCCTCGATATACCGCTTCTTCACCTCACCATGCGACGGACCACCCGGGTTGCACGTCATCCGGGTACCGATCACCGGCACCCCGTCACCCGACCGCAGACGCTCAAACTTGATGATGTCCACCGCACCCGGCGGCATCAACGTGGCCTCATCAACAAGGAGAAGCTGATACCCGCCGCCCTGACGGCGTGACGCGTCCTCCGCCGACTCCAGATACCGGCATCGCAAAACACTGCCGTTCGGCCAGCGCAGCTCCTTCTCCGTGCCATTCCACCGGGCACCCAGGGCGTTGCCGTACCGGTAGCGGCGAAGCACAGGGAAGATCGACTCCGCCAACTCGTCGAACGTCCGCCGCAGCAACAGAATCCGGATCCCCGGATGCCGAACCGCGTTCTTCATCGCTTCCATGACGATAGCCACGGACTTCCCGCCACCAGCCGCGCCGCCGTACAGCACATCGGATTCGGTAGCGGCGTGGAACAGCTCCTGCGGGCACATCCCGCACGGGGCGGGCAGGCAGTCTTCTGCCATGCCCGCGTCCCGTGCTCTGGCCCGGACCGTACAGTTTGGTTCGTAACCGAGAACAGCGAACACGTCCATGCGTGCATACTTCGCTGCCTCTTGTTCGGCTTCTTTACGCTTCAATTCTTGAAGGAGTTGAAGCCTCTCCAACCGGTACGTTTCCAAGTCGTCGGTCATTGTCAGCCAGCTTCTCTTGCAGACGGGCAATCTCCGCGTCCACCGCGTCAATGGTGATGTGTTCGACGCGCATGGTGGTGCCGATGCCGTACATCTTGTTCAACGATTCGATGAGCCGCCGGGTGGTTTCGATGGCTTTCTGGTCGCCGTTGGTGGCTGCGCTCCATGATGCGACGATCAGCCGTTCCATGCGGAGTCGGTTGAGTTCGCGGAGGGTTTCGCCGTCGGCGGATCCTTCTTTGAGGTTTTGTTCCAGGGATCGTCGGATGTCGTTGTATGCGGCGCCTCGGTCGGCGTAGCCGAGTTGTTCTGCAATCTGTTCGTATTGTGCGCCTGCTAGGCGGAGTGCGATTGCTTTGCGTCGGCGGTCGGCGGTGGCTGCGCGTTGTGCTAGTGATGCGCCCATTTTGTGTGCCGATCGGTATTGGTTGACATGTTACTCGCCGGTAGTTTGTGGGTGTTCGCGGTCGTAGTGATCTTCGATGAGGCCGCGTACGTTCTTAACGTCTGCAACCTGCCAGGTGCATAGGTGGCAGGTTGCGGTGTGGATGGTGGCGTTGGTGTAGCGGCTGGTGGTGACGGACCACTGTGTTTCGTCGGTGGTGTAGCGCCATGCCCATCCGCAGTGGGGGCAGCGGATGATGTGCCCGATGGGCCAGCCGTGGTGGTCTGTTTCTACGGCGACGGTGATGGGGTGGGGGTGTCGGTGGTACCAGAGGGTTTCTACTGGCATGGGTGGTGCCAGGTGCCGCCTGACTGGTTTTCGTCGTGGTAGATGGGGTTTTTGAGGAAGGTGCCGTCGGGGTTGAAGACGGTGAGGGCTACGGGGTCGGCGCCTAGGGTTTGGACGGCGTCGGGGCTGACGTCGTGGCCGACATCAACGGCGGTGATCATGGCTGCGCGGCAGTCCGGTGGGTAGTCGCCGCCGGGGGTGCCGTATGACCGGTAGTGGACTTGTGCGCCGAGGGTTGGTGCATTATCGGCTGCGGGCCCGTGTGGGGCGCTGTCGGGCGCGCACTGGTGGGTGATGGTGCGGTGGTACCAGTCGGGGTGGATGCGGGAGTCTGCATCGAAGCCGCAGCGGGTACAGGCAACGGTGTGGATGTCCTCAACGCCGTGCCGCCATGTGCGGTGGATGATGTGGATGGGGATGTTGGGTTCCGGGTTGATGATCATTCGCAGTCGCATCCGGGGTCGGGGGCCGGGCAGTTGTGGGCGTGGTGCCGGGTCATGTCGTCCGGGGCGGGGGCGTGGTCGTCGCAGGCGAACACTGACGTGTAGTGGGGGCCCTGCGGGTTGCGGTGGACAGCGCCGTACGGGCCGGTGTGGCGGGCGTCCGCGTACACCTCCGTGTCGGTGGCTGCGCGTCGCCACTGGACGGTGGCCCTGCGGTGGCAGTCTGCGTGTTGGCATCCGAAGCCTTGGGGGCCGTTTTCCCCGAGGACTTGCCAATGTGGTTTGGCCATGCCCCGGATGATATCGGGGGGCTACACGATTTGGAGGGTGTCCACGAGACGGACGGGTACCTGCGGGCTGTCAGTGATTTTCACCCACACGTTGTACAGGCCTGCGGTGAGCGGGATTCCGCCGGTGCCGGGTCCGACGAGGATTTCGGCGAAGTAGGCGTTGGTGCCGCCCTGCCCGGTGGTGTACCAACTGCCGGTGTGCCAGTCGCCAGAGGCGGGGTTGGCGTTGGCGGGGTTGGGCATGAACGCGAATTGGACCGTGTCGGCGATGGGGTTGATGGGGAGACCGGACACCAGGACCTGTTCGGGGTAGGCGAGGTATTCGGTGTCGAGAACAGATCTGGTGATCATGTCCGGTCCCCCCGTCGGGTCTACAGTTTGCCGGTCTTGTACGCCTTTACCACGTTGCTGATGTAGGAGGGGAGGACGTCGTACGCCTTCGCCACATCCACCTGTGTGAACCCGAGGTCTACGACCATCGACGCCATCTCCCGGCGGGTGTCCGGCGGGAACTTGCCGTGTTCGCGGCGGCGTCCGATGGTGGACTGGTCACCCCACATCACGTTCCCGGGTTCGAACGCGCCCTTCGGGTCGCGACGCAGCAGGCGCCATGATTTGTTGGGGCGTTCCCCGATCTCGGCGGTGACGTCAGCGCAGAACACGTTGGCGTCGTACCAGGCGGGGTGGAGGACAATCGTGGGGTCGTAGCTGTGGTGGGTGGGCTGGGTGCTGTTGTAGATGCGTCGCCACCCGGTGTAGGCGGGGTGTTTGCTGATGCCGGTGTGGCCGCGTTCGGCGTGTTGCCGTTTCAACGTGGCGGACCAGCGGGACGAGGACAGGCAGCCGCAGGATCGGGTGTTGCCGGTGCGGAGGCTGCCGGAGGGGACGGTGGTGGTGTTGCCGCATTCGCATTGGCACTGCACGTTTTTGCGGTCGTCGGCGTTGGTGACGGTGAGGCGGCCGTAGACCTCGCCGTTTTTGACGAAGTGGGTGGCGCGGGTCTCGGCGGTTTCAGCAGCGCGGTCGGCGCGGAGGCAGCCGCAGGAGTGGGTTCCCTGGCGCAACAGGTTGTCGCAGTGGACTTTGCGTTTGGTGCCGCATTCGCATTCGCAGCGGACGTGGGTTACCCACGGGTTTGCCTGGTCTTCCAGGACTGTCCAGCGGGTGAATTTTTGTCCCGCTTTGAGGAGTTCCCTTTGCTGTCGTTGTGGAGGCATGGACAGTATCGTACAGGACGCAACGATGTACTGTCACCATGCGCTATGTAGACGACGTAACCAGCCGTCGCGCCAAATCACCCGGCGTCACCGCAGCCGGATTACCCCGGCCGCAATTCCAATCCAGACCCGCGCTATCTCCACAAATGGCAACCAACTGCGAACAAATCATTGCCCGCTCCTTATCGGCAGCCGCCGTCAGCCAACCCCATCTGAGGCCAGTGCAACGAAGAGCCAGCCGGGCAATGTCAGTCCACCCGTACGGCGTCCCCAACAACGTCTCAGCCTTCGCAATGATCCGCGCACGCTCATCATCTGTAACAGGCTCGTTCACATCGAACACCATCGTGTCCGTGCCGTAGGCCGAGATGTTGTTGCGGCGCGCACCGCCCGGATCAGCCTCGATAATCCCGCCCTGATCATCAACAACGATGAACGCGTGATTGAACGTGGACCGGGTCCCCCAGCGGATCAGCCGGGCATAGAACCCGCCGGTACGGACACACGCGTACGTGCCAGGTTTCGGCGCGGCCATGACAACCTCCGAATAGTAGCGGGGGCAGGATTTGAACCTGCGCATTCTGGCTTATGAGGCCAGCGGGCTGACCGAACTGCCCCACCCCGCGACGCTACGTGCGCGAACGCACTTCTTCAATGTACCCCATCAGATCCGGGTGCGGTCGGAACCACTCGCCACGGACCTGATGGTCTGCAAACCGCCGATGTAGTTTACTTTCCAACACCGTGTATCCCGGTTCCGTGGCCAAGACCTCGACGTCAGGATGAGAAAAGCTAGTAATGCGCTTATTCAAATCTTGCGTCTTGCCAATCTTAATCAACCCGCCTAAACGGATGAAATACACAAGTCCGTACGTCTCACGCGGCTGTTTAGCTGGGACCCGGGTCAAACCCCCAGGCGATGCGGACCAACGTGCGCCCACACCGTCCCGCGCAGCCCCATTGGCAAACCGCATCACTTCGGCAACGTGAGCCACACACAACGGGATAGGACAACCCGGTATCGGCGTTCCATCACAGCGAGGGTCAGAACATCCAAAATTTTGGGTAACGCTCCGGTCGCCCGGCAATGATCGCGCACCAACTACACTGGCCACGTTGACTCCAATCAGTCAGCCATACTCCGGGGGTGTTAGCGCACCCGCCGGAGTTTCTGTGTCTAAACGCAGTGGTCGAAAAGCTAACACGAGAGTAGCGGCACGATGTCAAGTCCGCTAGTCAACGTTCAACAGGTCGGCAAGGCGTTGAGCCTGACGGCGACGCGGCGCCGACCGCACATGCGCCTCCACCAACATCACCTCACGCAACACCACCACCCGACGGCCGGTCACATCCCGGTGGTCTACGAGGAGCCCCTGTGTGATCCAGCGGCGCACGGTGCGTTCGTCGCGGTGCGCCATCAGCGCAGCCTCCACAATCGTCACCATCATGTCCGGACCGCCACCCGCACCTCAGCCGCCCACGACATCTCCTGCTCGCTGTACAACACGCCGCAGCCACCCAGATCGGGGAGGCATTCGGTGTACCACGGGACGTTGGCGAAGCCCTCGTGTTGAACCAGGGCGCGGACGTCGCAGCGCGGGCAGGGGATCGACAGTTTCCGGCGTGGCCGGTCGTTCTTCACCATCCGCAGCGCACGCAGGTATAGGCCAGTGGTTTCGTCGCCGAAGTCGCGGGAGCATTCGGGGCGGCTGATAGCGGCGTCCCAATTGCCGTTCAGGAACCGTACGGCGGTCTGTAACGCCCGTTCAGACCCGTCGGGTAGATGGGCGGCCCGGACCCGCAGATGCTGCCGCAAATCGTCCTCCCACGAACACATGGTTCGTGACATCTCGTGTCGCAGGTCAACGCCGGGTCCGGGGGATGGCCGTTCGCGGCTGCCGGACACGTGGGTGGCGAGGTCGTCGGATGGGGCACGCGGCGTCATGTACGGGACAGCGTCTAGGGCCCTGTAGGCGGTCGGTAGGGACCGTAGCGCAGTACGGATGGTACCGGCACACGCCGGGCACCATACGGGCGCGCCAGGGACGGGCTGGGCGCCGCTGTCGGGGTTGTTTCGGTATGACGTGTTGCACCGGCCGGGGCATGCAGTCGTCACGGTGTGGTCCTCCAGGGTCAGACTTGGATCACAGTGTGACATGGACTGGAGAACTGCAACAGAAAACCCCCGGCGCAGGCCGGGGGTTTCCTGATCTAGGGGTGTGGCTACTGGCGGATGAGTGCCAGGTACTTCGCCGCGCGGCCACGGCCGCTGTGCCCCTGTGCCCAGGTACCGAGTTCCTGGCGGTTCAACGCCGCCGCCAGCGGACCGGCCACCCACGACTCCAGGTACAGGGACGCCTCGCGCCGGACCTGCGGGTCCACGTCGCAGTCATCGTCGTCGGGGTCGAGGAACGCCAGCAGGTCCTCCAGCGCGGCCGTCAGCGCGTTGTCACGGGCCGCTTCGATCTGCTGCTCACGCTTGTTCATGATCTTCCTCCGGGGTTGGTGTCGCTGTGGGTAGAACACTAAGTCCGGACCTAAACGCCGTCAACCCCAGGGGACGAGAAAACCCCCGGTCGTAGCCGGGGGTCGTCTGGGGTGTGGGGTCACACACCGGCCAGCCGGTGCAGCCGCTTGGAGATGGCCATGCCCTCCTCCATCGACACCGACTCGTACACCGGGCGCATCAGGCGCACGATGGTGTTTTCGGTGTCGAACTGCTGGCGGCGCAGGCCGTCCACCTGGTCCAGGGTGGAGAACGACTGCTCGGCGGCGATCGCCTGGACGCGGAGGCCGTCGGCCTCGCGCAGCAGGGTGACGACCCGGCGGGTGAGGGTGGTGGTGATGGCGGTCATGTGGGCCTCCGGTTGGTGTGTGGTGGTTCCGATAGGAAGAGAGTACGGCCCAGACCTAAACAGCGTCAACCCCCCTTCGAGAAGAATCCGAAGGGGGGGTTGACCAGGCCGTATCAAACCTCGCGGGCCACGATCTTCACCGGGTCCATGTTCCCGGACGCAGGCAGCCGCAACTCGTACGGCAGACCCGGCGCGTCACTGACCGACCAGTACTGGTCGTAGTCGCGGTCCGCGATGTCCATGGCCACGCACACCGGGCACATGTCGAACCGGGCGGTGGGGTGGTTGGCGCAGCAGATCACGTCGGACCCGTCGAACCGCTCACACACGGCGTCCGTCGTCCACTCGCTGATAGCGTCGGCGACGGCGTCGGCGAACGGGTCGAATCCGTCGAACGTGGATGTGACGCCGTTGATGTTGATCTCGTACATGGTTCCTCCGGGGTAGTGTGTCGTTCCGTGGGGGAGACGGTACGGCCAGACCTAGACGGCGTCAACCCCTACAGGCTGTTGCCCAACCGCAACCCGTCAAACTCCGCACGCGACGCATCCGCCGACTCCCGCAACACCGGCCGTGCCGAATCCCGCGCCGACTGAAACACCGCCGCAGCCGCAGCCCGAGACAACTCCCCATCCACCTGCGCAGCCACACGCGCATCCCGCAACGCCCACGCCATCGAATCCGCAGCCAACGCCGCATCGCCGCTGTTCACTCGAACTCCGTCCCGCCCCTGCGCATCAGATACGCCACCGACACAAACTTGGCGACACGCCACCCGTGCGCCCGGGACCGGTCAGCGATAGCGGACCGCACCACCAGCCCCTCACGCATATGCAGCTCCCCACCGGACACCTGCTCGTACCCCTCAGCCAACACCGAGAGAATGTCGTAGTCGTACGGCCCGTCGTACAACACCGGGACCGTCGGCACCGGCAGCAGACCAGACGCCGCCAGCACCGGCCACAGACCGTGGCTGAAGTACTGGTAGCCGCCGGTCCCGTCGGCGTACCCGATGTCGAACAGGGCATACCCGATCCCGTCGTTGCGGGTGGCGTCCGCGCCGTACTTCAAGTCCTGAACACCGGACCCGAACACCTCGCCGAACAGCCCCAGACGGTTCACCCCGAGGTGTTTCGCCAGGTTCTTCGCCACATCCACCAGGCCGTACGCGCGGACCGCACGCCAATACAGGTTCCCGTCGGATTCGGCGATAGCCAGGTTCTTCGCGCCCACACCCTTCGACGACACGAACACCTCGTCAGTGTCCACCACGTACGTCAGCAGGCAGCACGAGCCGTGGACCTTCTCCGTCGCGATCACCCGGTCACCCGGCTCGAACATGTCCGGGACCCGTTTGATGTTCTCGATGTCCACCCACGGGATCAGGTCCGGTGCCGGAACCACATCCCCGGCCATCCCCACCGGCACCGGCGGAACCCACTTGGTGATGCCGAGTTCGGCGGCGAAGTTCAGGCCCTCCTCGCAGACAGCCTGAACACCGGAGCTGTCCCAGTTCCCGAACATCGCGGCCGGTCGGCACACGATCCCCTGCGACAGCTCCCCGCGCAGCCGGATCGCCTTCACCCGGTCCTTGCCCGACCCGGCCAGCCGCCCCGTCAAACCCAACTCGTCGATCAGCCCCGGCGGCAACACCGCCTGCTCGGGGATGTACAGGGCGTAGTCGCCGGTTTTGTACTGGCCCTTCCCCACCACAGCCCGGTACATCCCGACCTGTGCCAGCTCCAACGCGTCGGCGTTGGGGTGGGGGTGGATCACCAACTCCTCGACGGTGACCTTCAACGTGCTCATCGTTCCTCCGGTTTGCTGATCAGTGCCGGACAGTTCTCCGGCTGGTGTTCGCGTTTCCACGGGACGTGATGCCAGGCGTGACAGTCGGCGTCGCAGTCGGGGTCACAGGGGATGTCGCATCGGACGTCGTCTAGCGCGCCGCCGCGTCCGCAGCGGAAACACCAGTACCAGCGGCGGGCGGTTTCGATATGGAACCCGTCTGACTGGCACCACGGGCAGCGTGCGCGGACGGTGGCCACGGCTACCGCCTAGGGACGCGGCGACGTCCCACGTGCGTCACCCACCACGATTCCACCGGACGCAGAACCCGGGTTGCGCGGATGGCCCGCAACAGCCACACCGGCAGCCGGGTCACGTCCGCCCACTCGCCCTCGATGCATTGTTTCATCGGCCGGAAACACCAGCGGCACTTCAGTCCCACCAGTTGCCCATCCTGTCGATCATGCGGCGCATCGCGTTCTGCACCCGCTCGTACTGTTCGGCTGTGGCGTAGGACGCGAACTTGTCGTACCCGGCGAGGTCGTCGCGGATACCCTCCAGGTACGTCCGCCAGTCGGCCTCGCAGGTACACGGGTTGTCGCTGGGGATGATGTGGCTACAGGGGTAGCCGCAGCCGTCGTTGATCAGTTTGGTGGCGGCGGCCTCGACCAGTTTCACGAGGAACGTGTCGAACGACCACCACCACAGGTCGGGGACAACCACGCCCCGGTCCCTGAACAGCGGCAGCAACTCATCCGGGATGGGGTAGACAGTCGGCGTGGCAGCGTCGTTCATGCCGTCAGGGACGGTCGTGGGGGCGTCGTCATTGGGCGTCTGCATGGTTTCCTCCGGTCAACCAAACGATCTACGGACACGCGCTGTACGGGGGTTCAGCGCGTGTCACGTACTTCCGGTCGGATTCGAACCGACAACCTATGGATTTTGAATCCATCGCCTCTGCCGGATTGGGCTACGGAAGCACGGCCACCGTCCCGACTGACATCAGAACGGGGTCGTCCGCCACCATCCCGCGTGAGAACCGGGACGGGTACAGGTGTGGCATGCAATGCGCAACGGGCATGCCAGCCGTCCAACAGGGGGAACGAGCCCTTGCGCGTGGGTGATGAGGGAATTGAACCCCCGAGGCCGAAGCGGCAGATTTACAGTCTGCTGAGACCAACCAACAGTCACCTATCACCCGAGGCCCATGGGGGAATTGAACCCCGTACAACGCGTTTTGCAGACGCGTTCCCGCTGCCAGCGAGATAAAGGCATGGGCTATGTGCGCCGGTCTACCCCACGTACCGGCCTATCCGGTCCAACTCTTCTCTCCGGACTCCCGAGGCGGACTAGCAGGGACGCGTAATGCCGCTTCCGCCCTCCCCGCCACGACAGCGGGGTTGTCTTTGGAGTCGGCGCCCCGGCCCGGCCCCGGCCCGTCATCCCGTGACGAACACCGAAAGCCTGCGCGTGGACCGGTAGCGACGACGTAGCGCGTGCGGGGCTCGAACCCGCAAATCCCGGCTTGAAAGGCCGGTGAGTCTACCTATTCCTCTAACGCGCCATCGTGGTCCCCGGGATTGTGGGTCATGACTTCCTGTACCCGGGCGTTACCGTCATGCACGACCACCGCATGTTCTGCATCGAACGTATGCCGCTGCCCCCGCAGGATTCGAACCTGCGTTGCCGGGGCCAAAACCCGGTGTCCTGCCGTTGGACGAGAGGGCAAATCGTCTACGCGCGGGTGACGGACTTCTTGATGCAGCCCGTGCAGGCGTTCACCTGCCGTGTCACACCACCCACCGCGACGCGGGCCCGTTGGATGTTCGCACGGAACATCCGGCCAGACCTACCCTTGACACGCCGGTGTGTCGCATTGACACCCAGCCGCGACACGTTGTTGCCGAAACCCGGCCCCTTGCCGCACAGATCACAACGAGCGGACACTAAACTCTCCCAACCGAACGGCCATGTAGTTCGCGTGCGGGCTGCCTCTCCGACCTACCAGCCTGTGACACTTTGACAATGTGGGGTGTCATTCGGATTCCGTCCCACACCTTCAGCGCACGCGCTGCCCCGCCAGGATTCGAACCTGGAACCACCCGGTTCAGAGCCGGGTGCGCTGCCGAAATTGCGCCACAGGGCATCGGATGGCCGACCGGACTACCGCCCATCATGGCGGTTGCACCGGAACGACGATTTCCACGTGACCATCACTGTTTCTTTATATGTGGGCGGCCCGCCGGGTGCTTCACATTCTCCCGGGCATACGGCAACACGTTAATCCCGGTACTAGCGAAATCCGCATCCGTATCCCGACCAGGCCTCGGCGCCCTGTTATCAAATGGTGGACATGTGCGCCCCGGTGGGTCCACCAACCCGGGTTCTCCGCACCCCCAAAAGGGATGTACGACGCGCGTACTTCCGGCGGGAGTCGAACCCGCACCGTCAACGCCCTCAACGTTGTGCCTCTGCCATTGGGCCACGGAAGCATTGGACATCCCCGGCCCCGAACCGCATTCGCGACAGGCGGAACGGGCCACGCTGTTGGGGTGGGGAGTCGCGCTCCAACCACACCGGGAACGTCCGTTGAAACCCGCAGGGGGAAGATCTCAACCGGGGCCAGCTAGCCACGGACCCCAATTACCTTCGACTAGTCCCCATTGGGTTTGAGCACCCGGCCGGATTCGAACCGGCGTTACCGCGTTGGGAACGCGGTGTCATAGGCCACTAGACCACGGATGCGCGGGCCACCGGTTCTGTCTGGATCGGGGACATAGCCCGGCGGCCACTAGGGGTGGACCGGTCACGGCACCGGCTGCCCACCATTCGCCCCACACGTACATTGGGGCTGCACCTATACGTACACCGTGAAGGAGCACGTGTCCCCGGCTGGATTCGAACCAGCAACCTTCAGGCTCGGAACCTGATGCTCTATCCGTTGAGCTACGAAGACGCGGCAGCCCGTTTGCGCCGGGGGACTGCCTGCCCGGTTCACCCCCGCCGCTCCGCATCAGGACGACAGGGACGCGTAGCGCATACCGGATTTGAACCGGTGATCTTCTCCTTGAGAGGGAGACGGGCTTTCCAGACAGCCCCAATGCGCCATGTCCCGAGTCCTTCTGTACCTGTATCCGGTAACTCGGGTGGGGGGACTACCGGTTGGACTATCCCCTATGCGGTTCTTTGTGCGTAGCGGCAACCGCCGACCGGTTCACTACGGCCCGCACGGGCCGCCAGGAAACGGCCAGAGCGGGAACGGACGCGCGATCCGTACGGGATTCGAACCCGTGGTTTCCACCGTGACAGGGTGGCGAGGACTCCAGACTCCTCCAACGGACCATGTGGCGGCTGGCGGGGGCCGCCGACCCCTGGTGCTACTTCGGGCGTTGGAAACAGCCCGTGATCTTGGCTCCGCAGTGGAAATACATCGGCCCCGGAATGCAGCGCTTACACAAGCATCCGCATTTCCATCCGAGAAGTGTTTCCCGGAAAAAGGCCATTAGCCTTTCGTGCATGTGTGTGGCCCCTTCCGCAGGCACAGGAAGTGCGAATGGACTGCGCACACGAAGCAGCCACACATGCACGTGCAGCGCTTACCGAACAGCAGATGAAACAACACATCCCCTTCGTTGACAGGGCGACATGCGTTGAGCCCGGCGGCATGTCAGCGCCGGATGCGACATCACCTCGGAGGGTGTTGATCTGCCCGAGCTGGCGACCAGAATCGAACTGGCTCCTCCACGTTGGCAACGTGATATGCGGCCTTTACACCACACCAGCAACTCTCGGGGTGCACGACCGCGCACCGGTTCGGATACCGAACTTTGTAGAAGTATCCGTTCCTATCGCATCGGGAACGATGGCAGTGGCCCCCGAGATCAAGTCAGGTACGGATCGGCATGCTGCGCCCGGGGCATGCCAGCCCGGGTGACCACCGTACGGTGTTGCGCGTGCCCCCAGCAGGAATCGAACCTACGCGCACCGGGCTTCAACCGGTTGCTCTTCCAACTGAGCTATAGGGACCATGGCAGACACTGCACTCCGGGGGTCTGCCAGCCCCGGCCGTCGCGAAACACCCCAGCGGTGGAATGCGTTTCGGCGTGTGCGAGCCGTCACCGGGGTTCGAACCCGGAACGCGTACTTACCAAGTACGAGGCGTTGCCGATTACGCCCACAACGGCAGTCCCGCGCGCCCCGGTCAGCCACGCTCCCCGCAGGGTCCCTATCACACCTGAACGATGTCCACCTCGCGCGGGTTCAGTGGACGTGCGCTTGGGATAGCCAACCGGACCTGTAGCCCATGCCGGATTTGAACCGGCGATCTTCGGCTTATGAGGCCGACGGGGACGACCGAACTCCCCCAATGGGCGTCGAATATGGATCCGTACCGCGTACCGGGTTCGAACCGGCAGTCTTCTGCTTGGAAGGCAGACGTGTTGAACCAATTGACACCAACGCGGCTTGTGGTGGTCATTGCACAGGGGGACCACCCACCCCATTCCCCACATCACGCGGTCCACCATTCGCAACCTGTCCACCACACGTGATGTAAGTGCGAGCCACGGAAGGGATTTGAACCCTTGGCCTGCGCTTTACGAGAGCGCTGCTCTACCAGACTGAGCTACCGAGGCGCGGCGATCATGCGCACGGGGGATCGCCTACCCCGGCCTACAATCCTAACCGGGTCGAAAGGAGTAAAGCCCCCGGCATACGGATCTTGCGCGTGCCCCTGGCAGGATTCGAACCTGCAACCGTCGCGATAGAAGCGCGCTGCGCTATCCGTTGCGCCACAGAGGCAATAGGTGTCACGCACATTTTCGGCGAGATCAGGGGACACTATGGGGTCGTTGGGATAACCGGAAGTGTCGCCGACCGGAGCGTGACCGCACCGGTCCCGTGAAGCGGTTGGAATCGAACCAACTTCAGGCGCCGGTTTTGCGCCCTACCTGACCAAGGTTCACTTCCAGCGGGTAGCTGTCCCGCCTTAGCCCGTCCAGTGTGCGCACACTGAAACATGGGTTGGTACTCCCACCCGGGTTCGAACCGGGAACTCCTTGATTAAGAGTCAAGTACTCTGCCAATTGAGTTATAGGAGCTAGCCCCGTGTCCCCTTACCATTGGGGCCCGCACGGGCACGGGAACCGTCACCGTTAGGTGTTTGCGGTATGTCCGCAAGGACGCTGTCCCAGCAGGGCTCGAACCTGCGACCCGTGGATTAACAATCCACTGCTCTGCCAACTGAGCTATAGGACATTGTTGCGCACCGCGACACCCCCGACCGGATGGCATCCGCGCGCTCTCGGGTTGACAGCCCAAGCAAAACCCGCACCCGGAGGGAACGGGCAGGGTACACACCCGTGGAGAGGTGGCCCGTACGCCCACAAGGATTTGAACCTTGAACCTGATGCGTGTAAAACATCTGCTCTTCCGGATTGAGCTATAGGCGCATTAACGGGCGGACGCAGCCTGAGGAGTGATCCGCCCGGACCCCGGCGTCTGATAACGCCGGTTGTCGTCGTCATGGTTGGATTCGAACCAACGAATCTCTTCCTTATCAGGGAAGTGCCTTACCCAGACTTGGCCACATGACGAAGAAATGTGCTACGCATCAAAGACGACGTTCATTCACTATGCAGTTCTCAAACAGCGTTAAGCGTGTTGCGTGTCCCCGGAAGGAATCGAACCTCCACCTGCGGGTTCGTAGCCCGCTGAGCTATCCGTTACACCACGAAGACTAGACGTGCATATGCAGTTGTTTAGCGTACCTGCGGAGGGATTCGAACCCCCAACATTCGCGATCTGAACGCGACGCCTCTTCCATTGGGCTACACAGGCTCGGGATCCCAGTAGGCCACCGCCGGAGGACGGCCATCGGAACGCACCTCCCAGGATCCCTCGCACCTCGGGCAGGACTTGAACCCACAACCATCCGTGTTGGAGACGGACGCTCTACCAGTTGAGCTACCGAGATTCGATGTGAAGTTGTGGCCGGACGCCCCGTCTAGCGTACGGGGCGTCCGGCCCCTGGTTCACCGGCCGGTTTCCCGGTCGGCGTTCCGTCGTGTTCTATACGATACACGGCCCCGGGGGGATGTCACAACCCCGTATCCCACGGCCAACCAGCATCCTTCCCCCGCGACAACAGATCCATCACCGTGAACATCTTGTCCGAGAACCCACCCGTCTCGAACCGGTTAGGCTTCGACAAATCAACCGCCGTCGCCTTGTACCCGCCCATGTTGATCCCGAACAACGGCACATGATCCGGCACCGCCTTAGACGCCCCCGTGTCGTAGTAGCCGCCGCTGCCACACACCTGCATGTCAGACACCACCACAACGCGCGTGTGGACGCCCTGACGGTACGTGGCACGGATAGCCCCCACCATGTCCGTACCGTGCCCCACAGACCCCACCTTGGCGTTAAACGCCTCCGTCTGCTTCAACACCGACCCACCCTTGATCACGTTGTGCGGGAACACCGAATCCGCCCAGCCAAACAGATCCACCGACGCACCCCGCAACGCCAACGCCACCCCGAACAGCGCGCCGACATCCACCATCTGCACCTGCGACCGGTCCGACACCGGACGCTGCATCGAGCCGGACGTGTCCACCAGAACCAGCGTCCGGCCGTCCAACGCCGGGATGTTGGCGCACGCATGCCCCAACGCCTTATCCAGCGCGTGTCCCCACCGCAGCGACGGCGCGGCCTTGTACGCCGAGAACAACTGGTACGGGAACATGCGGGACCGCTCAATCTCCACCGGGTCCGCCAGCCGCGCGCAGATGGCATCGGCGACGGTGTCGGAGACACCGGCCTGGTCGAAGTTCCGGAGGTTCCTGACGAGCGCCATCGGCTGCATGCTCGGGATGATCGCCTCCCATGCGGCCTTGTCCATCGGGCCCTGCAACCAGCCCGCCAGCGCCTCCCACGTCATACCCGCAGCGGCGAGACGGGACGGCCCGGCCTCGTCCAGGAGGATCTGACGGCGGGTGGTCTTGTCCTGCGCCATCAGGTGGGCGTACGCGGCGATGGTGTTGTTACCCTCCGGCACCCGGATGTTGTCGCGGTTGTGCCGCTTGTCGATCATGTAGCGGAACAGGTCGCCCTGCCACGGCTTCTCCGGGTCGGCGCTGGCGTGGACCAGCTCCAGCACGTCAGCGAACCGGTACGCGGCCGTGTCCGAGTCGTACTTGATGAACGCCTTGCCGTTGTACATGCGGCGGACAGCGTCGGCGACGCCGCGCTTCACCGGCATCGGGAGGCGGCGGCCGTAGTGGGACGTCCAGTACGCCAGGAACTCGCCCGGCTCGTCCGGCCGCTGGCACGCGGCGTCGATGAACTGACGGTTGGTGCCGTGCAGGCTCGCGTCCAGCCGGGCCTTCACCGACTCGGCGGCGGCGACGATCGACGCGGACCGCATCTTGGCGCCGGTACGCAACCACGGGATGAACCCGACCATCCACGCCGGGTCGGTGACCGCAACGGCGCGGACCAGGTCACGGAACCGGTTGTCCCGGTTCCCGGCCGTCTCGTAGAACGTGCCCTCACCGACCATGTTGGACACGGCCAGCATCAGCAGCTCGCTACGGGTATCGCGGGTGTATCCGATGCCGCCCTGTGCGGTGCGGGTGGTCGCGGTGGTGGTCATCGGCGACTTAGCGACCGTCGGCGCTGCCGACATCTTCGGGTTGTTGAACTTGCCCATTGTCTTCTCCTCCGTCTGTGTAGCGGGGGAGGACGTGTGTGTGGTGCCCGAGTTCTAGTCGGATTCGGCGTCTCTTGTTTGATCCCAATTCAAAGGAAGTAGCCGATTCCTGCGCAACGGGCACCGTCACGCTGTCCTCCCGAGTTCTGGGTGGCTACGGAGTAGCGGGTGTCGAAACCCGCAGACCGGGGTTAGCCGGTTTCTCGTACCAAGAAGTATCCGTGGCCTTCGCAACGGGAGTTGCGTATTGAATTGTGTATCCCTGAGTTCTGGTTGGCTGCGGACTGCCCTAGCCATTTGGGCGATGGAGCCAGGTGCGGCTCCACTGGGATTCGAACCTAGAAGTATCCGTGGCCTTCGCAACAGGGATTAAGTTTTAAACTGCCCGAGATCAAGTCGGCGGTGGTGACGTTACGTGCTGCCGTTACACTACCGCCCCACGGGTGGAGCGGGCCGGACTCGAACCGGCACTTCCCTATTCAAATTAAGAAGTAACCATTGCCTTCGCAACGGGCAGTTGCGTGCGCCGTAAGGGATTTGAACCCCCAACCCCCTGATTAAAAGTCAGGTACTCTACCAATTGAGTTAACGGCGCAATGTTTAGTTGTGTTGGACCGGTGCCAAGGAGTTGAACCTCGGAGAGCCTTCCGTGGGCTTAGCTGACTTCACCGGCCGCGCGTACACCGGGAGCGGTCCGCAGCCTATGACACCCACTGACCCGCTTCCCAACGGGGGCACCGGACGGTTATGAAGTTGTTGGCTCCGTGCTACCGGATCTTGCGGCTATGCGAGATACGGCCGTTGCCCAGACCCGTCGCGACCGGTACCGATGCAGGGTTAACCGCATAGCCTAGGGTGAGATACGGGAATCGAACCCGTTACTGCCTGGATCACAACCAGGAGCCAAACCGGATGGCCTATCCCACCATGAACCGCTAGAGATCTGGGACGGCTACGGAGTTTTTCTAAGGAGGAAGTATCCGTGGCCTGCGCAACTAGCGGTCATTAGTATCCGCCCGAGATCTGTGTCGGCAACAGTGTTTCGTTCCTTTGCTCTACCAATTGAGCTACCGGGCGACTATGCGCCCGGGTGGGACTCGAACCCACAACCCCAGGATTAGCAATGAAGTAACTGTTGCCTGCGCAACGGGCGGTATTGAGTTTTCAATCAACAATGCACGTGGTCCGATTTCCCCTGCTGGGTTCGTCGTGTTCTATACGTTACCACAGCCCGGCTTCGGGCAAACCCCTTTTCGGAAACGGGTCAATAGTCGTACCATCCGGCCGGTACTCCCACAACGGGATCCCCGCATCCCGCACCAACCGCATACACCCCTGCGTCCCCGGAGACACCCGCCACGACCCCACAGGGAACGCCACAGCCATATCCGCCCCACGCCCCACCATCGCCGCGTTACGGCGCATCCCAGCCCCCGGACAGTACCAACCACGCCTGCCCCGACGCCGGTGCGGCTGCGGCAACCCAACACACTCAGGAACACAGTTCAGCCAATCCGCCGGAACAGGTTCCGTCGGCCAACCCCACGACGTCCACAACCCATCGGCCATAGCGTCCGCACCGTCCGGACACGCCCCATGAACCAGCGTCACCCGGCGCGCGCCGTCGCCGTACCACTGCTCCCCCCACGCCCGCAGAACACGCGGCATCACCGGGCCATCCGGCCACAACCGGGAACCGGTCAGGAGGATCCGGACGTCAAACACGCGGCACACCCCTCAACGCCACCTGAATAGCCTGCTCCCACGAGTAGCAGGACGCGGCACCCGGATAAAACCGGATCACCCACCGGCCGCCGTCAGCCCGGATCACACGCGGGATACGCAGACACAGCCGCCGGTGACGCGCAACCATCGCGCGAACGTCACTGCGGTCCGGACCCACAGCCGCGTCCCACCACAACATGCGCCCCCGGCTAGGACGCTCCGTAAGCCCATAGCACCGCTGACAGATCACGCGTACACCGGGGCCGATGTCACACGGTTCACGTAGGCCACGAGACCCCGCAGCACGGCGTCAATGGAGTTGGTGTCACGGAGCTGCGCGGCGGCCGTCTCGGCGGCGTCACTGTCGCTGTACGACAGTTCGATCAGCAACGAGGGGACGGCGTACGGGTCGGCCGGGATCTTCGGGAGCGTCTGCGTTTTGGTCAGGTTCTCGTGGATCTCCGGCGTTCCCGTCGCGTCCCACATCCGCCACCGGACCGGCATGTCCGTGGGGCGGCTGCCGTTGGTGGGACGGAACCAGGTGTCATCGACGACCGTGGGGCGGGCGTGGACCCTCAGCGCGCCGTCGGTGTCGCGGGCGGCGTGGCCGGTGAAGTCTTTCACCGCGTCCAGCGCCTTCCGTGCGGTCCGGCGGTGGGGCTTCGTGGCGAACAGGCGGGCAACAGCGGTCTTGATGACGTTCATGGTGGTTTCCCTTCAGGGGCTACTGACGCGGTGTTGTGGTGGCGCTTTCTGACGTGGTCGGGTGGCTGGTCGGGGTGGTGCTAACGGTGCTGGGCGGTGGGGTC